GATGTGGTGTATGGTTGTATTAGATAAGTGATACAGTGATATGATGAATATGATAAGATATGAAGGTATTATGATGATGCGGTTGAGGTAAAGCACACATGCAAGCGGCTGTCTTATTACCCTAGCACTAAAGTTATCCACATAGTTATCCACAATTTTTTAAGTTATCCACATTTTTATATAACACTCATTATTCCATCATATAGCAGTCAGTTAATCACAAAATAAACTACATAAGTGCGTGTTATCGGGATTATTTCAAGATTGTTAGCACTCTATCAGGATGACTGCTAGTATGGAATTGTCTGATAATTCAATACAATGGGGGCGAATTATCAGAAAATAGGGGTTGCCGGTTTTGGCGAGGGGCGGTGTAGCACTTACACTCCCACATCCCTTAATCAATCCCCATTTTATCATCATTTCCATAATTTCCCATTCCCCCATCCATTTCCATCAAATCTATCCCAAATCCCCACTATCCACCTACTTATTTTCCCTATAATCCCCATATATTTCCCCACACACAAAAATAAGGGATTGTATTTAACAATCCCTTAAAATCAATGTTTTTAGCCATTTGTTATAATTTACAACAAAAAACCCAACCTAGTTGTATAAATAATAGTATATATATTTAAACAAGTTAGTTGGGTTTTTTGTTATGATTTGTAACATATTATATTATGATTTACAACAAGTCATTGGTTTTCATATAAACCATAAATTCTCTGGCAATACTTTTATAATTCTTCCATCTTCTAATTCAACTAAAGCAATAGAATAATTTGCTACTTCAATTCCAATTTGTTCAAATTCTATCCCCCACGTATGAAAATAACCAAAATTAAATTCACACCATTGATTCTTTTCAAAATATTTCCCTTTTACTTTTCTTAAATTTTTATTGTTAACTTTATTTTCTATTTCTGTTTCTCTTGGTCTTGGAACATTTTTTGTTACATGAGACATTTTATTTATTCTCCTTTCTAAAATTCAATACATTGTTCTAATATAGCATTTCTAATATTTTCATGTAACTCATTTAAGTCCCATCCATCTGCATATGTAAATAAACAATCATCTCCATTTTCTGTTAAAGGTAGCCCTTGTGCTACCCAAAATAAATGACTATCATCAAAACCAAAGTCTTTAAAAATGTCACAATTATATAATTCTTCCAACTGCTTTTTAGAATATTTGTTTTCCATATAATTTTATTCTCCTTCCTTAATCAACATATTATCTAACTTAATAATTTCTTTTTGTAAAGAATCAATTCTTTTATTTACTAACATATTAAATCCTTCTACGGCTTCTTCATAAGTATCAGTAAAGAACCTTGCATAAAGACTTACTCCATTCTTTTTTAAATCTTTCCCATTTGCTTTATACTCATAAAAATTGTAACTATCACTCTTTATTATTCTACCCTTTACAGGCTTACACATTAGATTTGTTGCTCTCTCATCTTCCTTATAAGCAAAAGCCCAAATATCTTTGTTGTAATGTTCTTCATCAATATTCTGTAAATTTTCAAAAGTGCCTCGACAACAATACATATTTGCACAATAAATCATTTTATTCTCCTTTCTTAATCAACATATTTGTCTTATCAATCTTATCTTCCATAGATAATTCTTTCAAATGTCCTTGTGTAGATTTTAATAATTTTCTAACAGTGCTTTTGTTTAAGCTATCCTTTAATGTTTTCAAATCTTTATTCTTTTCTACTTCTTTGGCTATATATTCATTATTCAATATTATTTCATATTCAGTATAGACATAGGCGATTTTCATATCCTTGCATATCTTTTTATTTATTTCAATCTTTTTAAAGTATGGAACTTCTGACCACTTTTCATAGCCACTTTCATTCATATATTTTCTGCTATGTTCAAGAAATTCTTTAATTTGTTGTTCATTGGCTTCTTCTTTATGACGAACTTCAATATATGTTCCATCTTCTTGTTTATATCGTTCACAATATCCAAACATAAGAATTTCTTTTTTGTATATAAGTCTTTCATCAACTAATTTATCAAATGTTTCTTTTACAAGGCGGTTTAATATAGGGTGAACATCATTAACAAAATCATATAAAGTGGCATTTTCAAGTTTTGGATCAATATAATCTTTGAGTAATTTATATTTTTGTTCATTCATGCTGTCATAAGTAAAATATTTATAATTTTCATTGACCATATCAAATAATTCAAGAAAACCTTTAATATCCGACCTCATCTTATTTTCTTTGATTAAGGATAGTTGAACATATATTGTATCTTGAAGAATTTTTTTACAGTCTGATAATTTTTGTAAGTCAAATTTTTCTTCATCTGTCAATGGACGAATTATAGAATAGTCCTTTTTATTGCCATTTTGTTTAACTAAATAATTCTTTTTAATTGCATTAAGCGACAGTTTAGGATTCTTTTCATTGTACTTAATTCCTAAACCGTCACATAATTGTCTAAGTTTCATATAATAATCCTTTTAATACTAATCATACATATTCCTTTAACTGACAGATTAAATTTCTGATATGCTCTCTGTTTGCCTTGATTTCTTCCTCTTCAACACAGCTACAATAAAACATACTCCATTCAGCTAGATCACTTTCAATGTCTTGAATTAGTTCCTTGATTAAATTGTTAATGTTTAATCCACTAAAATCGTATAAACCTTCACCATTTTTGTTTTCTGCAATAATAAACATAGAATAAGGATTTAATACTAATGTAAATTCAGTTCCTTCTTCATCAAACCATGCCATTCCCTGACCTTTTGTTTTATAGTCTAAAAATGCTTGTAATAAGTCTACTGGTACATTTGTAGCATAACTTGGAGTTCCTGAGCAATACAATTGGTTTTTATCGTCTGATAATGTGAAAAGACACCATCCAGATTTAAGATTACTAATCATTATTACTTTCCTCCGTTTTCATATTCATATTTACTCTCTGCAAAAGTCTTTATAAACATTTCGTTTATTTCTTTTTCATAATTCCCACATACTCTTTTGTAATCAATGTTTGTGGCAACTCTTGAGAAACCATCTTTAAATTTATCAGCAATAATATAATCTACTGTAAAATCATTTAGAATATCAATAATTATCTTCATTTTTTAATCAACATCCTTTTTAAATCCATCATTTATGTTTTCTTTGATGCTTAAGCGAGTATATTCTTCTAAATACAAATCTACATGATGCTCTTTATTAAAATTTTTACAGGCTGTTTCGGCTTCCTCTTTTGTTCCAAAATATATATTACTTCCATCATCACATTTTCGAATTTGTAAACCAAAACCATCTGGACTATCAGCATAACATTCATAAGAATATTTTTGATTTTGAAAGGTAATAATACTTTCAATCCTTATATCAAAATCATCCATAATCTTTTCAATTATTTTTTTGTATATATATTCTCCCTTACAAGCAGGGCACGTAAATTCCTTACCTTTAATCAATACACGTCCCGTACTATCACAATATTCACACTTTTTATGAAATTTAAACCTATGTTCTTTGTTTTTAATATGATATATTTTTTGACCAAGTTTAAATGTACCAATTGGGTATCCAAACTTATCTATATTATCTAAAAACATTCTTCTTTATCCTCACTTTCTAATAACTCTGGATTGTCAAATATGTTGCCAATAACTTCAACATACTCTTGTTCAAGCGCATAAAATCCTAAATTACAGTAGCAATATCCGCTTTCTTTGCCTTTTGAATAACTATAATCAAGTGTCCAATCACCCTTATTATATTTTATTATTTCCAGATATTTCTCTTTTCTATCACAAATATCATTCTCCCAAATCAGCTTTCCGTTCTTATCCTTCAAGCCTGTACATTGGCAAATAGTGGAGTAATCTACTTCTACAAATCCATCTGTCTCTCCGCTGGAGTAAAATATTGTTGTAGGCTCAAATATTAAATGTACTTCTTTGTCGTACATATTCATGCCTTTTACATAATACCCATCTATCCATTCCCCGTTATCAAGTCTTTTTGCACGATATAAGTATTTATTATCCATATTATTTCTCCTTTACAATATTCTAACGATCTGTTCATAAAAATTGTCTTTACTTAATCTTATAGGATTTCCATGTATATCGCCTGTTACATATACTGCCATATTTCCTCCTTAATTTCCACCGCATTTTACAATTTCGATTGCCTTGCTAATAAGACATACCGTGCAGTCCGATGCTTTGCACTCTTCTCCAAAACAATCTACGGTCACTGGTGATGACATTATTTTTTTAACTTCTTTCAATTGCTCCACAACTTTATCCACATCATAGGCAGTAGGTTCATCATTAATAATTTTTGGCATATAATAGTTCATCGTGCTTGACATTCCACGCTCATAATCTTTGTTCTCACAATGCGGTTCTAAATCTTGTAAAGTTTCTAATAGTTTATCCGCATCAATCAGTCTTCCCATCATTTTTACCTCCCTTAAATCTTCTTCTTTTCTTATATTTACAATTTTCTTTACGTCTACAAGTTATAATTCCTAATTGAAAAATGTCTTCATAACTATTGTAATAACAATTATGTTTTGCTTTACATTCATCTCTATATATCCAAGACATATTATATCACCTTTCTAACAAATTGTCAAGTATCCATTTACCAATAATTTAAAAGTTCTATAAGCATCTTCTATTGTATCAAATTCAGTATTGATATTGATGCCTCTTGTAAAAATTTCATACATATCCCCATATGGATTTAATGTTGAATTAGTATTATATCCTTGTTCTTTCATCCATTCTGTAAATTTATTAAGTAAATCCTTAAAATATTCTTTTTCTGCTTCTTCAGAATTGAACATATATGCTGTTTCAACACCAATAATATATTTCTTTTCATCTTTCAGATAAATTAAGTCAATATCATTCATTGTTTCTAAATTAGCAGTGTAACCAGATAAGTCATCATAAGACTTCAAGCCCCAAATAAATTTCATTGAACTATTTTCTGTAAAATCTTCATTGTAATCGTCATAATATTCTTTTGTAATTTTTTCTTCATATTTATCAATAAAATATTGAATGATGTTGAATGGAAAATGTTTGCTTAATTTACCATGCCAAATATTATATAATGACTTACATTCTCCAATATCATCTTTCTCCCAACTGTCCATACAAGCATAATCATGGTTCTTGTTCAGTTTTTTATATTTGCAAAAGATACAGTTATATTTTTGTTTTAATAATTCTAAGTTCATTTAATTTATTCCTTTCTTTAAAATTTTTGAATTAAAAATTCGTCACAATTATAATTATCTGGAATATTAATTATACATCCATATCTGTTTTTATAGAATATACAATTTTCACTATAATCTTTTTTTGACTTGCAATATTGTAAAATTGTTTTAATACACTTTTGCAATTCTTTTGCTTTATCAGAATTAGTCATAAATTCGCCTCCATAATTTCCTTCAACGTCCTTGGTGTATAATCCATATAATTTAACATAGCACCAACATTATATGCTTTAGCTTGTGGACAATCTGTATATCCTTTTAATTCTCTATCGGCAAAATAACTATTCACATCGGCTAAACATTCCTTGTATTTTTGCCATTCATCAGACTTGTGAACATGACCATATAAGTGAATCCAACCTTTGTGCTGATTGTTCCAAAATAGAATAGGGTAATGACTTAATACAATATTATGATTCATTCCATTGAAATTATCTGTAATTTCTTTATATGGTGTAATTTCAGTAAATAATTGACTGACTCTATTATCTTTAAGTCCCTTATCATCATGATTCCCGACAACCAAATGTCGCACTCCCTTAAGTTGAGATATAATGCTACAAGCATATTCATTATCTTTGTTGCTACCAAGTCTTGCTATATCTCCCAATACATATACATGGTCATTATTGTGAACTATATTGTTCCAATTTGTTATAATTCTTTTATCATCTTCTAAAGTTCTGTTATCATGTTTGTTTACACAACCTATGTGCAAATCGCTAATGAAATAATTCATTTTTATCTCCTTTCTGCATTTGTGTATATTATATCATATAATTATATAAAAGTCAATAGTCATTTTAAAAATATTTTAATAATTTTATGTGTGTAATATATTATCTAAAATGATACATATTTATATAAAATAGATAACATATTATATACTATAAATATAATATATATTAATATATATAATAATAATATATTTTTAAACAACTTGGTTGGGTTTTTCTAATGTGGGGTTATCACCCCACTCCACATGAACCGATTTTTAATTATTTGTTATTGCAAAAGTCTTTGTCCGAGCGAAGCCCGTCCAAATCCTTTAGAATAAAAATAATTAAAAATACGGGAATTATAATTTTGCACCATTTGTATTCATATTTATTATATATAATATATATTAATATTATATAATATAATAATATATAATTATTATAAAATATACTTGACAAATTAAGAATAATGTGTTATAATATATAATATAAAATAAATTGTTATAAATGACTTGACAATTAGGACAATTTATGATATAATATAATAAAGTTCAAGAAAGGAGACATATAAATATGTGTTATGATGATATTATTTGTGTAGATACTGTTAGTTATGGTCTATATGAAGATTTATATAAAGAATGTACGTTTAGTGTTGAGCAAGCGTATGAAGAATATTGGAATGAAAAGAATGGAGAGATGTAATGCTAACCTGTTTAATCGGAGATAATAAAATCAATAAGGAGGTGAAATAATGGCAGGAATTAAAGTTCCACAACATGAAATTTTCAAAATTAGTACGGATAAATTAAGACATAGTAAATGGGATTTGTCTATTACAAGGAAAGAGGCATTTGTAAATGAAGAACTTGTGCCATTATTTCAAGGTGAAGTATTTAGAGCAATTAAAAGAACTGTAGGAGAAAGTCATATTGACTACACTCAATACATAATGGCTCTTGAAGTCAATAAAGAGAAAGATTTTCTTAGAGCTTGCAAAAAAGGTTTTAAAGTGAATGGAAAATCTTTTAAACGTTTTGTTGGAACAACTGGTGGATTAAAGAGTAATACAGTTTTATTTGTCAGCGAAGATATTTATGATAAACTATATGAAATTTCAGAATGTGGTAGAGATAAAACCGTTCCTATAATTCCAGCTAAACTTGAAGCATATAGGGCTTTGTTTTGTAGTGCAAGCCAAAGAATTATTAGTCCTAATAAGATTTTAGTAGTGTCAGATTGTATTACTCAATATTATGATGATGTAATTAAATTAGATGACGGAAATAATGAAGCTGAACCAATTATGACAGTGCTAAAAAATGAATTGTTAGAAAATAATAGTTCTGATGGATATAATTTATGCACAATAGGTTATATGGAAAAAGTTGCTAATGCTTTAGGATTAGATTACATTCCAAGTGGAGTATGTTTAAGAAACGCATGGTTAAAAGGTATGCTTTATCCATTTCCTATTGTGGAGTTCTTTGATAAATATATGAATGGCAATTACATTGTTAAGGACATTTGGGGAAATGATATTGATATTAGAGAAGTTGAAATGATTTTAACAGAATCCAGTTTAAAATTGTGGAGTAGTTATAAGTCAATAGATGATTATGTTGAAAATTATAAAAAATATGGATATGAATTTGCTGTAACAAAAATTTCTCCACATAAGCTTGAAGATGAAAGGGCGGTTAATTATCAATATTTGCAATCATATTATTTTTCAGATGAAGACATTCAAGAGTTATGTGAACCAACTGTAAAGTTCTTAAAAGATTCTATGTGCGGCGATTATCAATCAACATTAAAATTTTTAGGCATCAATGGTAATCTAAATGATAATAGTTGGCAACAAGCATTAGGAATTAGTGAATATATGATGAGTGACCCATATATAATTGATTCAGTACATAGAATGATTAAGAAGAAGATTAGTGATGCTAAAATTGGTAAGCTAATTGTAAAGGGAAATTATCAAATTTTAAGTGGTGACCCATTTGCTTTAATGCAACATATTTGTGGGTTAAAAGTTACTGGATTGCTTAAGGCAGAAGAAATTTATTCAAGTTATTGGAATGAAAATAATGTTGATGAAGTTTGTGTATTTAGAAGTCCTATGACAAGCCACAACAACATTAGAAAATGTAAGATTAACAATTCAAACGAAGTAAAATATTGGTATCAATATATGGACAATATAATGATTATCAATGCTTGGGATTCATTTTGTATGGCAGAGAATGGTGCAGATGCAGATGGGGATATTTGTTATTCAACAAATAATAATGTCCTTTTAAGAAATTACAGAAAGCTAATGCCTTTAATGTGCGTTCAAAGAAAAGCAGAAAAAATCATTCCTACAGAAGATGATATTATTAAATCTAATATGAATGGTATGGGAAATAAAGTAGGTCAAATTACTAATCGTGCAACAAGTATGATGGATGTTCAGTTTAATTTTGACAAAGATAGTGAAGAATGGAACATTATGACTTATAGGATTGCTTGTGGTCAACTATATCAACAAAATGAGTTAGATAAAATTAAAGGAATTGATTTTAAACCAATGCCTAGATATTGGTTTAGCATTAAAGATTGCACAAATGACCAACAAAGACTATTATGTGCTAATAAAAAGCCATATTTCTTTATATATAATTATGATTATATCAAAAAAGAATATATGGACTATATGAAAAATGTTGAAAGTAAGTGTTTAACAAAATTTGGTATTTCTTTAGAAGAATTATTAAATAAAACATACTTAACAGAAGAAGAACAATTATTTGTTAAGTATTATAATAATGGGCTACCTGTTGGATTTGGAGATTGTGCCATGAATAAGATTTGTTGGCATATTGAAAATGAATTTAATGGATATAAAATTTCATTGAAACATAATGGTAATTTTGACTATAACAAAATCAAATGTCCAAAAAAGAGATGCACAGAAGCACATAGACAAGGGCTAAAATTCTTGTGTGACCAATATGTTAAACAAGTTGCTTTATATAAACAAGAACAAGAATTAAAAAAAGAATCAAGCGGAGAAACACGAACAGAAGAATCTAAAAAAGAGAGAAAATTCATGCGTGAAGATTATGCTTGTAGTGCAAAAGAAATTTGTCCTAATGATGAAGAAAGACTTAATATTATATTAGATATGTGTTATGGTTGTAAAAACAATAGGCAGTTTTGTTGGGATGTTGTTGGTGATTTGATTATTCGTAGATTGGAGGAATTAGAAAATAATGGCGAATTATATATTTAATGAAAAACAATATATAGAAAAATTTTTGGGTGGAGAACAAGTTGAAGAAAAGATTGGAATGAGATATATAATTGGTTTATTGTTTCGATATTACTCCATTTATAAAAAAGATGAAGTTGAACCAAAAAATATTAAAAAACAAATATTCCAAGATTTGAGAACTAATGGTTCATTTGACAAAGAAAGCAGTAATAGATTACAAGACTTTGAACTAGAAAAGGTTATTGAAGGAGTTATAACAAAGAATAAAAAATATTGTAAAGAGTATGGTGAATATAAACCATTAAAGCAATTAGACTATATTCCTTTGTATTCAAGTGAATTTGATTTTATTCAAAGTTTAAGTAATGACCAAGAAAAGAAATTTATGTTTACTTGTTATATTCTTGCAAGATTTTATAATACAACTTGGGTAAATAGTTCTTACACAGAGATATTTAAGTTGGCGAATATTACAAAATCATCAAAAGATAAAGCATTGTTCGTAGGAAAATTGCTTAGAGAAGAAAAGATTTCTATGTCAGACTATGTAACAAGCCTTGCGATTAAGTTAAAAGAAGTAAAACGAGAAGATGATGAAGAAGAAGTGATTAAGGTTTATCAAATGCAAAATCTAGGCAATTTATTTTTGTCATATATAAAGCCTAATTATAAGCAATGTGAGGAATGTGGTAGATTGGTGAAGATTAAGAGTAAAAATGACCATAGTACAAAGTATTGTAGCAAATGCTCAAAGGAAGTTTTTAATGAACAATGTAGATTAAATATGCAAAAATATAGGAATAAGACCAAAATGTTATAAAAGCAAAAATTCTCAAACCCCTTGATTTTACTGGTTTTGAGGACACTTTTTGTTATCGGACTTACGTTTCTTTATATGGAGAAGAAATGAAAAATCTCCACTCCGATTAAACAAAAGTATGCAAGAAGTCGAAAGTAATAAATCACTTCTTTAACACCCCACCCATAGGGTTACAATATGTGGGTTTAAAAAGATTTCAATGGGAACGAACATAAACAATAAAAACTATGTCAACCCCGACAGTAGGGTTGTAAATAATATGCTGTCAAAAATAAATTAAGAAAGGAGAAACAATGGCAGTAGAAAAGACAAATCCAAGACTTACAACAGCAGATATTGTTGAATTGATTGCTAAGAAATCTAATCTTACAAAATCACAAGTCCGTGAATGTTTGCAAGAATTTGCTGAATTATATAAGTCACTAATGGCATCTGATAATACGCCTAGTGATTTTACAATGCCGTTACCTTATGTTGGCACATTCAAATTAAAGAAATATAAAGGAATGAAAAAAGGTAGTACATATAAAATCCCTGATTGGGATAATGGTGGAAGTATCATCAAAGTTGCAGAAGAAGATAGACCTGACTTTAATTTGCCAGTCTTTGTTGTAAAGCCTGAAATTAGAGAGTCTAGGAAAGAAGCATCTAAACGTCAATGGTATAGGGAGCATAAAGATGGCTAAGAAAGATTTAACTATTGACCAACTATGTAATTTAATTGCATTAGAAAGCAAATTATCTCCTAGAACAATTAGAACTGTGCTGGATTCTTTATATAAAGTTGTGTTAAAACAATTAAAACTAAATGAAAGAATCTATTTCATGGATTTTGGTGCTTTTGAAATATATGAAAGACCAAGTGGAGATAAAAAGATGGGCAACTTTGAAGAAGGTGGGTCTATTATTCGGTATATTGCACCGAAAATCAAAGTATTGTTCAAACCATCAGAGGCTTTAGAAAGAGCAATCAATGAAGATAATTTCACACCACCTAATAGACGTAAGAAAAATAAAAAATCAAGAGCGCAAATTGTAAGAGAATACAATGAGCGTCATAAGAATGAAAAGCCTACTAAAGAAGAATTACTTGTTAAAGCATTGAATGTATCACAAGCTAGACAAGAGAATGATGATTGGAAAGTTAGGCAAGCAAAGAAATAGAAAGGAAATATTATGGCAAAGCAAAAATACGAGAAAAAGCAGATTATAACAATTTGCGGTACACTCGATAAAAATGAAGACGGTATATATATTGTAACTGTCGAAGACAAAGACACATTTCAAGAATATGACTTAGCTGACATTTTAGAAGAAATGGAAGGTCATGTAATTAGTTTGAGTTCTGATGTTCTCTAATGAGGTATTCGTATGAATTTTGAAAGATTAGAGAATGAGACAGATGAAGAGCTAATATACAGAATTTGCTCACAGAAAGAAATAATTGGGACGTGGCAAAATGTTGCTGATATTTTGAATAGAGTATTAGGTTTCGATTATGGTGAGAGTACATATCGCAAAAAGTATCAAGCATTTCAAAAACTAATGCAAGCGAATGAGCATAAGTTTTTAGAGGATGATAATTATGTAAAAGAACTAAGACTTGAAAGACAAAAACTTGCAAAAGAAAAGCAAAAATTATCAGATGAACGTACAGAATTAAATCGTCAAATTCGTGAACAAGCAAGAAGAGAATCTTATCTTGAAATGGTTAAAGATGTGTTATGTGATAATACACAACCGTTTGAGCTTGACATTGATAAAGAACATATTAACGATTTAGCAATTTGTAGTGGTCGTGATTTATTGTGCCATTTTACAGATGTTCATACGGGTATATATATTGATAATTTCAAGAATCATTTTGATGAAAATGAACTAAAGAAAAGAATTGAAAATTATACAATTAAGATTATTCAAATTCAAAAGTTACATAAAGCTGAAAATTGCTATATTGTAGCTTCCGAATTGATTAGTGGGTTAATTCATAATAATCTTAGGTTACAAAATAATTTAGACCTTATGGAACAATTCAAAACAGTTTCTTTATTGTTTGCTACAATGATTCAAGATTTATCTCAATACTTCAATAATGTATATGTATATACAGTTGAGGGCAATCATTCACGTATCGTAGCAAAGAAAGAAGATTCGTTGCAAGGCGAAAACATGGACATTTTACTTCCATTTTATTTGCAAGCAAAATTGCAGAATTATCAAAATGTTCATATTAAAGAAAATATGGTATGCCAAGATATTGCTATGTTTAATGTTCGTGGTAATAATGTGTTTGCAAGTCATGGTGATAAGGATTCCCCAAGTAGTGTAGTACAAAATTGGACTATGATGTTTGGAATTAAACCTGACATTGTATTACTTGGACACAGACATACAAATGGAATGACTACAGTATATGATACTAAAGTACTAGAAAGTGGTTGCATATCGGGCACAGACCAATATGCTATGTCAATTAGAAAGTGTAATAGACCAGAACAAACAGTGTCTATTATTGATGAAACAGGATTAGTATGCCTTTATGACATACAACTTGATTAGAAAGGAAAAATTTATGTGTCAATATTGTGAAGAAGATAGAGAACCAGTAATTGCTTGTGATTTAACACTTGTTGATGAAAGTGGTAATGTTACTACTTTACAAAAGACTGAAAGTATGTATTTTGACCATGAGCTATCACAAATTGCAGATTGGTTTAAGAGATTAGTAAATGCCGCTGGATATGACTTTGTTGAAGAAGTGAAGATTATCAGCTCTAATAACAAAGAATTTTCTAGTGAAGATTTATAATTAGTTGTTGACAAGCTAAAGATTGTGTGGTATAATACCATTATAAGATAAAGCAAGGGTTGTTATAATAATAATTTTGGTGAAGGTATCATAATAGATACAGTAATTTTGGTGAAGTGAGATAACAACCCTTTTTGTTTTAAAGTTAGGTGTACGAGAGTGTGGGATGGTTACTTAATTAAGACAAAATTTATGATGACATAAAGCGGGTCTTAGCCTAATTTATCAAGTTTACATGTTCTCCGTCTTGGAGAATATCTGTATACATATTAAAAACCTCTATGCCTAAAATTATACCCTCATGGGGTCATAGTAAACCATTTCTAAGAGGGGGCGAAATGGTAGCAGTTATGGGTAACTGCAATTCCTTAAGGGTTATTACCGAACTAGACGGTTAGAATATCTATGCTAATCAAGGTTAAACCTTGCAAGTGGAGTATCTTGTAGAAGAAGAAAAACTTCAAAGGTTATGCGGTGCTAAAATCCGTTGGTTAATTCTTATCCAGCTAAAACTCACCAAAAAGAAAACAATTCCCTAAACGGGACGTATAGAACAGCGTCTATAGGACATTAAAGAATTAACTTTCAATAATTTAACAAAGTTACAAGAGTAATATTCTGCAAAATATGAAATTGGTTATAGTTGAATTGCTTATAGGTAATTTGCAGATTGCCTATAAGAATATTTTGTGATTGGCAATCACTATGTTATGATGACAACATAACAGAAACGACCTCGGCTCGTCACCGAGTTTTATAATGTAGAGTCCGACAAGACTTTAAAAGGCTGTCTACATAGTCCATGCGAGGCTTAATTGAGAAGAGGACAAAATCAATCATATTGATAGGGTAACGTGCAACGATATAGGAGCTAACTTAGAAAGAGCGTCATAAAATAACAGTGTGGAGTTGCACCAAGTCAACGGTAGCAGAAAAAATGACGAATAAAGGGATTTGCGTTGACAGTACATATTTATTTTGTTAAGGGCTGATAGTCATTGGTTATTGGCTCTTTTCGTACATATGAAGTCCATATGAATATAACCGAAAGGTGGAAGTTTATTTGGCAAAGAAAGATAAAAAAATAAAGATTTCTTTTGTTGATAGTTTTTCGGCACAAGAAGTAACTGGATCTAATGTTTATGTGGAAACACCTAATCATAAAATATTGTTAGATTGTGGTATGCATCAAAGTAATGACAAAAAGCAAGACTACTTAACTAATAATAGGAAAACAAAAGAATACAAACCAAAAGATATTGATTTGATATTTTTAACTCATACACATCAAGACCACATTGGTTTATGTCCAAAATATTGTAAGGATGGATTCAATGGTGGTATTGTAGTGCCTTATGGCTCAAAAGAAGTTCTAAAAAGAATGTGGGTAGATTCTGCGAATATCAATGAAAGAGATATTGAGGTCATAAACAAGCAAGAAAACAAGAAATGGAAACCACTATATGAGCTTGATGCTGTAGATGACGCTTATGGACATACGATTGAATTTTCTATCAATGAAAAAATTGTAATAGATGATGAATTAAGTTTTATGTTTGTGCCAAGTGGTCACTTAATGAATGGTTGCCAAATTATATTGTGGATAACTATTGACAATTTAACAAAGAAAATATTATATACTGGTGATTTAGGAAACCCATTAGTAGATAATAAGTATGTTGGTAAATTAGAAAAAGTTGAAAAATGTGATATTGCTATTTGTGAAAGCACTTATGGTGATAGATCTAATTTTAAAGTAAGAAAAAAAGAACGTAAGAACGATTTAGATAAATTAAAGACCATTATTGATACACAAGTTGTTAGAATGAATGGTAGATTGGTGATTCCTGTATTCGCACAATGTAGGTGTCCACAAATATTACAAATGATATACAGCCTATATAAAGATGACAATACATTTGATAAATACATTTATGTTGATTCACCTTTAGCAATAGATTTGTTGTATTTGTTAAGAGAAAACTTGCATGACAAGGAATTACAAGAATTTGATAAAATGTTGGAATGGAAAAATTTAGTTTTATGTTCTAACCCTGATGATAGCAAAGCATTAGTTGGTTCTAATGAATCTTGTGTTATTCTGTCAACAAGTGGTATGATGACGAATGGAAGAATTAGACATCATTTTAAAAAGATAGTATCAGACCCAAACGCTACAATATTGTTTTGTGGATATTCAACAGAAGGAAGTTTGGCTTCTATGTTAAAAGACCCAAAAAGAGAAACAATAGATATTGATGGGAAAACTTATACTATTAAATGTGCTTCATATAGTTTGAAATCAATGAGTGGTCATGCTATGTATGAAACATTAGTTGATTATTATTCAAATATAAATTGTAATAAGATAATTTTACATCATGGTTCATCAGAAGCTAAAGAAAGTTTGGCAAAAGGATTAAAAGATATTTTATCAGATAAATGTAAAAGCACAAAAGTTATATGTGCTAACAATTCTTTAAAACTTACTATATAGGAGAATTATATGGAAAAATTAAAGATATACATATTAGGAATGATTACTACTTTAGTGGCGTTACCTATAATTGATGAAGTCGTTGAAATTATATGTAGTTTTCTTGAAATCTTAAAAGGGATTAGCACAAAGAAAGTCCTAAAAATAAATAAAGATATTATGGATTTACAATAACAATTAGAACCTGTAAATACAAGTTGTATAGGTTTTGAAGCGCCCAATACACAATATTATGATGATGATTGGGAAAATAATAAAGTAAAGAATAGAATCGGATTTAGGTAAATTCGTTTGGGGAGGATTGGTTAATCAATGGTTGGCTGATTCTCCGTACATATTAGAGGTGTTATTATGGCGAGAAAAGCAGAAAATGTAACATTATGTATGGGTCATAATACCCCAATGTTACAATGTATTGGTTTGAAAAAGGAAAGTGAATATTTTAGTTCATGGAGTCAATTTCATGCCAATGGTAAAGTTCCTTATTGTAAGGAATGTTGCAGTAAAATTTTTAATTATTATTTAGATGAAACAAAGTCGGCTAAGACCGCTTTATACTATACATTGATGAAGATTGACACACCATTTATTAAAGAAGTTTATGAAAAAGTAAATGAACGTAGTTTAAGTGGTGATACCAATGGTAAGAAAACATCAATCAATATAGGCACATATATGAATGAACTCCGTAAATATTCTAAGAATAAAGAAATATGGAGTGATTTCAGTGCAACTAATGTAGATATTACAGAGGTTGATAGTAAAATTCAAACTGCTGAAATTAAGCAGAAAGAAATGGATAAGTTTATGTTGGATTGGGGAGAACAACCTAATTTAGAAGATTATCAATTTCTTGAATATAGATATAGTGTTTATACAGATGGAATGGAACTAACTCCATCACAAGAAACATTGTATCGTAAATTATGCCTTGCTGAATTATCTGCTCGTAGAAAAGAAGCCAATAAAGATTCTTCAAAAGAAGATACTGAGCAAATAATGAAACTAATGGCTAAATTAAAAATAGATAATTTTGAAGAAAAGAAAGATAAAACAGACATTGAACGTATACTTGAAAAACAGATTTGGGAGATTGAAAATACTGAGCCTGCCGAAATGGTAGATAAAGAAGAGTATAAGGATTATCTTAATATTGAAAAAGATTGGGGTAAACACATTCTTCGTGCAGTTAAAAATCTCTTAACAGGGTCAAAAGATTATCCTAAAATTACTACGGACAGTAAATATGGAGAATAACAAAGAAACTGGTTTATTTAAACTAATAAAAGAAAGAGTTAAAAAAGAAAAAAATAGACCAAAAGAATTAGACCCTCAAATAAAGCGAAACAATGTAAAAAAATGGTGTACGTTTTATCGAAGAAATATAAATTTATATGCAAGTAGACATTTACAAATTAGATTACATCCATTCCAACATATAATGTTGTATTTAATGGGTATAAGTCAAGTATTTTTTGCAATATGTAGCCGTGGTCTGAGCAAAACGTTCATTGTTGGACTTTTTGCAATGTGCAAATGTCTATTATATCCATATAGTGAAGTCCACTTAACTTCTTCTACTATTCCGCAAGCCACGAAAATGGTAAAAGATAAAATGGAAAATGAACTTTGTAAAAAACTTTCGCCTATATTGAAATATTATTACGAACATGATTTAATTAAATTTCACTATGGTAAAGATGAAATATGGATAGAATTTGTTATGAATGGGTCTAAAATGTGGGTAGACCCTGCCGCAGATTCGGCTAGAGGTGGTCGTGCAACACTTATTATATATGAAGAATGCAGACTTCTTAAAAAAGGAATTATTGACTCTGTATTTGAAAAAATGGCTCACCCTAGACAAGCAATATTCTTAACATTGCCAGAATATGCTGGTGATAAAAGATGGATTGAAGAATGTCAATCTGTATATATTACATCTGCTCGTTTTAAAAGTGAATGGTTTTGGAATACGTTCAAGACAGTAGTACAAGAATGTTATATTAACACAAGAATATCTTATAATTTCTTTGCTGGTGATATTTTCTTATCTATTTGTTTTGGATTGAAGACTATATCAGATTACTTTAAGTCTAAAAAAACAAGTGGTGAACTTGACTTTAGAATGGAAGACTTGAATGAAATGGTCGGAGAAGCTGAAAATGCTTTCTTTAGCCATGATTTATTAAAGAAAAATCAAGTATATAGAAAAGCATATAAGTTTCCTACTGTTAATGATATATATGAAGGAAATGATTTAAAGAATCGTAAAAAACAAGAAGATGAAATACGATTGCTTTGGATTGACTTTGCTTTCGCTAATACTACTGGTGCAGAAGAAAACGACCAAAGTGTTATTGGTTGTACTTCTTTAATAAAAAAAGATAGCAGATATAGAAGAATATGTGATTATATAACAACTCACCCTGCTAGTGATTCAGATGGTATTGATTTAAAGATAAGAGAAATGTTTTGGGATTATCATGCTGATTACATAATATTGGATTTAAGAAATGGTGGTGAAGTCATGTATAATGACCTTACCAAACCAAGAAAACATCCTCAACGTTCAGAAAATGATTGGAATGAACATGGATTTACAATCGCATTAGAAAATTCTTACCATACAGTTACTCAACAAAAACTTGATGACCTTAAATCAAGAACTATTGATCCACAAGCTATTCCTTGTCTTATTCCAATGCAAGGCACTACAGAATTAAATAGCAATATGTGGTTAGATTTGCAAAAAAAATTAAGAGACGGTGAAATAGATTTACTTATTGAAGATATAGAATTTGAGCAAAAATTTGAAGAAACAAAGGAATATTTTATTTTAACCGATGAAGAAAAAATGAGAATAAGATTGCCTTATGTTATGACTATGGCTTTAATAAATGAAGCAATAAATCTTTCTCAGGAATGGAGAGAAGGCAAAGTAAAATTGTCTGAACCTCGTAGTGGAACTAAGGATATTATTGTTTCTTTTGCTTATGGAAATTATGTAGCTTCTCTTATCATAAACAAATTAGAACAGAATGAAAATAATGATGATGAAGTCAATCTTGATGATTGGCAATGGTTAAGTCAAACAACTGGTTGACAAAAATATATGAGAAAGGAGCAACCTCATATTGAGTGAAAATAAAGAAAGCCTTTCTGAGCAAGAATTAGACCAAGTTTTACAATTTGCTCAAGGCTTATATAACGGTTTGAATGGGGGGTATTTTTGGACTCCTTTTTCACAAAACCAAAACTTACTTGCTTTAAATAACAATGGTCAAAAACCAACACAAGAAAAGTTATCTAAAGCATTAGAAACAGCACCTTATGATTATGGTTCATTAGCATCATATTCTGAATTTATGGAAATTTGGGATGCGATTTATGCTAAGACTTTAAGATATTTTAGTGGACTACTTTCTTTTGATTTGTCTTACACTTGTAAAAACATTAAGAATCCAAGTGATTATAATTCAAAAGAATATAAAGATGATATTAAAAGGGTTCATAAGTTTCTTGATAACTTTGATTATAAAACAGAATTTGACAAAGTTGTTAAGCAAATGTTAAGAACCGAAACGTGTTATACATGGTTTAGAGACTCATATGAAGACTTAAATAGCCCTATTGATATTGACAGCGATGAAGGCAAAATTCGTAGAAATGAAAAGTTTTCATTACAAATGATGCCACAAAAGAACTGTATGTTGACTGGATATTTTAATTGCAGTCAATTATTATATGACTTTGATATTAACTATTTTCTTAATGGGAATGTAGACATTAACTTGTTTGCTCCTGCTTTGAAGAAGAAATTCAAAGAAGCATATACTAATGAAAATGGAGAGTATATTCCGTCTGCTCAATTAAATTATAGGAACGGTTCTTTTGCTAATTGGGTACAATGTAGTCCTAATGATGGAGCTTATGCGTTTAAGTTTGATTTAAGCAATTTTAGACAAGTACCACCTTTGATGACTTTGTTAAAGAATTGCTTGAATAATGATGCTATTGAAGAAATGCAAAAGAATAAAGATTTGATTTCAGCATACTTTATTATGGCTGGTGAAATTGAAACTATGCAAACTGATAAAAGTGGTCAAAAAGCAAATCAATTTGCTATCACACCTAAAGTTTTAGGACAAATGATGAATCTTGTAACTAGAGGTTTGAAATCAAATAATATTTTAGCTAGTGCATTTCCTTTGAAAGATATTAAAGGTTGGCAATTTACAGACAGTAATCCAAGTATGGTTGAAAAGCAATATACTACAACTGCCGCACAAGGGGCAAGTGCAAGTACATTGATTTACACTACAAGCAAAATGTCACAATCAGAACTTGAAAATGCTATTTATGCAGATTATTGTTTTATGAAACCTTTATATGAACAATTTAATCAATTCCTTAATTTCTATGTAAATAAGAAAACAATGAAGTATAAGTTTGAGTTTTCCTTTGATGGACTTAATAGACCATGGGATAGAAAGCAAAGACAAGAAACTTTAAGAAATTTTGCAGATAAAGGGATTGTATTAGACGCAACTCAGTGGGCGAGTGCTTATGGAATGAAGCCACAAGCATTTCAACGTAGTTTAGAGTGCGCTCATAACGACACTACATTTATTGGTAATTTAACTATGTTATTAAATGCTAACACAATGCAATCAAGTGGCGAAAATAATGTAGGTGCGCCAAAGAAAGATTCTTCTGAAAGGTCTGATAAGACAGAGGAAGTTTCTGATTATGTGGATTAGGAGGGTTGAAATGATTATAAGACAAACTCCTAAAGATAAGGATAAATATATTGCTGTGAATAGTGATACAAGTAATGTATTACATGAGCATGGTTTTTATCCTAAGTATATAGATAATGAATTTATATATTATGTAAAAAGTAAAGAACTAATTGAATTTATGTCAATGGAGGGTTTATAATGCAAGAATATATAAAGAAGTTCTCTGTTGACGATGTTCAAATGTATAGAGAACAAAATGAAGACCCAGATTTTGCCGTTGTAGAAATTTATGCTTTGGCAGAGGGTAACAATAGCCATAAGAATCCTTTTTCAAGAGAAGTTCTTGAACGTGATGCTGACACTTTTAAAGGAAAATTTATCATAGGAAAATATGATAAATTTACTAAAGACACAGAATCACATGAGATAGAACAATCGGTGCTTGGTTATGTTCCACCTAATGAAGAAGTGGAATTTAGAATGAAAGAAGTAGATGGTGTTGAAAAAGAATTTGTTGTTGTAAAAGGTTTACTAAGCAAAATCTATGCAAAAGATGTTGTAGATATGTTCCGTAGTAAAAATGAAAGAACTGTAAGTTGCGAATTTTCTTGTAGTACAGAGTATGATGAAAATGAATATGGAAAAGCTGTAGATGAATTTGGTGTTGAACTAAATATTGATAATCCAGTATTGAGTTATCATATTCATGGAATTACCGTGTTAGGACTTCATTATAATCCGTCTGTAGCTGGGACAGAAATTAAAGTTAAGCAATTTGCAGAAGAATCATTACAATCTCACCCAGTAGATAAGTCTAAAGAAGCTGTTGATATGGGAGATTGGAACGGAAATAAAGCAAAAGATGATTTATTAAAAGAAAAGAATTTTAAGACTGTTGCTAAAAGTGTATGCTTACTTTTAGAGGATGGTTGGGAAGAAAAAAGAAAAGGTTCTCTAAAATATCCAGTTATGAACTTAAAAGATGGTAAATGGGTATATAATGCAGAGGGTCTTTCAAGTGCTAGAGCTTATGGGGAACAACACGACTCTAGTGTAGCTGAAAAAGCAATTTCCATTCAAAAACGATTGGGACTATATAAAGATGACAAGGAGGACGCTATGTCAAGCGAAAAGAAGTTTGCTATAGATATTGGAAATCTTTGGTGTACTATTTATAATATTTTGGAAACAAAATACCCAGATGATGACTACGGTTCTATTTATAGAATTGAAGGAATTTATGAAGAAGACACTCGAAAATTTGTTATAATCTATAAAAAAGACGAAACTACAATGTATAAACTTGATATTACCATTGAGAATGATAATATTGTATTGGGTGAAGATATTGTGAAAGTAGAAAAAACTTATGTTGAGCAAGGAAATGTTAAAAAGTTCTCTGATGAAAACATTGATAATAAGTATAAATTATTTAGTGATGCTGAAAAGGATGTTATCATGGAAGAGAAAGAACAAAATAAAGAAATGGCTCAAGATAACAAGGAAGAACAACCCAAAGAAGGAGAAACTAAAGAAATGGGTTGTGGTGAAACAAAAACAATGGATGGTAAAGAATCTAAGGAAAAAGTGAAAGAAGAAAAACCTCAAGAGGAAGAAAAGAAATTTTCCTTAGATGCTTACGTTGACCAAGTTGCTATGTTAGCAATGCTTGAAAAAGAGACAGAACAAAATAAGGAGTTAGCAGAAAAGGTTATGAAGCAAATGTCTGCTAATGAAATTGTTAAGAATTTTATTCAAATGTCTAAAGAAAATGCTGAGTTAAAGGCTGAAAAGGAAGCTAATGATACTGAAAAGAGAGATAAGAAGTTTTCTGCGATTATGGCTTCTGTTAAGGAAGATCTTGACGAGAAGAAATTTTCTGAACTTTCCGAAGAAGGAAAAAATCTTTCTTTAGGCGAACTTGGTGCTTTTGAAAATAAAGTGAAGGCATTTGCTTATGAAACAACTAAAAACAAACCAAAACAAAATGATGACGGCATTATGAGATTTGCTGGGGTTAGGGAAGAAACTACAGTAAAAGAAACCGTTGACGACATTTATAAAAAATATCTATAAGATAAGGAGACAATAACATGGCAAGACATGGTTTTATGATTGAAAAAAGAATCAGTGCTAAAGACGTAGAAGCATTAAATAGAAGTGCTAAGTCTGTGGCTGATATTGATGGCGGTATGCTTGTAAAGCTCGGTGAATATGCCGATGGTGTATGGAATGTAACTAAGGCTACAGAGGGTGAAGGGCTATATATGGCATATAACCCTTCTGAGCATTTTACCAATGTAAACGGAAGACTATTTGCTGGTCTTACAAAAGACCCTAGAGATTATACTAATTTGACTGGTAGAACCTTTGATATTTTCAAACTAACAAAGGGAGATATTGTAGGTATTACTGCTGAACTTATTAAAGCGGCAGATGTAGAGACTGTAGAAAAGGGTAAGTTCCTTGAGCAAGGGGCTGATGGGTATGAGAAGAAAGATATCGCAACTGCTTCTACTACTTCTCTTAAAGTAATTGATATTGAAACACTACCTTTTCCTAACAATGGCAATGGTGGTATTGGTATGGAGTTTGCTAAACTTTATATTTGTGAAGTAGAACAAAACTAATTGATAAGGAGATAATACAGATATGAGAGAATTGATGAGTGTAAAGAGATTTGCTGAAGAATCTCCCGAACTTTATAAAGTGTTCAAAGATTATGCCGATAATGTATTTGCTGTTGAAAGAAATGTAAAGGGTAAATCTTTTTCTGCTATGTCTTTAGATGACAAGGAAAAGGCTATTAACAAGATGTTTGCGGAAGAAATTGCAAGACGTTCTAAGGTAGAAGTTTCTGCCTATGACGGAGATTATGCACACTATTGTGAGAACCCTATTGTTAAGTCTTTTGCTGATTCCATCTTTGATAGAATGATTGATATGATTCTACCCGAAGCACTTAATACTTCTGTAGGTCTTATTGCTGAAATTGCATATATTGATTGGGGTGATACTGCAAAGTTTGACCTTGACAACAATGCACTTTATAATGTATATAAGGCTGGTTATAGACAAAAGAATGGTCTATTCCAACAACTTGAAGGTCAAACTGTAACTGTTGCTCCCGAAAATAGACAAGTATCTCTTACTTTCACTTTGTTTGAAATTCTTACTGGAAGAAAGTCTATTGCAAAGGAAGCAATGAAGGCTGTTCGTTCTATTGAACTTGAAATGGTTGATGAAGCATGGGATGCATTTACTGGCGCAGTAAATCATGCTAATACACCTAATGCACTTAAAGTTCAAAATTATACACAAGCAACCGCTGTTGGGCTTGCAGATAAGGTAACTGCTTGGAATGGTGGGAAGAAGGCTGTATTTGCTGGAACTCCTTTATCTCTTTCCAAGATTGTGCCTACTGATGCAAATTATCGTTATACTCTTGATGATGATATGGTTAGATTAGGATATGTTAAGGACTTTATGACCTACGATGTAATTCCTACTCCTAACTTTGCTGATAGGAAGTCTACAACTTACGGATTAAAACTACCTGATAATAAGATTTATGTTGTGTCTCCTGCTTCTGATAAGATTATCAAGATTGCAGTAGGTGGTTCTTTAACCGTTCCTAGTGGACAATTTGAGAACGCTAACATGAGTCAAACTCATACAATTAATAAAGCATGGGGCATTGTTTGTGCGACTAATTCGATTTGTGGTCAAATTTCTCTATAATAATAGAGTAAATAAATTGAGGGAGTTTTGTTGCTCCCTCGTACATATTAAATTAAGATAATTAAGGAGATTTTTATATAAATGGCAGAAGAAACTAAAACAACTTCAACTAGAGGAAGAAAACCTAAACCAAAGGTTGAAGAAACAGTTATGGAGCAAAGTGATATGGCTCAAATGATGGCTAAAATGCAAGAACAAATTTTAGCACTACAAAAGCAATTAGCTGAGTCTACCGAAAAAGCAGAAAAAACAAATAAAGAAAAATCTGATTTACAACAATTAGTAGAAGCATTAAAGTCTAATGAAAATACAGAAACTAAAAATTTACCAAAGAAAGTAAAAGTTATTAGTTTATTACCTAATATTTATAATCTTACTACTCAAGAAAATGGGAAGGGGAAGGCTTTTACTTTTAAAGAATTTGGTCAGATGATTACAATGAAAACTTCTGAATTGGAAGAAATTCTTTCTATTCAATCATATCGTAATCAAGCAGAACAAGGTTATTTCTATATTCTCGATAAAGATATTGTAGAAGACCAAGATCTTACAGAAGCATATGAACATATTAGTAATAAAGAAGTTATTGAACACGTTATGAATCTTGATAGTGATGAATGTGTTGATATTTTCTGTGGGTTGAATAAAGATATGCAAGAATCTTTAGCGGCTCAAATAGCTGAAAATATGGCTAATGGTGCAAGACTAGATAGAAATAGAATTGCTGATATTTCTATTAGAACAGATATTGATATTGAAAAAATTGCAGAGCAATTTAGCAAAATTCATAAATAAATAGTAATGGGAGTTCTATAACTCCCATGAGTACATAAAGGAGGTGGCAAGATGCGTGTGACATTTAAAGATGTGTTAAATAGAGCATATACCACATTATTCACTGATTATAAATTAGACAACCTAATTAAGATGGATGAACAAGCATTTTACACTTTCTTAGGCGGCTTTTTATGTAATAGCATCGACATTTTTGACGGAACGTTGACTGATTTATCATACCATTCAGAAGTAATAAAAGATGAAAATGGTAATGACAATATTGAATATGTGTTTGATGCTGATTTATCAAGTAAAGAAGTATATATTCTTTGTCTTGGTGTAGCATTAGGTTGGTATAAGAAAGCATTAGATGATGTAACTCAATTTAAGTTGCATCTTAGTTCTAAATCATTTAAGGCGTTCTCCGAACAAGCCAACATTTCTAAACGATTAGAAAGACTTGGGGCAATGGAAGAAGAACTTTCAGAAGCTATTACTGCATATCAACTTAATAATTTTGATAAATTGCCCTTCTTTGGAGGTGCTTAATGTTTAATTTTAACATAAAGAATTATTTAGACAAAATAGTACAGACTCCAAAAGAATATTATCAAGGTCTTGTTCAAGCTACAATAAATGACCAATGGATAAATACAACACAATTATTTACAATTAAAGAACAATCAGCTTTACCATTCGTAGACAAATATACAGAGTATGAAGCATGGATTGATGTTATTTCAGATAACTTAATTAACACTTCAAAAGTATATTCAGACTTTGTTAGAGTTCTGTTTCAAGATATTGACCATAAACAGAATTATAAAGGTCAGTATTATAAAATGGCTTTAGATGGTGAGCATGAAGAATATTATATATGCTATGACCGTATGGGAACACTTGACCAAGTATCTGATTTTAGTTGTGTTCGATGCAATAATGTGTTGACTTGGATTGATGAATATGGTAAAATAGTTGAGATGCCTTGTTATTTGGGAACAGATATTAGTTCTACAAACAACTTAATAAACAAAGATGGTACTGTGCCTAATACAAGATTGATTATTCTTGTGCAAGCTAATGATTACACTATGTCCATTGTTAAGAATCAAAGATTTATGTTCCAACATTCGACCGCATTTAAGGTAGAAGAAGTAAACAATTATATGCGTGAAGAAGGTACGGATGGTCAAATTACTTGTGTTAAAATTTATGTAGATTATAGTGCTTTGTTACCAAGTGATAATAAAGAGTTGAACATATGTGATTATTACAAGGTTGATTATACATTAAAGATTGACCAAGACAATATTGAACAGACACAAGGATTCAATGGTAAATTGACAGCAACAGTTAAGAATGGAACAGATGTTATAAATGTGCCTTTAAAGTGGTCTACAAGCGATTCTGACGTTGTTGAAATTGATGAGCAAGGGAATTATCAAGTTATAGGAGAAATAGGCTCTATGGGGCAAATAACGTGTTCTATGGCTGATAATGAAAGCATATATGGCACGATAACAATTAAAATTGTAGATGACTATTTACCAGAAAAGAAAATTATTATCAACCCTAATAATATCACAGAATTGAATCAAGGTCAAGTAATTGATTTTACTTGTGGTGTGTATATTGAAGGAGAGAAACAAAACGAGATTGTAACTTGTATGTCAAGTGGAGCAGATGTATATTCTTATACATTAACAGAAACACTTGATGGATATAAACTTACTGTGAGACAAGAGTCTGATAATGATTTGGTTTTAACTTTTAGTGCTGACGGTTGTGATGATGTTGTAATGACAATCGAATTATTAGGATTATTGTAGGAGAAAAATTATGTTAGCGAATAAAAATAATTATATGGCTTTTAATGATTTTTCAGAGATGCCAGACTTCCCCTACAAAATTATTGAAGTGTTATTGACAGATACAAGTCAAGATGCAGAAGATTTTTGGAAATTGCTTAAATATACAGAAGTTAATGCACTAAAACAGAAAAATCTTACATTAAAAGAGAAAAAGGCAATGATATGGCAAGGAGAAAGCATTGAACAAAATTTTAATGTTTTCTTAAAACCTTTAATCGGTTCTGCTATGGATAGTGCCGAAGCTCAAACACAGCTAAGATTATATAGATATAATACAATTCCTACAACACAGTTTAAAGCGATAGTATGTTTTGAGGCAGACTTTGTTACAAATGAAAAGACTTCATTAGTCAGAAGAAATAAAATCTTGTGTGAAAGAACAGATATTATGGAAGCATTATTTCTATCTGTTATGAATGGAAGAGATATTGGAATTGGTAGCGGAGTGTTTCAATTCAATAGAGAATTAAGTAGGTCTTGTAATAGCCAATTAAATATTGGTAACTCTAAATCGTTCTACGGTCGTAGTTTGATATTAGCATTACAATTTGTTGGTGCTGATAGTGGAGGTAGCTGTGGTTGATTTAGAAACATTAGAGTTGAATTATTTTGTAAATATGGATAATGTACCATATGAATTAAAAGATGGTGGTTTGATTTATATTAAACCTATTTTAGTGAAAGATTATTCACGATATTCATGGGCGAAAGAAATTTTGAGTATAGAGAAGAATGAAATAAATGACATTGAAATTATTCAAATGTCTTATCTTGAATTTCTTATCAAAAAAATATTCGCAATGAACAAAGAATCAGAAGATAAACTAAGATGGTTAATTAAATTGTGTATGGATGAAGATTATGTTGCATTTGTAGATAATAAAATATATATCTGTGAACAAGATACAACAATTAAAGCAATTATCAGACCAAAAGAATTTGACGATATTTCAAAGATAATTCAATCACAAAATGACCCAAATTATGATGACAGATATGTTTCACCCGAAGTTAAAGAGTTGATGCAAGATTATTATAAAACAAAATATAGTAATATCACTTCTCCAACTTTAGAAAAAAAGAAAGCATTTGTATCAAGTAAGACAAGCAAAACATTTAAAGAATTGAACGAATTGCCTTATCGTGAATTTGAATTGATATATGATGCTTGCAAAGATAGTGAAATATACATAGGGCAGAAAATTATACAAGGGTCTTATAAATATGATGTAAAAGAAGATATTAAGCATCCATTATTTGTACCTAAGAAAGATCCATATGAAGAATTGTTTACAGATACTTCTACATTGGCAAGTAAAGGTATTAGTGGTGCTGAAAATCTAACTGCAATGAACTTACAAGGAGAACGATAATGTATAGAATTATGCTATTAAAAGAAGCAAAAGAGAATTATGGCTCTTTGTATGCTTTCAAAACACAAGTAGTAGATGGTGAAACAAAACCATTAGAATTTTCAACAGAATTAGAATTAGATAACTATGTTGAAGATTTATTAAATAACAAGGGTTATGCAAAATCTGATTTTATTATTGTAACAGTAAAAGATTATGATGTAAGTACAGATATTGCTTGACAGATATAAATAGAGAAACACATGATAGGGTAAGCTCCTATCACTCTAATAATAAAAATAATAATGTAAAAATATAGGAGGATATAAAATATGTCAACTCGCTTTGTTTTAGCCTCTGTAGGTACGGTTCAATTTTTTGACCAATCTAGCGGAGACTTAATTGTAACAAGTAAGACATTAGTAGATAGTGGTATTAACTTTTCTGTGACGGCAGAAGATATTCGTGGCGGTATGGCAAACGCTCTTTTAAGCCAGTATTTCCATGACTCCGCAATGGGATTAACTCTTACAGACGCACTCTTCTCATTAGAGTATATGGCTTTAAATGTCGGAGGCACAATTCAAACTGGTGCAGATGTTCTTACATTAGAACAAGTTACCACAACCGAAGCAAATAAAATTACAGTCAAAGAAACACCTCAAAAGTTTGGTAATTTTGGTGTAATTGGATGGTATTCTTTGCCCTCAGAAGATAATTGGACTAAGATTACTTTTGATGCAGATACAAAAACTGCAAATGCACCTGACTTACCTCAAGGAACAACCGTTTGTGTAAAGTATACTAAGACAGATACAAGCGCCGAACAATTTGTTGTAAGCTCTGCATTTATTCCTGCGCAAGTATATGGTGTACTTACTTTGCCTTTGTTTAAGTCTGGAACAGAAGCAAAACAATTTTCTAATAGTTCCAAAGTTGGTGAGGTTCAAGTAGTAATCCCCAACTTTATCTTTAGTGGAGCTATGGATTTGTCTTTAACCGCAAGTGGAGCAACAACTACTCCGTTAAGCGGCAATGCTCTTGCAACATTTACAGGACTTGAGGGTTGTGATTCTAATGAGGGCTACTATGCTTATGTTAAGCAAATTACTTATAACAAAGATGAATTTGCTGATGTAAAGGCTATTGTTGTAGCCGATGCTAATTTGGAATTGAAGGCTAAGGAAACACAAACTTTACAAGTATATGCTATTTACAGTGGCATTAAAGCACCAAAACTAATTGACAATTCAAAACTAACCTTCACCAGTAGCAATGATACTTATGCTTCTGTTGATGCAAAAGGTGTAGTTACTGCTAATGCAGAAGGTTCTGCGACTATCGAAATTTTTGTTAAGACAAAAAATTCATTGCAGACAGCGGCAGTGGTAACAGTAGAAGCTTAATAATTCTACTTGACAAATAAGTAATTTTATGGTATAATACAAATAAAGAACAAAAGTGGGACAGTGGATAGCTACCATTTTCAACGCCCAATAGTTGAATTACCACTTTTGTTTATATTATTATCTATTGGGAGATGTACATATGGAAAAATATAAGGATTTAATCGGACAAAAATTTGGAAAATTGACTGTGATTGCATTAGATGAAGAAAGAACAAAAGAATCTTTAGATAAAAGAAGAAAAAAAGAATCTACTTCTAATGCTATATATTGGCTTTGTAAATGTGATTGTGGAAATGAAAAAGTTGTGTCTGGAACAAGTTTAAAGCATGGAAGCACTAAGACTTGTGGAAATTGTATTATTAAAGAAAATTCTATTGTTACTACTAACCCAGAAATATTAGAAGAATGGGATTATGATAAAAATATATGTTCTCCTTATTCTATAACATCTGGCACACATAAAAAAATATGGTGGAAATGTAAAAATGGACATTGTTATCAAACTTATGTCAATAATAAAATAAACGAAAATATTAAATGTCCTTATTGTTCAAACAAAAAAGTTTTGACGGGGTATAATGATTTAAACACTGTAAGACCAGATTTAACAATGTTTTTAGTAAATATTAAAGACGGAGAAAAGGTAACTGAACATTCAAGTTTAAGAATTGATACACAATGTCCTATTTGTGGAAAACAAAAGAATATGACAGTATCTCAATTTTCAAGGACTAATATTGATAGAAAATATCCTTGTAATTGTTATTCTAATTCAATGTCTTTTCCAGAACTATATATGAATAATGTATTAACTCAATTAAATATTAAGTTTTACACAGAAAAGAGATTTGATTGGGCTAAACAGTATTATTATGATTTTTATATTGAGGATAAAAACATAATTATTGAAACTCACGGAATACAACATTACGATGGAAATGGTTTTAGTTTATTTAGTAATGGTGTGACTGTTGAGCAACAAAAAGAAATAGATTTACAGAAAGAACAAATTGCCAAAAATAATGGCATGAATTATATAATAATAGATTGTAGGAAGTCTGATTGTAATTGGATTAAAAATTCTATATTGAGTAGTGAATTAAGTAAAATATACGATTTGTCAAAAATTGATTGGAATAATTGTGGACGGTCAATAAATATTATTAATTCCATTGGAGAAAAATGGAATGATGGATTATCTATTCAAGAACTTATGAATTATTTTGATAAAGATAGAGGAACAATATTAAAATATTTAAAAATAGCTTCTTTTTCTGGATTGTGTGATTATAATGAACAAGAATCGAGAAGAAGAGGTGAAAATAAAAAAGATAGAAATAAAAATTGTAAAAAAGCATATTGTGTAGAAGATGATAAAGTAATTGAAAATATTGCTCAATATGCAAGGGGCAATCATTTTAGTCATAGTAAAATATATGATTGTTGCAAAGGTAAAAAACAAACTTACAAAGGCAAACATTATATTTGGTTAGAAGAAAAATAGTCTGATTAAAAAGACTTGGTTATAAAGCCAAGTCTTTATTTTATAAAGAAAGGTGGCTTTTAGATGTATAATAATTATATGCCTAATAATTTTGGCATAAATAATAATCCTAATCCTATGAATATGATGAACATGGGACAATTAAGTACATATCAACAACCTCAACAACCACAAAATCAACAACAACAAAATAATGGTAATCCTTTTATAACTGTTTCTAATATGCAAGAAGCAAAAGAAAAGGTGCTTGCATTTAATAGCTCAATATGGATGCGTGATGCAAGCGAACCTTATATTTACTTTAAAGAAGTGGATTTTGTAGGAACTTCTCATTTCAAGGTGTTAAAGGTTGAAGATGTGACAGACCAAATGTTAAATAATAATGGTCAAACTCAAAACAATAATCAATTTGTTCAAGTCCAAGATTTTAACGCATTAAATCAAAAGGTTGAACAGTTGCAGAATAGTGTGAATTATTATAGTGATATTTTAAATAAGGCAATGACTCAGACTCAACAAGTAGTTGAAGAACCTAAAAAGGTTGGTAGACCTCCAAAAACTGAGAAAGTTGGTGAGGTAAATGGCTAATTTTTGGGATTCTATAGGTGGAGCTAAACCACAATCACAAAGTAATAATTTTAATTTACAAGGATTTTTGAAATTTGCTCAAGAAATGAAGGGCAAAGACCCTAATGTGGTATTACAACAAATGATACAAAATGGTCAAGTAACACAAGACCAAGTAAATAATGTAAAGCAACAAGCACAAGGAATAGAACAAATGTTGAAAACATTAGGAGTTCGATTATAAAATAGAAAGGTGGCAAAGAAACATTAGTTACATTTCCAAGTAACTGATAAAATGAAATGAAAAAATTATATGTAGTTTACAACGCTACATTAGGTATGCTTAAAGGAGGTGTATCTAGTGTTAATTTGTAAATATAGATTATATACAATCTCTAGTGCATCTCTTTTAGATATATAATATATCTATATAATGGGTGCGCAACATTATATATGGTGTATTAACAACTAATAAACTATATTTTATAATGTAAAGGAGATTAAACGTATGGCAATGGATGGAAGCGGCTTATCCGCAAGTGATGTACTCGCACTAACTAAGGATTCTGATGGATTATTTGGTGGCGGTTCTAGTGGTGGTATCTTAGCTCTCATTATCATTTTCGTGCTTTTGTTCGGTACAGGAAGTGGATTTGGCTTCGGTGGTAATGGTGCAGTAGCAACTCAAGCAGATATTCAAAGAGGGTTTGATACACGAACAATCGTTTCCAAACTTGACGGAATTACTAACGGAATTTGTGATTCCAGTTATGCTAATGCTAACCTTATCAACAATGTAAGGTTTGATACTATGCAAGGTTTTAACAGTGTAAATCAAGGTATCAACTCTCTTGGTTATCAAATGCAACAATGTTGCTGTGAAAACCTAAGAGCAAATGATAGCTTAAAGTATGAAAATGCACAAAACACTTGTGCAATCGTAAATGCTATTCATGCTGATGGCGAAGCAACAAGAGCTTTAATGCAAGCTAACACTGTTCAAGAACTTAGAGATAAGCTACAAGAACGTGATAACACAATTTCTAACTTTATGCAAAGTCAAGGGCTTTTAACCGCACTTGGCAGATACGTAACCAATCCTCCTTGTTATCAAGGTTACAACGGATATGGTTATGGATATGGTTGCGGATGTAACACTGGTGTAACCGTAGCATAATAAACAGACACTTAATAAGGGTGTCTGAAACATGACACCCTTTAAAGAAGGGAGAATATAATGTTAGAAGTTGGAAACACAAGTACAACAGCTTTGACAGCTAACGAAAAAATTCCATTTAATACAGTGTTCTTTAACACTAACAATAGGACTTCTTTTGACTCTGCAAATAACGCATTAGTCATTAAAAAGTGTGGAATTTATAAGGTTGGTGGCAGTTTTGTTTTTACAGCTACTAATGCAGGAAATGTATCAATTTCTATGTATGTAAATGGAGCTTCTGAACCTACTGCTGTATCAACTTTTACTGCTATAGCTGGTAGCACATATACTTTTACCATTCCATCAAAATATATTAAAGCAATCCCATCTGTGAACGGAAGTACAATCCCTATCACTTTCGTAGTGAGTGCTGATGGTACTTTAGATAGTGCTAACGCTTATGTGTATTACAATGAAACTGTAAATGAGCAATAATAGACAATGGGAAGCTCTTGACGCTTTAAGTGTCATTAGCTTCCTTATTGGTTGGTTCAACTTCTTTGAGAATGTTGACCAAACAACTATGCAAGATGCTATACAAAATGCAGTAAATGATATACATGAGCATTTGAAAGAGCAAGACAAAAAGATGGATGCTATAATAGAAATGTTAGGTGGTGAAAGTCAGTGAAAGATAGAGAAATAATTGAAACATATATGAAGTCTTTGAAAGAAGAACTTTGTATGTATTCCGAAAATCTGTCTGAGAAGACTTTACCATATATTGATGAATTAAAGCATCGGTATGATAAATGGGAAAAGGACTTATGCAAACTTGACGGTACATGGGTCGAGGGAAAGAAGCATAAAGAGGACAGAGAACGACAAGATATAGAACAGACAGAAATAGATGAAAAATTGTATGATGCAGTAGATGAATTTGCTGATTACAAGAAATACAAAGAAGAGTTCATAAGCACTGGTAGTAGCTCTGCCAAAGATATGAGCAAGCAAGAACTTGGTCATTTTCTTATGAATTTGAAAGATATGTTCAAGGAATTGAATGAGCATAGTAAAGACGATATTGAAGAGCGTTCTATGGTGAAAACTGCCATTAAGGAAATTTATCAACTATTCAGTTGATAATATCGTCACAAAGGAGCAATGAAAGTTGCTCCTTTTTACATATATAAGGGGCGAGGTAATACTTGTCCCTACTAAGGAGTGAGAATAAATATGTGTCAACATATGTATTATAAAGATGAAACAGAATATTTTCCAAGGCTGTATTGTAACATTGACGATAAGATATGTATATATGCTAAACAGTGCTTAAAGGAAAACAAATTCGTACCAAATGGAGATTTATGGAAGGAATGTTACAAGATGATTGAAGATAAAATTAAAGAAATCCCACAAGGCTCTTATTATGTGCAATCATATAGACCGAATAGAAGTGGTAAATTATTCTTATATGTTGTAATCAATGACCATGTTGAAAAAATACCAACAGAATTAACATCTATTGACCAAGATTATATATATCTTAAAGAAGGACTTGACCGATATGAAGTTTCTCTTACGCCTTTTAGGGGAACTAGAAAGAAATAGAATGAAGAGGAAAGCAATAAAACAAGGCGAGGTTTGGATGTGCAATTTGCCTAAAGGCGAAGATTCAGAGCAAATGGGTGTACGACCATGTTTAGTAATGAGCTTGGATATTAGAAATGAAACAAGTTCAAACGTGTTTGTATTCCCCATAACCCACGCCAAGAAAAAAGACCAACCTTGCCATTATATATTATACAAAGAACATTATCCATTCTTTACGTATAAAGAAAACACTGTGTTATGTGAAGAGGGTAGAAGTATAAGCAAGAATAGATTAGATAGGTGTATAGGTGTTATCTTTGCAAAGGACTTAGTTGAAATATTGAAATGCAAAGAATTTGTATTTGTTGAAAAAAATGATTGACAGCCTTCTTTCTTTGTGGTATAATAAGACCATATTAAAGAAAGGAGGCTGTAGAATGATTAAGAAATTCATTGTGTCTTTATCTTCTATCATTGGTATATCTTGCATTATATACTATACAAGTAAATATTATATTGAAAGACAACTATGCTTTACAGATAATATGCTCATTCCTTGGACAATTATATCCTCTTGTATCATCGTTGCCTTAATAGTTGGTTTATTTTCTTTATTGAAAGTAGATAAGATAGAAAGACAGAATAATGAAATGAAATCAATATTGCTAAAGTTGACAGAAGATTCAGAAGAATATTATGATTCATTATGTCACCACTTGTAAAATAGTAGAGAATTAAGTTTAGATATTTTTGACAAAATGCAAGAAAGGAATTAGTGATGAATCAGCAAAAATGGTTTAGCCGTAACAACTTTAGTGACAACTATGATTATGCTGAAAAGGTGCTAAAGAGGTTTAATCTTGACAAGTATCATTTTGCCTATGATGGTGGTGAACTGGCTTTATTGATTGAAAGTGGATTAAAGAAATATAAGGTGGTAACTGATGAAGTAGAATGTTTGATGAAGATTTATAGGTGTGATGTTCATGCAAATTTTGGCAAGCACACCAAAGAAAACTTGGTACTCAAAAAGACGTTTAATGACGATTGTATATGGAATAGTATCAAGTGGATTGCAAAGGATTCAAAATTGTAATCGTACATAGTTTTTCCTCTTGACTTTTCCTCCTTTATATGATATAATGTATGTATCAGATAAAGGAGGATATTTATTATGTTAAGAGAAATGATAATTGATTTTATGTTGTTTAGTTTTGTAGAAGGACTTTTATATGCAATGTTCTTCAACAGAGTATGTAAATGTAAAAAGTTTAATATATTTGAAATCATTGTAATGAGTATAGGAAATTGTGTGGTATCTTGCTTATTTCCACCAATTATCTATCAGATATTTATGATGGGCTGGATGGCATTTTGTTTACATCTAAAGAATGGAACAGACCATACAACATTTCAATATGTTAAGTATAGCTTTTTAGTTATGGTCGGACAGTTGATAACCGAAATGGTATTTGCTATGTTTTATGAATTTATCTTAAATATTGATTTGTTTGATTGTAACAGATTAAAATTGTTTACTGTAATGATTCCATTGAGAATCGTTCAATTAATAATTATTATAATAATAGGAGGAATCAACATGAAGGGTTGGCTTGGTGGCGTAGTTCGTAAGTAATTACAACTACAACAAAAGGTCTTGTCGGCTCTTCCTAAGAACCGAAGTACATAGAAAAGGAGTGTTGATATGTTAGACAAATTACAATTGCTCTTGAAGTCTAAAATTGGTCAACCTTGGGCTTATTATATAACTTGTATTGTCTATCTTATATCGACATTTGGTGGACTAATAGGCATAGGTTATATATTTGGTGTTTGGTGGCAAATGCTTGTGTTAGGAATTTGTTTGAGTTGCGTTCGCAGTTACTCGATGGGCTACCACTGTAATACAAATGTGCATTGTTTTATTATTAGTTCAATAATCGGCATAATGTTCTCTATTATCTCACAGACTGCTCCTATATGGGTAGTCTTTTTATTGTGCTTATATTCATGTGTAGATATTTATAAGAAAGCACCGATAGAGTTAAATACAGAATATGAAGGGAAAGATGAGGACTGGCATTTCAAAAGGGTTGTATTGATTATGACTATTTATATGGCTATTTCTCTTATAACATATTATTTTGGATTAGAACAATTATGTAAATGTGTATTATTAAGTCTTGTAATGACAGACTTATTACTATTTAAAAACCATAAAGAATATATATAGAGGGGATAGATATATGGAAGACAATCAAGAATTACACGACCTTAAAGCCAAGGTTAATAAAATAGAATATACAGAAATCAAAGAATTAAAAGATGAAATTCAGAAAGTAAAAATTGACCTTAACACAAATAATATTTTAACAAAGCAATGTATTGAAAGTAATGATAAAATGTCAAATACATTAGATACATTAAAGGACACAATGATTGAAGTGGCTCAAAGTGTTAAAGATAGTAATAAAGTAACATTAGAATTGGCTTCAACAGTAAAAGACTTGAATGATAAAGTAAAGAATGTTGAAAGCACAATGGATAAGAAATTTAATGAAGTAAATGAACGAATTGAAGTTATTGATGATAAAGGTAAATTTGATTGGATGCTATTTTTAAAGCATAACGCAGTTAGTATTTTGCTTGGAATAGGTGCTTTAATTTATGCTTTGTCACAACTTGGAATAAATCTATAATGGAGGTAATACATGGTAACAATAGCAAGGATTGGCGGTCAAGTTGAACAAGCAACCGCAGAATTATATGGTCTATCTATTGATAATAAGCCTATTAGTGATGATATTCCTAATGCTTCTACATTTTATGAGATGGACACAAAGATTGCATTTTTATATGATGCAGAAAATAAACAATGGTTAGAACAATAGGAGGGTAATATGGACATAATTGATATTGTGCTCTCAAAGAAATATACAGATAAATCATTACAAGGTATTACTGACACTTTAGCTGGTAAGAATTGTACGATTAAATCAGCCACTAAAGCAGATGGTGTCACAACTGTTGTATTCGCATGGACAGCAGATGATGGGACAGAAAAGACAACAACCATTCAAGTTAATGATGGAAATAATGATTACGAAGATTTAATTAACAGACCCAAAATTGAAGGTGTTGACTTAATTGGTAATCTTACATTTGAAAATTTAGGCGTTGCAAGTGCTACTGATTTAGCACAAACAGATGGACATTTACAAGATTTGGCAGACTTAGTAGGTAACAAGGCTAATCTACCTATGCCAAATGAAACAGTAGTTGGTAACATTAAACATGTTGATACAAAGATTGATGGTCTAATTGATGATAATGCAACTGGAATAACTAAAACATTTTCAAGTGATAAGATTGCAAAGACCTTTGCTACACTTGAAGAAGTAAACGAACGTATACCCCAATATGAAATCATGCCTACTGCAACGGAATCTTGTGGTGGTCAAGTGGTTCAATTTATTGGAACAAGTACAAGTGACTATACGCATGGATATTTTTATGAATGTGTTCAAAATAATGGAACATACAAATGGACAAATATAAAAATTCAAGAAAACACTATTACACAAGAACAATATCAAAGTATATTAGATAGATTAGTTGCTTTGGAAAATAAATAATAAACAGAAAGGAGGCTCATAGAAGTTGACAACAGATGATTATTTGTCTAAAATTAGCAAACGGTCTGACAGATTTGGTTCACAATTAAACAAACTTATGGATTTTTGTGGAGTAGATTGTTTAGTAGACGTTAGTTATGATATGGCAAAAATGTTTTATGAAAAAATGGTCAGAGAAAATATAGATGATAGTATTTAATGTTAGCTTCTATGAAGCTGATTATGGAGAGGTGGAGACATCTCTCCATTTTTTAATTTAGGATGGGTAAGACACCCATCCGTACATAGAAAGGGGAAAAATATGAAAAAATATTTAACATCTAATGAAATTATGGAAGTAGTAAATGAATTAACAAAGGCAGAGAATGGAGAATTAGTTCATAAGACCGCTGTTGAAAGATATATATTAAAGGTAGGTATGGTTGCACAAATTGTCTTTGATGATATGGATAAGTTTAAGGATTGTAATGAAATCTATGATTATGTAGTAGAGAATGATATTGACTTTGAGATGGAAGTGAATAACTATTACATGATTGATGTTTTAGTAAAGGAAGAATTAAGTACAACTAATGTGATTAGGGATTTTGTAAAGTCTATGGAAGTCTCTATGAAAGACTTGCCTAACACATTAAATATTGAACAAACATTAACAAAGTTTAGAGATGAACTAAAATGATAATTACAACACATACACAACTTGAAAATATATTAAATGGAAAATGTCAAGAAGCGTTGGATAGAACTGTGGATAGACTAATGGCAGAATTGGAACATTTAATTCAAGTAGACGTTTATGATGTTCCTAGTGTATGGGATAGTGTGTATAACCTAAGAACAGGTCAATTTAAAGACTCTTGGGAGAACACAAAAGCACAAATACATGATAACATAGTTGAAGCTGAAATATTCCAAAATGTGTCAGTAATGCAAAGAATTGATGAACCTCCTATTCACGTTGACAAAGAAGGATTGGCTGAAATCATTAATAGTGGTGTTGGGTACAACTTTGGTCAAATGGAAGGAAATGCAAGACCATTTTGGAATGATTTCATACAATATTGTGAAAGAGAATTTGAGAACATATTTCAAGAAGAGTTGAAAAAGATAATATAAGGAGAAAAGATATGATATTATCATTAGATTGTTCCACAACAGCTATAGGTTGGTCTGTATGGAATGAAGATGATTTAATTGAATATGGTAGACTTACTCCTACTGTTGATAAATTAGAATGGCGTGATAGGATAAGAAACTTTATACCACAATTAAATGATATGATTAACAAATATAATCCAACAAAAATATATGCTGAAAATGTTCCTATGGGTGGAGCTGGTGGTAATATTGTACTTGCTCAACTATTTTGTTTACAAGGTGCTATTATGGGACTTGTATATGAAAAAGGAATAGAAATAGAATATATCAATGTTGGTATGTGGCGTAAAAATATTGGAATTGGTGACGGTGATAAACAAAGAGATAGCAAAAAAGTTAGATCTATACAAAAGGCGAATGAATTGTTTGGTCTTAAATTGCCTTGCTTATTTACTAAAGGTGGAAATTATAAACCTTGTGGTTCTGATGATATATCTGATTCAATTTTAATTTACGCTAGTACAAGAGATAAATATAAAGTTCAAGAAAAGAAATTCGGTCGGAGGTGATTAGATGAGTTCTGATAATTTTATTGTCCAAGTCAAAGTCATCCCTAAAGCACAAGAGTTTCAACAAGACTTACAAAAGATAGCTGATAAAATTGTTGCTAATGTCAATGTAAAAATTAGTGGTCAACAAGGGGTTAAGGATTTAAACAAAGACTTAAAAGGTCTTGACAAAAATGCTAAACAAGCCACTGATTCAGCAAAGAATTTAGGCAATAGTTTAAATCAAGTTGACAAAGAATCAAAATCATTAGGTCAATCATTTGGTGATATTGTAACAAAGGTTGGTAAGTTTTATCTTGCTACAAAGCCTATTCAAATGATGCAACAAGCATTTGATGAAGCTATTGAAACAGTTAAAGAGTTTGATGATGTCGTCACTGAATTTAAAAAAGTATCTGATTTAAACGGAGAGTCACTAGATGATTATACGCAAAAATTAGGTGAACTTGGTCAAACTGTGGCTCGGACTAGATCAGAAATGGTTTCTAGTAGTACAGAATTTGTAAAAAGTGGATATTCAGAAGAAGATGCAGCTCAATTAGCAAGAATAGCCGAATTATATCGTAACATCGCAGATGAAGCTATTAGTAGCGGTGATAGTGCCAATTTTATAATTTCTCAGATGAAAGCATTTTCTAATGATACAGAAGCATTTGCTTTACATACTATTAACGCTATCAACAACGTATCGAACAATATGGCGGTAAGTTCTAGTGATATTAGCACTGCATTAAGTAAAACCTCTAGTGCTATGGGAGCATTAGGAAATACATATGAACAGACCATTGCTTTAGTGACAAGTGGTACTGAAATTATGCAAGGGCAAGCCAGTAAAGTCGCAAGAGGTTTGAGAACCATAGGTAATAATATTGCTAATGCGGCTCAAGGTGCAGACACATTAGAAATTTCTGTTCAAGGTGTTACGAAACAAATTGACTTACTAGATTCAACTACTGGTGATATGCGTAGTACATTTGATATTATGCAAGATATTTTTACAAGTGGTTGGAATGATATGACCAATGCAGAGCAACAAGCATTGGCAATTAGTTTAGCTGGTTATTGATTAGCCAGAGACAGATTTAATAAACGGGGAAGTGCAGACCCAAAGCTATTGCATCAAGTTTGTAATCTGCTTATTTTAAGTGGATGCCTAAGAGCTTTATATACCAAGTTATAATGGTAACATTATAATGGCTTAGAGTAATTAACTAAGGTATGGTAACAAGTATAAAGATATATGGTCAATCCGACACAGAATACACGTTGAAATACGTGGAATGTGCAAACGACTATCGAAAGCAATCAAGTTTATACTTGACAAATGTAACTTATTATGGTATAATAAGAATAAGTCCTTATAAGGAACGAAGTGAGTAGAGTACATCATAATCGTTTAGTGGTGGAAAGAATCTGCGTGTAAGAAATTACATAAAATATAGTCTATTCTCATATGAAAGTATGAGTAAAATATTGTTAATCATGGAGTAATAAAAATGCCTAAAAAGAAAACTATTGAAGAAGTATCTTCTATATTTGAAAATAGAGGATTGCATCTTTGTGAAACAGAATATAAAAATAATAGAACAAAAATGACGTGTTATGATAATGATGGTTATTATTATAGTTTATCTCTTAGAAATATAATGGATTTAAGAACAAAATGGTTTGAAAAAGTCAGTATTCAAAATCCTTATACTATTCAAAATATAGATAGATTTATAGAAAATAATGGTTATCATACTAAAGTAATTTCAAATCAATATTTAGGAGAAAAAGAAGAATTAAAATGTCAATGTGAATGTGGGGAAATTTATACAACTTGTTGGGATCACATAAATCAAATGGGTAAATTCACTTGTACAAAATGCGGAAGAAAAAGAACAGCATTGAAGCAAACATATTCAATAGAATATGCAGAGTCAATTTGTAAAGAAAATGGATTTAATTTAATAAAAGAATTATATATTGACGCACATAATCTTTCTATTTTAGATAAAGATGGATATAAATATAAAACTATATTGTATAATATAGCCAATGGTTTGAATAAGTTTGATAAGTTTGAGAAATTTAATCCATATACCGTCTATAATATGAACCGTTACATAGAATTAAATGAGTTACCTATTGAAATGGTTGATAAAACAGAAAGACAGATAGAAATTAAAAAAGATTATATAGACTTTTATTGTATTGATTGTGGAGAGATATTTAGTGCTACTTGGCAACAAATAGTATATGACCATAGATACAGATGCCGTAAATGTAGTTTAAGAGAGTCTAATAATGAGATGTTTGTGAGAAAATATTTAGAGGAACTTGATGTTGAGTTTGAGCAAGAAAAGAGATTTGATGATTGTTGTATTAAAAGAAAATTACCATTTGATTTCTATATACCTTCTATAAATTATGTGATAGAAGTACATGGTCAACAACATTATTATGAATCTCCAATATTTAAACAGCCATTAAAAGAAAGACAAGAAATAGATTCATATAAGAAAAATTATTGTGAGCAACATGGCATAGGATATTTAGAAATTCCATATTGGTTTATTACACAAAGTAAAAATGAAACATATAAAACTATGATTGACAATATTTTAAAGAAAGCTTAACGACCTTTCTTAAATTTTAAAGAAAAATCAATTCGAGGTATTCACTAGTGTACTTTCGAATTTTGCAGATGCGCAAAAGGCAGTAACATTAGCGACTGAATCCGCAAACTCGGCTGAAAAAGAAAATGAAGCATATTTAGACTCCCTTGGAGCTAAATTAAATTTATTAAAAAGTCAACTCCAAGAACTTGTTCTAGGTAAAGGTGGACTTCAAGAATTTGCTAAGATCTTGCTTGATGTTGGCATCGCTATTTTAAAGTTTGCCAATAGTGATATTGGTCAAGCTATAATTAAGATAACATTATGGACTGCTGGTATAAATGGTGCATTTAAAGCATTAGAATTGCTTAAAGGTTCTCAAATAATAAATTGGATAAGTACATTTATCACAGCAATGACAGCCGCAAAAGATTCCACAATAGGTTTCGTTGGGGCTTTAGAATTAGCCAATATAAATCCAATAGTTTTAGCTATTACGGCTTTAGTTGGAGTAGTGATAGCCGCCAAAGCGGCATATGACCATTTCAATGTAACACTTGAAGAACACGTAGAGAAACTTAAAGAGTTAAAATCTGATTATGAAGAAGCTCAAACTAAGGCTGATGAACTAGAAAAACAACTTGAGAATGTAAGAGATAGAATTGAGGAAATCAATAGTAAAGACAATTTAGAACTTACTGATGAAACTCAATTAAGAATGTTGCAAGAAGAAGAAGCTAGTCTTGAAAATCAATTATTAGTACAAAAAGAATTAGCTAGAATAGCTAAAGAAAAAGCAACAGACGAAGCCAAACAGACTTTACAAAAAGAAACCACTGATGCAGGGGCATTTGGTTCAACTCAAGTTAATGTTGCTTCTGGATACACAGGAGACACCGTTCGTGAGTTAGCTAATAAAGGAACTGTCGTAGAAGCATTAGACAGTTATACAAAGCAATTAAATGAAACTCAAGATGAAATAGATTCTTTGTTAACAAAAAGAGCAGAGTTAGAGCAATCAAACCAAAAAGAGTCAGAAGAGTATAAGCAAATCAATTCAGACATTGATGCGCTTAGAACTAAAAAAGCAGAATTACGAGAAACAACAGCTAGTTACGCTGAAACAGTTTCATTAGCTACACAAGGAGTTAATGAAGAAGATGAAGTAATACAGTCTGCAACAGCATCTCTTACTTCTTACACTGAAACACTTCAAAGACTTGACGGAGAAGACGCAAGTGGAAATGCGGATAAAACTGCTGATTCAGTACAAAAGGTTGCTGATGCCGCTGACAACGCTAATGATAATTTAGGAGAAACAGGTGATTATCTTAGTGATTTAGCAAAATCGGCAGGAGTATCAGCAGACGAACTTCAAAATTTTGCTGATGCAATGGGTCTTGCTGTTGAAAGTGCAGCAGAAATTCTTCCTAGGTTCAATGAATGGAATGAAGCTGTTGATGATATTCAATCATCTTATGAAACCTTAACTCAGGCAGTTGAGGAATATAATGAACAAGGTGGCTATACCACTGATACTCTACAACAACTATTAGCTTTAGACCCAGCTTATCTTGCGGCTTTACAAGAAGAAAATGGTCAATTAACAATCAATACACAAATGTTAATGACTAAAGTGCAAGCACAAGCAGAAGAAGCTAAACAAATCATTTATAATACTGCAATAGAAAAATTAAACGCTGTTGCTAGTGGTGAAGCAGGTAACGCTACGGAAACAGCAGGACAACAACATAATAATGCTGTAGCTGGAATTGATGCCGAAACTGGTTCATTAAATGAAAATACTAAAGCTAAACTAGCTAACGCAGTGGCAGAAGCTAGAGGTCGTGGAGGTGGTGCGGCTGAGGGTGAAATAAACCAAATTTTGTCCGAGATGACCAATCAATTAAAAGCGGTAGATAATTGGGTGAACACTACTGCGAAAAATTTCTCTAAAGGTATGGGGAAATCCGCCAAAGCTACAAACAAAGCTACCAAAGCTGTCAAAGAACAGAAATCTGCCACAGAGACTTTAAAGGAAAAATACAAAACAGTAATCGACTTTATCATAAAACAATATGACAAACAGATTGACAAGATAAAAGAAGCTAAAGATGCCGCAATTAAATCTGTAGAATCCCAAATTAAAGCTCTTGAAAAGGAGAAGGATTCTAAGGTTAAGGCTATTGATGCTGAAATTACTGCTTTGCAACGTGAACGTGACGCAAGAGAAAAGTATTGGCAAGACCAACTTGATAAACTTGAAAAAGAAAATGATGAACGTGAACGGAACATTGCTTTACAAGAGAAACAACAAGCATTAGCATTAGCTCAACAAACTAATGTCATGGTTCTTAAAGACGGTCAATTTCAATATACCCAAGATGAAACTGCTGTTGCTGGCGCTGAACAAGATTTAGCACAACAAGAAGACCAAAATGAATATGAACGTCAAAAGGAACTCATTGAAGAACTTAGAGATACAGAACTTGAATGGTATGATGAGCGTATTCAATCCTTAGAGGATTATAAAGATCAAGTTGAAGAGTATTATGAGAATCAGATTGAGCAACTTGAAGAGTATAAAGAATATCTTGAAGAGTATTATGAAGCTCAAATTGAAGCATTAAAAGCCGAAAAAGAGGCTGTCAACGAAACACTTGAAGAAGGTGTAGCTAACCAACAAGAATATTGGGACAAGATGAAGGAACAGTTACAATCCTTTGTTGAAGAATGGAACGCTTTGGTTGGCGAAATGACATTCCCTAATATAAGTGGAAGTGGTATTAGTTTAAGTGCTGTCGGTGGTAAGATTACTGCTTCAATGGGTGGTAAATCCACAGGTGACAACAAAGTATCTGCTTATGCAAGTGGTAAAGGTTCAATCGGTGATTCTGAAATTGCTGTAGTAGGAGAAAATCCTAAGTATCGTGAACTTGTAATCGGTTCTAAGCTGAACAACGACCAAGGTGTTGTAATGAATTTGAAGCGTGGTAGCGGTGTTGTTAATGCTGGTACAACAAACACACTTGCTAGTATATTCAATTCATTAAACGGTCAAAAGTCAGTTGGTCAACCTGTAAGCAATAGTAATCAATCTATGAGTATTCAGATAGGCTCAATTAATTTACCAGAAGTAAAAGATGGTCAAGGATTTATTGATTATTTACAGAACTTTAGTGCAGATATTACACAACAATCATTTAGAAGAGCATAGATTTTGAGGGGTTGAAACATACCCCTTGTACATATTAAGGAGGGCATTTGTATGTCTATGGAAAAAGATAAAATTGCCTATGAGCAGTTATTACAAGGTATTCAATCATATGTCAATAAATGCCTTGAAGAAAGTAACCGAGATATTACAACAACAGGTAAGATTGTAGAGGTTGTTGAAGATGGTGGTTACACAGTTGAAATAAATGGAGTACAGTATTCAGATATTGATACAATAGGTGGGGAATGTACTTTAAATGAAATGGTCAAAGTAGTTATACCACAAGGTCAATATAACAATATGTTTATATTAAAAGGTGGTAGCGGTAGTAGTGGAAGTGTTACTCCAACTCCTAGTGTAAGTAGAGTATCAAGCGTAAATGGTAAAACGGGCGATGTTACACTTAATTATAATGACGTTGGAGCATTACCAAACAGCTATAAAACTAAACTAGACTTATGGGATTTAATAGTTAATACTGATGGTAGTTTGACTTTACAATATAATGGAGGTTGACAATGGCTCAAATTATTGACTTATTGAAAAATACAAGTTTTGAAGATAAAATGGACTTATTAATTAAAGCTATTTTAAAAGGAGAAAATTGGGATTATGCCCAATTAGATAATAAACCTAGTATCAATGGTAATACACTTGAAGGAAATAAAACTAATGCGCAATTAGGTATTCCTACTAAAACAAGTGACTTAACTAACGATAGTTGGTTTGTATCAGATAAAAATTATGTTCATACAGATAATAATTATACAGATTTAGACAAAATAAGTGTTTCATTGGTTAAAGATAAAGTTGACAAAATAGATGGTAAAGGTCTGTCTACAAATGACCTTACAGATGAGTTAAAAGCTGATTATGATGATGCCGTATTACAAGCTCACACACATAGCAATAAAACTATTTTAGATAATACTACTGCTAGTTATACAACAGAAGAAAAAACAAAGTTAAGTGGTATTGAGAACAATGCACAAAAGAACACTGTAATAGGTGTTAAAGGTGAAGTTGAAACCGATTATAGAGTTGGCAATGTAAATATCACAAAGAAAAACATAGGTCTTGGAAATGTTGCCAATGAACGTCAATGGTCTGCAACTAATCACCCTACTACAATGAGCGGTTATGGTATCACTGATGGAGCAAGTATCACAGATTATAATACATTAAAAGGTCGTGTAGATACTAATGAAGATAACATTGCTATGTTAGATAGTGATGTCGAAGGTCTAACTACAGATGTAGGCACGTTGAAAACTGATATGACTACTGTTAAAGGTGCTGTAACTACAATTCAAGGTAATTATGTACCTAAGACAAGAAAGGTTAATGGGAAGGCTTTAAGTGCTGATATTACATTAGGGGCAAGTGATGTTAAAGCAATTCCTACAAGTCAAAAAGGTACGGCTAATGGCGTTGCTGAATTAGATGCAAATGGGCTTGTACCTAGTTCTCAACTTCCAAGCTATGTCGATGACGTACTTGAATATGATACAAAGACAGATTTCCCCACAAATGGCGAAAGCGGAAAGATTTATATAGCAACTGACACAAATTTACAATATAGATGGACTGGAACACAATATGTTGAAATTAGTTCTAGCCTTGCTTTAGGTGAAACAAGTTCAACTGCTTATCGTGGCGATAGGGGTAAAATAGCTTATGACCATAGCCAAAAAACAAGTGGAAACCCACATAAGGTTACGAAAGGTGATGTGGGATTAAGTAATGTTCCTAATGTTACTACAAATGACCAAACTCCAACTTTTACAGAATCGACAACTTTAACAAAACTTACAAGTGGCGAAAAATTGTCTGTAGCTTTTGGTAAAATTTCTAAAGCCATTACAGATTTAATTAACCATATTGCGAATAAAAATAATCCACATAAAGTAACTAAAACACAAGTAGGATTAGGTAGCGTAGGCAACTTTAAAGCAGTATCTACAGTTGCTTCACAAGGATTAACCGACACAGAGAAAGCCAATGCTAGAACAAATATAGGAGCTGGAACAAGTAATTTTAGTGGTGCTTACGCAGATTTGACTGGAAGACCAACATTAGGTACGGCTGCATCAAAAACAGTCCGTACATTGTCTGACGTAGGTGATTCTGGTTGGAAGGATTTAAGCACAGACCAAGACTATGTTCCAGATATGGCGTTTATGACATTCTGGAATGGTGCTTATTCTTCAAATGGAGCAAGTAATCTCGTATATTGTAATAGAGGTGCTTTTGGAACAATTGTTACAAAAAATGCTGGAGATTATGCCACTGCTGGGCATACACATAATTATGCAGGAAGTTCGTCAGCAGGAGGTGCGGCTAATAGTGCAAATAAATTGACGACATCGCGAACCGTATCAGGTGGGGTAGATATTCCTATTAGTTTTACATATGATGGTTCTGTTAATAGTAGTGCATCCATTGGATATTATAGCTGTTTTTCTACTAATTCTAACACTAATAATTATCCTTTCCATAGGATTGCATACACTGGCGAAATCACTAGTGCTTATAACGATAAGTCTATGACTCTGTATATATCTCAGGGTTATCAGAATGGTGGATTTGGTATTGTACGAATTACAATTCGTACAAATAATACTGGCATTGTGTCTACTGCTGAAGCTAAATGGCTTGTGCGTAGTGGATTTGAAGCCGATACAATCCAAATTGCTCTATATAATGTATTTGGTAAAACTTACGCAGATGTCTTCTTTAAATCTAATGGACGCTATTCTGGATGTGTATTCCGTGCAATTGCGTCTGATGTCAGAGGACATATTGCTAGAACATTCACTCTAGTAAATTCTTTTGAAGTAGCTGATACTACTACTTCTGACAAGAAAACATCTAAAGAAGTGTATACCAGTATTGCATCTGCCGCTAGTTCCCTTCATAATAATCAAGCATATACTGATATACTAGGAGCGATTGATAGTGGTACTACAAGTTATGCTAATAGCGCTGGAACAGCTATCAATGCCACAAAATTACAGACATATAAACGAGGAAGCACTACTGAAACATATGGTAATAGTTACCCTATATATGCACAATGGGAAGATAGTTCAAATGTTAAATTAAAATGTGATAATTACACCGTTAAAACAGATTATGCAAATACATCTGGAAATTCTTCTAAAGTTAATAATCACACAGTAAACAGTGATGTCCCTGCAAATGCTAAATTTACGGATACAACTTATTCGGATGCTACAACATCTAGCAATGGACTTATGACAGCGGATATGGTTAAGAAACTTAATGGAATTGAAGAAGGGGCGAACAAATATAGTTTACCAACAGCTAGTGCAAACACTTTAGGGGGCGTTAAGGTTGGCTCTAGTTTAAAAATCGTCAATGGCGTATTAAATTTAGTATGGCAATAAAGGAGGAAAATTAAATGGCATTAGTTAAACCTATTGCACAAGGCATATCAGCATTTGACGCAACACAAGATAAGACATTTAGTTTTACCTCTAGTGGTGGTAGCCAAGTTGTTGCCAATAGGATTACAATTAGACTACAATCCGATAATAGTGTAGTCTATCAAAATAAAGTAACATCTTATCGGTTTGAACAAACTGTGCCTAGTGGCACTTTAAAGAACGATAATTATTATAACTTCTATTTCAATACATTCGATGTAGATGACAATATGAGTGATGATAGTAATGTAATTCAGTTTTATTGTTACAGTGAACCTACGTTTAGTTTCACAAATTTGCCATTGAATAATTTAGTTGAAAATAGTAGTTATACATTTAATGTAGCTTACAATCAAACAGAGGGTGAACTACTTAATTATGTCAAGTTTTATCTATATGACAGTTTAGGACAGACAGTTGATGAAAGCGATTTTTATTATGGTCGTGTTCAAATACCCATTTACTTTTCACATACATTTGGCGGATTCGACAATACCGCAAATTATGAAGTAGAAGCTATTGCTACAACAGTAAATGGTATGACTGTTTCTACAGGTAAATATGCGTTTAATGTAAGATACTATCACCCTCAATTATTTAATCTATTAGACCTAGAGAATAATTGTGCAAAAGGGTATGTAAATATCAAAAGTAATATAAATGTTGCTGATGGTGAAGTACCACCAGAATTTGATCCACCTACATATCTTGATTCATTAGCGGCTTCAAATCCACAAGATTATGTGCATTGGGATATACCATTCGCTTATGAAGAAGGTCAAGAAATAAGTCTATGGGTTACGCCTAGTGCTTTAGACGTTCACCAATATGGTAACTGGGTAAAATGGTCTAAAGGATTTCGTATTAAGCAAAATTTCACATTTACTGCATTTATGAAAGCTGGTCGGTTTGGGGAGTTTGCTTTAATTGGAACTAGGCAGAATGGGTTTATACTTAGCCTAGTTAGAGAAATTCCTTACACTGAAACAGAAGTAAAGGACAAGATTGTAGTTGATGGATATGTCAATGGTGTAAGAAAAGTTCATCAAGAATCCAATGCCGTTGATATGTTAAATCAAAAGTCAAAGTATATGGTATGGTTTAGAAAGAGTGGAGATTATTATGATGTAAGACTTGAAGTATTAAATCGTGGTACTGATACTTTGGCTTGGGGTATAAAGGATATTGAATTTGAACGTCTTACTGATAAATGGTATGTTGGTGAAGATTATGCAATGGGCGAAGAATTTGTTGCAAAAGCTGATGATATGTCTAGTATATTCCCATTGTTTAACTTGATGTTATGGAATGGCATATATGACTTTATGGATATAACAGGTAACGTATCAAGGAATTTCAACACAAATCAAAACCCTTATGATTATGATACGTTTATACAATGTGATTTTGATGGTAATATAAGTGGTAGTAATGCGAATGTGTTGTTGTCCCAATTAAGATATGTCCGTATCAAGCGTAGAAAGAAAGGAACGTTTAAGTGGGTAACATTAAAGCAGTATGAAATCACTTCTGCCGAGGACTTAGAATCTATCTTAATGCAAGATTATTTTGTACCTACAGATTATGATGCTGAATATGCTATTGTTCCTGTATTAGATGGTGATGTTGAAGGTGATTATGCTATCAATGGTATTAAGACAAAGTTCACTAATGTAACCATAGCAGACGCAAATACAGCATTTAGTTTTAGAGGCAACATAATATACAATGGTGATGTTAAGAACGCTCCTATGGCTACATACACGCCTTTAAAGGGCAAGTATGTTATCATAGAGAAGAACAGCGAACTTGATTATTGGAGTGGTTCAATTACATTAACAGTATTAGGATATAACTTTGACAAAACAAAGAGAATAGATAGAGCAGATGTTGTCAGAGAAACAAATGATTTATGTGAGTTCTTGAATAATACAACTGCTAAGATTATAAAGGATTGGAATGGAAATATTCGTCTAGTTCGATTCACAGGTAGTCCACAAGTGACCTATGCTAATCTATATGGCAATGGTATTGCTTATGTAACTGCTACTTGGGTTGAGCAAGGTGAATATGACAATCAATATGATTTATACACAAATGGTCTAGTAGACTTAGAACAATAGAAAGGAGAGAATATGCCTACACAAGCAGAATATAATTTGGCTAAACAAAGGCTACGGGTTAAATATTTTAAGATAAATTTGCTTAATTATCAATTTCAAAATGTTGGTGAATTAACAGGTGATACGATTGAAACACCAAGTTTTACTATTGATGCAAATTCAGATATTCGTAGGACTTGTAGTATAGTATTTACTCCTAGAGATAGTTCTTTCGATATTAGGCAAGGGAACAAAATTTGGCTTGATAAATATGTTCAAGTATTTGTCGGTCAAAAGGATATGAGAACAAATAAGATAGAATATACTAATATGGGGATTTATTTAATAAATAATCCCCAACGTGTGTATTCTGCAACAGATAATACTTTAACAATTCAAGGCGTTGATTTAATGGCTAGAATGACAGGTTTAAGAAATGGTAATTTACAAGGAATACCATACTTAGTACCTCAAGGCTCAAATGTTCGTGTCGCAATCATAGCTTGTCTTGAAATAGCTGGGTTTACAAAATATGTCGTTGACGAATGTGAAATTGACACACCTAATGATATTAAAATTGACGTAGGTGGAACAATTTATCAGATATTGACAAAATTAAGGGATATACTACCGAATTATCAGATGTATTTCGATGTAGACGGAGTATTCCATTATAAAAAAATTCCTAGTGGCAAGAATGAACAAGTAATGGTCGATGATGATATATGGAATGTGAATGTGGTCAACTATCAAAAAGCAACTAGCTTTGAAACGCTAAAGAACTCCATTGAGGTGTTTGGCAAGACGCATGATATTAAGAATTATGGCGGTCAAGCAACTATTGATGGGGATACATATAAAATCTCTATAGCTGGGGTTAAGAAGTTAAGAAAGAACACTAAGATAGGGTTTAATACAAATGTTGATTTAGGGAAAAATAAAAAGTTATCAGTAACAACAACTAAGACTAAGGTAAATAGTTCTACAGGCGAGGTTACAACTGAAACAACAACTGAAACTTATCCTATTAGAACTGAAAAGGGTGTTGTGCCGACATTCAAAGATGAAGATACTTATTATGTTGTTAAATTTGTATTTGGTACTGACCATTGGGAATTTACAAAGGTTCAACAAGTAGAGAATCCTGTTGTTGCCGTTATCAGTGATGATGTTTATATTATCAATGATGCAAGTATATCACAATTAACGGATGGTATGACATATACATTCAGAACTCCAAAGACAGGGTGTGAGAATGTATACTTACCTTATTTCAGAATTAACAATTTAAAGAAGTTAGAGATCAAAAACACTGTCAAGTTAAGGAATGATACAACTTATACATTGAAATATTTCGAAGCAAGTGAATATGACCAAGAGAAATATTTTCAATTTATGGGAGAAGTAACTCCATACGCTCAAATTAAAGAAGAAAATCCTGATAGTCCATATTATGTTGATGGGTCTGTCGGAGAGATTCGGCAAGTGTTACGAGGTGGAGATTATGATAATATCTACACAAGTGACTTGGCTATGGAAAGGGCAAAATGGGAGTTATATAGGTTATGTAGATTACAAGACAGCGTTACATTAAATTGTGTACCTATTTATTGGCTTGATGTAAATTGGCTAGTTGAAATTACATTGCCTAATAAATATGGTATTGAAGAAAAAGAATTATATATGATTAAATCAATAAATATAGGAAGTGGATTAGGGAGTACGCAATCAATTACAATGGCTCGTTATTATCCATACTATGATGAAGAATAAAGGAGATTTTAATTATGGCAAATGAATCAGTATTGTTTAAACGTGGTGATAGTGATACAATTACTAGTACACCAGTAATAGACGGACAAATACTTTTTGATACAAGTGGCAATGGAAAAATGTACTTAGATAATGGTACAGATAGATTAGCGATGGGTGGAGCAATTACAGTTGATGCTTCTCTTTCTAAGACTTCTACTAATGCCATTCAGAATAAAGCAGTAACAGGTAATATTTTAAATAGTTTAACAGAAGTTGATGCGGCTACACAACAAAATACAATTGCTGGTGCTTTGGCATTAAAAGAGGCAAACAGTGCATTAAAAGAGACAAATAGTAATTTGGGCGGTTGTTCATTCGAGCAGGAAGGAAATGATTTCTATATCACAGGTGCTGATTCAGTGCGAAAAAAATTGGGTAATCCAGATTTTAAAGCATTAGACTGTGGTTTGGTTTCGTGGAAAGCAGGCGAATTTGGACAGTGGAGACACGGATACCACTTCACAAAAGTGTCTGAAATTCCTGATTTCGGATCTATGGTACACGGAAAAGACTTTTTTATCGAAGTGTATAATGGAGGAACCGAGCAAGTGGGCGTTGGTCTTGGAATTAGTTATGTGCGTCATAACAATTCCGAGCTTGTTATGACTTCCGTAAATGGGTTAAATTCTTTGGCATTAAAGGTCTACTATGCAGTAAAATAGGAACATTTTAATAACACAGAGAAATCTTTGCAATGAATCTTCTTAATAAAACTTGCAAAATTTTTATACTATTCTTCTTTTGGTGGAATAATGTACAGTACACATAGAGAAAGTTGAAACAGCCGAACTATATTATCTTACTATTTGTGAATAAGACGTTCGGTGCATATATAAATCGTTATGTTAAAAGAAAGGAGTTTTATATGTCATATATAAAATTTTTGAATAGTGATGAACACTTAGATGGTATTGTTAGAATTGTTGATGAACACACCATTGAGGTTACTGGTTGTAATCAAAATCTAAGTGGTTTACAATGGTTCACAGATAGTGATATTATGTTTGGTGATTATAGCAAATTCAAATATGATTATGGTGAGCCAAATTTAGGTGATAAAGTATACAAATATACGAATGATAACCATAAGTGGAAGAAGCCTATTTACACTACAACATTTAATGTTAGTGGTGGTGGAACTGCTCAAGGGGCTTTAATACAAAAGGTTGGAAAGTATGAAGATTTAGTTATTCCTACAATTACAACAGAAGAGAATTATTTGTTTGATGGTTGGAATCCTGTAATCCCTGCAAGTGGAGATATTACAGAGAACCGAACATTTACAGCAGAATTTACTTATGTTGAACCATTAGAATCCGTAAAGGCTCGTAAAATTAATGAAATGAATCAAATTCAACAACAAACTATTGAGAGTGGATTTAATGCAACTTTAACAGACGGGACAGTTGAACATTTTACTCTTACTGGACACGACCAAACATCATTACTTGGTTTAGCTGGTCAAGTTCAAGCTGGAATTGAGCAAATACCTTGGCACACAAGTGACCATGATGAACATTGTAAATATTATTCTAATGCTGATATGAAAATTATTACAGATACGGCTACTTTTTTTGTGACTCTACAAGTAACATGGTTTAGAGATTTAAGAATTTATATTAATAGTTTGCAAACTAAAGAAGAAGTAGAAGCTATTGAATATAATATCATCATTCCAGAAGAATATCAAAGTGAAGTATTAAAGAATTTACTTGTTCAAATGAATAAGTTGAACTCTACTATATAAAATAGGAGAGCAATATGAAGTATATATTAGGTAAATTAGGATTATTCATATCTGTAGGCTTCACTTATTATATGCTAGAATGTTTCTTCCGAGGATATAGTCATTGGTCTATGTTCCTACTTGCTGGATTTTTAGGTATATTCGTAATAGATGGTGTGAATGATATACTGTCGTTTGAATGTGACTATCTTATACAAGTGTTAATTGTAACAACCCTTTGCACAATAGCAGAGGGTTGTTGTGGTTTAATTGTAAATGTATGGTTGGGATTAAATGTATGGGATTATTCCAATATGCCTTGGGGAACATTTTTCTTTGGACAATGTAATATGATATTCTGTTTTGTGTGGATGGCTTTAGTCGGCTTATTTGGAATATTTTATTGTGATGGATATGATTATTATATAATGAAGATTGACCCTTGTCCTTATTATAAGATATTTGGCAAGGTCTTTTTACGTTTCAAAGAAAGGAAAGACGCATGATAGAAGATTTAAGAAAGATTATTACAGATATGAGAGCAAATGGTTTGTCTTTAAATACATTGATACGAATAGTAAAAGAAATGTATCGTACAAAGTAGAAAGGAGTACATATTATGCAAGAAGCAATTCAACTATTAGGATTATTAGGATTGGCGGTTATTAGTAACACCTTAGGTGGAATGTATGTTAATGTAAATATTAAGGATTTTAAGTTCGATTGGAAGAAATTAATCAATGGTATCGCAAAGGCTTTGATGATTGCCTTTATGTTCTTATCATTAGCTTATATTTTAGACCAAATCCCTAGCTTAATTGATGTTTTAGGTATGCAACCTAAGGCTATGATTATTGGTGCTATCAGTATTTACGTTGCTAAAACAAGTCAACACCTAATTGATATTTTTGGACTAAAGAAAGATGAAGTAAAAAAGGTTGAAGATGACATTCAAGACAAAATTGAAGAAGAATATATGGATAGATAGGAGGCGGTAATATGACAGTTAAAGAATTTCTTGATAAGATTGTTGATAATACCGTCTTAGATTGTAATAGAAATAATCTATTGCCTAGTCCTACGTTGGCTCAAGCAATTATTGAGAGTAGATATGGTACTAGCACATTAGCAACACAAGCAAACGCTTTGTTCGGTATTAAGGCTAATTCTAAGTGGACAGGAAAAACATATTCTATCAATACAAAGGAATATAAAAATGGTCAATATATAACTGTTGTAGCCGCATTTAGAGCATATGACAGTTGGGATGAGTCTATTATTGACCACAACCAATTTCTATTGAAGAATAAGCGTTACAGCAATCTTGTAGGGGTACGAGATTATAAGGAATATTGTAAACTAATTAAACAAGATGGATATGCAACAAGTCCGACTTATACGCAAACATTGATTGATTGTATTGAAAAATATAATCTTGCTCAATATGATGTTATTGCAGAAGAAAAGAAGGATGAAGAGGTAATTGAACCTACAACTCCATTCATCAAAAGAAGGTTTAATGTTCACGCTGGTCACAATCCTAGCGGAATGGTTGCTTGTGGTTCTATTGGATATTTAGATGAGTCCACAGAAAACAGGAATGTATGCAATGGTCTTATTACAGCGTTGACAGACATGGGGCATATTGCTTATGACTGCACTTGCAATGATGGAACAAGTCAAAAGGATATTCTACAAAAAATTGTTGCTAAGTGTAATTCACATGAAGTTGATTTAGATATTTCTATTCACTTTAATGCCATTAGCAAAGAAACTGAAAAAGATGGTGTGACAAAGGGTGTAGAAGTATGGATTCATCCTAATAGCAGAGGGACTGAAATTGAAACAACTGCAAAGGCTATTTGTAGTGCTGTAGCTAATTTAGGCTTTACTAACCGTGGTGTTAAATATAGTAATGGGCTATATGTATTAAAGAATACAAAATCTCCTGCCATGTTGATCGAATGTTGCTTTGTAGATGACCCAGATGATTTTGAACTGTACGATTGTAAAAAGATGGTTAAAGCTATCTTATTAGGTCTTACTGGTTCTGAGGGTGTTGATAAACCACAAGTTGAAGATAAGGATTATTATTACACTGTCGTTGTTGGATATTATGCAAATGAAAGCGGTGCTTTGACATTAAAGAAACAACTTGAAGATTATGGGTATTTGTTAAATCCTAGTGAAGATGAGTTACATAAGGGGATTGTGACAAGTATACAAAAGATTCCAAAGGAATACTTAGGATAGTATTATGGGGAGAGGTCTTAATTGACTTCTCCCCATTTTTTTACTTTTTTAGTATTTTAAGAAGCATAGAATATAATTTATAAATAAAACTAGAGTGCCATTTATCAATCTTTTGTTGAAGTTTTCGATTGTAGTCATCTACAAACTCAACAAATTCTTTGTATTCTTCTTCTGTAATAGGTTTATTCTCCATTTGTTGAACCGAATCCTCCGTTTCTTTTTGTTGTAATTTTCCCTTCATTTGCAAGATAATATTTAGTAAAAATACCTTGCGCAAAAGCATCGCCTCGTTTTAGACTGATAGTTTTATCATCAAGTGTACTATTAGTTATTTTAATAAAAATATGTCCTTCATTGTCAGAATAGAAATAATCTTCATCAACAATTCCAACAGTATTATTTAATTGACAGCGATACTTAAACCCAAGACTGCTTCTAGGATAGATTTGCAATACATAATTCTTCTTCATTTTACATCTAATACCTGTAGGAATCTTAATTGTTGTATTAGGCACGATATTCAAATCAATAGGTGTATAGAAATCATACCCTGCACTACCACTTGTAGCACGTTGAGGTAGTTTGATTGAATCATAAAATGGTCTGATAAATGAATCTAGGTCAATTGTTTTAATAGTTCCATCTTCAAGTTCTCTTGTTGTTTGTAAATTAAATGTCTTAACAAAGTCGTTAAAAAATTGTTCGTATGATACCTTTTCAAATTGTGCGACTGTTCTAAATAACATCATTTTTCCTCCCGTGTTTATATCTTAATTTCCCAATGTCCAAAATTCCATTGATAAACCATAATAATGCAATGATAATACACAATACTGTATAAAATGTAGTAGGTACTAGCAATGCACAGATTATAGATAATAATGACAATACAAATTTCATAATGATTAAAAACATACTGTCTCCTTTACTTCACTTGCATATTCAAATTAGTTACAATCTTAGCACCATTGATTGCCTTACCACTTTTAATGTCTTTCTTTAATGCGGTCTTATCTGCTGATACTTCAACCTTTTCTTTGATGTATTCTTTCGGCAATGAATCAATATCATATACATCAACAGAATCGGATTTACGATATGACAACTTCATTCTAGGTGTTTCCATCTTAAATTTATTAAGACCATCTGTATCAACAACACCATCTTCATTAGTATACTTCATACGAATATAATTGTCAATACGGTTCTTAATACGTTCAGCTAAATTTTCCTTAACCTTTCTACGTTGCGCAATGTTCTTTTCCTCTGTTTTAAATGCTTCAATGTCTGCTTGTAAGTTCTTGTAGAAACACATTGAGTTCTCAATCTTTTCATTTAAAGCCATTTGAATTTCATCAAATTTAGCATTGAAAGAATCCTCGTCAAGTAACTCTCCCGTATCAGGGTCACACATATAATCTTCTAATACTCTTAGCTGATAATCAATTTCATATAAATTAGCCATAATTTCTCCTTTCTAATTTGATTCAAACGATGTTGTGATCTTAATAAATTCCTTTAAATCTTCATACTTTAGTTTAATCTTTATACCATTCACTACAATCAACTCCTTCCTTAACTTTTGCATGAAACCATTTTGTAGTATTTGTACTACTCCAAGAAGTTCCTCCATTGTCAAAAACGGTTATCATGTTGTGTTCTTTGTCATATCCTGCAAAATGTTTTTTGGCATTTTTATTCTCGTGAAAATCCCAAACATAAATAGGTGTATCAACAGGAACTTTATTCCAATCAATTTCACGTTCTTTATATTCTGAATTAGCCCACTCTGCAAATTGTTCCGAGCAACCATATGGTTCTATATTAAATTCACAATTTGAACAATCTGTCCCTTTACAAGGTCGTAAATGACCATTTTGTTTTGCTATCTCTTGACCACTACATACAATATCAAGAATTTCCTTCGCATACTTTTCTCTGTTTAACATAATATTATCTCCTTTCATATTGCCAACCATTATTAGTTGTATAATAAATATTTCTTATACCAAGTTCTTCAAGTCGTTTAGAACAAGCATTGCATGGTTTTGTAAGCCGTGTAAGTCTTTTACAGCCTTCTTTTTTTTCGCTATACACAAATATACTGCACTTGCTTAAATCACCCTTAAATGACCTTGTAGCGTGTTGTAGAGCCATAATCTCAGCATGTAAACAAGGTTCATGTTCTTCACTAATATACTCTCTTTCTCCACTGTGTTCTCTATACTTATTGTATCTCATTTGACAAGGATGAGTTTTTTTAGTGTTCCATCCTATCCCTACAACCTTGTTTTTATACATTATGACAGAGCCTATATGTATATTCTTTTTATTGTAATCACTAAATTCACTTGCACTTTTGGCTAACTTAAATCCACGTTCTATGTTCATAACTATCTCCTTTACTATGAACATATTATACCATAGAATTATTAATTTGTCAACCTATATTTGTTAATCATAATACACACATAGTCCTCTAATATCATGGTCTAATTTAGAGATGAAATTTTCTAATTTTTACCTTGTTAAATATATTCTCCTTTTACATGACCACTTAATACACCTTTAGATTGCAGATATTCCATCAATCCCTCAACTTGTTCATATACAATTAAAGCTGGTTCAAATGTAGGATTTTTGTGAAGCATAAATTGATAATCATAAGGCTGGCAAAAATCTTCATCTAATACATCAATACGAATATCTGAACCGTCTTTAGGAATTGATACACTAAATGAAATATCAAAACCTTTATATCTTTTTGTTTGTGGAAATTTAATAGGTCTACAAAAGTACCAACTTGGTTCATAATGATTAGTAAAGCCAATTTCTCTCATTTCTTCTTCTGATAAAATATGTGCTTTAATTTTAGCGTTTACTCCATGACTATTTACTTCTACTTTTTCATCGAACATAAAATCACCTCCTTTATGATATGTATTATACCATATAAGGAGGTGAATGTCAAGTATTATTTATGCTTTACTCTCATTTCTACTTCTTGTTGTTTCCCCTTATTAAATGCACTCTTATAATCTCCTGTTAAATATCCTGTCACTCTTCTAAGTCTTCTGATACTATGACTTCCACATTCAGGACAAGTGTTATTTATATCATCAGTATAACCACAATCATTACACATATCGTTTGGAACATTGATAGCAAAATATGGAATATCTTTATCCATAGCATAATTTACAATAGTTTCAAGTGCTTGTAGATTATTCTTAACGGAGCTATCTAATTCAATGTAAGTAATACAACCAGCACTACTATAACCAGTTAATTGAGATTCAATATCAATCTTTTCAATAGGACTCATATTAATCCATACTGGAACGTGCATAGAATTTGTGAAAAATTCTTTGTCAGATACATTAGGAATGTCACCATATTTATCTTTGAATTTCTTCATAGATGTATAACAAAGATTCTCAGCAGGAGTAAAATATACACCGAAATTTAATCCATATTCATGTTTATTGCCTAAACTATCTGTATACTGATACCTTTCTTTTTTAAATTCTGAACATCTATCTTTGAATAATTTCTCAATCTTTTTGGCTAATTCCATGCCCTTATCAGTAGTATGGTCGCAACCAATAAGAATTTGTAAAGTTTCAGCAAGACCAATTTGACCGATTGCTAAAGTTCCATGCTTCAATGCTGAAATAATACCTTCTTCTGGTATATATCCAGCCATTACATTATTTTCATACATAAACTTAGCAGAATCAGGTGATTGTAAACAAATCCAATTAAATCGCTCAATGAGCATATTTTTAGCTTCATGGATTTTTTTATCAAGTTTTTCCAAAAATAAGTCTTCTAATTTTCCTCCGTTTTCATTAAAATAAGAATCTTTTGCCTCCATTGCAATAGTAGGCATAATAATTGTAACAGGACAAATATTGCCACGACCATCTTTTAATTGACCAAATCCATTTACATCATATCCATTTGCAGTTCTACACAATAGCATTTCAGCTATTGGACTATATCTTATACTTTTGGTAGTATCTTCGCACTTCCACTTAATGAATTTCACATTAAATGTACTCTACTTGGTTACTTTCAATGACAACCCAAAATTACATCATTGATACCCTTTCGATAGTCTCTTGACCTTAAATATAACTAAATATATAACCCAAATAATCTTTTCTAAGTTCTCCTTTTAACACTCTTGAAATTTTATGTCTGTCTAAATGTAATTCTTTTGAACATTTTCTGATAGATTCATATTCTCCAATAATTTTATTGTCTAATGTTTTCACCCTTACATTAACTTTATCAGTATTGTTTCCATTGTTGTATGAGTGTTGCACATTATATGAATTAGTACACCATTCAAGATTATCTAATGAATTGTTTAATTTGTTTGAGTCGATATGATTAACATATTTAAGTCCATTTGGGTTAGGAATAAAACAATGCGCATATATTACATGAACTCTTTCACACGTTTTACAATGAGCCATGTGAAGTTTTACTGTCATATATCCGTCAGAACCTTTAAAAGGTGTAATTTTATGTCCTGTATGAGCATTGTATATATTCAAATCATCATCAACTAAAAAATCTCTATATTGTTTTATATTATCACCTACTTTCTAAGGTGATATATTTAGTTATAAATCTTGGCACTGGATTCTTTGAATCCCCAGTTAGCACAACACCTAATTGTCATTTCCTACAATTCCTTAACGTGTGTTATACACCCTAATTTTCTAGGTTCACGAAGTTTTAGATGAGCCATAGTGTAATTTTTAACCCATCGTTGAAAAATATGTCTTAGGATCGTTCCTATCATATCCCTCATTTCCACTCCAATCTACATTAGCATAGTTTGGATATAATCTCTGTGCTGTTGACCTTAATGCAAGCTGGAATAAATCATAATTAGGATCACCCTCATGCCTATTTACACCTTTCATACATTGGAAAATACCACATGGGAAAATGCTTGTTTTATGAAATTTCCCAACACCTTTAAGACTACCTTCAAGTAATGCTTTAGTTACCATTCTCCCCTCTGTTAAAGTGCAAGTTCCATAGTTAATAGATGTAAATGGTAACTGATTACCGCTTCGTGATTGAAGTGTATTAAGGTTATGATACATTCCTTCTACCGCTTGTTGCAATTCTTTTGTTGTCATATCCATAGCATATTGATAAGCTTTAGGCGCTACATCTGTATATTCATTAATTGGCGTTGTATCATTCATTTTTTCTGTAAATTCTCTATATAAAGGATTTAAAGATTCATTAATATATTTTAGCCCATCTTTATAATGTTTATAAAAACTTTTTCTTACATAAGGAATCATAGTCCAATCAATATGTGTCGCACTAACGCCACCAAATTGTTGTAATGATTGTAGCTGGAAAATAACTGCTACAAGTTGAAATGCTGTACCAATAGAATTAGCAGGGCGAACATCTGTCTGTCTTGTATTAAATCCATTAGCAAGCAAATCATCAAATGGAATAGACAAGCAATTATGCGAGCCTACTACATAACTGTTTAAATCATGGACATAAATCTCATTGTTTATATGATTGTTTCTTGCCATTTCAGACAAATAATCTTCCAATGCAATTTTCTTTAATAAAGCATCACTGGCTTCTCCAACTCTGCCACCAAAAGATTTTTCGTCAACATTAGCATTTTGATTTTGTACACTTGAAGCAGATAATTTTTCATTTAGTTCTTTTCTAAAAGCACTATTTCTATCTCTAATTCTGTTTCTTTCTGCTCTGTAAAGAATATATGCTTTAGCAACATCCTTTCTATTTGTAGCCATTAGTTTCTTTTCAATAATATCTTGAATTTCTTCAACTTGTAAATCCTTAGATTTATCAATTTTTTCAATATCTAATGCAATAGAATGGATTTTACCTAAAGATACTTCTGTTAATTTACCATCTACCTCTACAAAAGCACTTTCCATAGCCTTTATAATCTTTGCAATATTAAATGGTTCAATTTTGCCATCACGTTTAATTACATTCATCTAATCCAAATCTCCTTACAATCTTCTTCTTCTACACATTCCATAAATTCCATTTGTAATAATTCTTGATCTATTTTATCATAATCATTTAGCCCATATTCCTTACATCTTATCTGCCCTCCTTCAAACCATAATAGAGCAATTTGTTCATATGGTTGCTCTAATAAATACTCCTTTAGTGTCATTAGTAATTATATCCTCCTTTCTATTTATAAAATGTATGACCACTTTCATCTGTGAATTGTTTAGTCCAACCATTCCATTCGTTAGGGCTACAATCACTTCTAAAAGCAATACAACCGTTAGTAGTATCTTCTATCATGTAAGCATACAACAACGCATATACAGTTGAATCACTAATATTGTTACGACCATAAGCAAATTGATTCTTTTGTGTAATCAATTCAACAGGGTCAGTTGGGAATTGGTCTGATTCAATCCTGTTTAAGATTACATTGGCAACGTTTACTTTGCAATCAAAACTTGCTTCATGCGCTTCGGTTTCAATACATTTAAGCATCATGGTAATTTCACGCTCTGTAAACACATCATAAGGTGTTTCTGGTAAATCATCAAGTTCATAAATATTAAACAATGCGTTGTAATATAACTGAAACCATACATATTTATCTTGGTCTTTGATGCTTTCAATTAAATATAAGAAATGCAAGCACTCTTCTTTTTCTCGTTCACTTTGATTATACTCCATTTCAGCACATTTGTCAACATATTTATCATTTAGCTCATTATAGCTAATACTTGCCCTATCAATATCCCCTTGTAAACTCGTATTAGCCGATTCTAGGGCTTCAATTTGTTCTTGCTTAGACTTTATTGTACAGCCCATAATCATGAAAATTATAGTCAATAAAACGATTCCTATGCACTGAATAATATTATACTTCTCTATCTTCACTTTCTTTTTCTTCTCCTTTCAATAATTTATTTGTAACTATTGTGGTACTGTTATTATAGGAATATTCCCCAAAATATTTTTCTTCTGCTTTTTTACGCGCTTCAATAGCATCTTCTTTACTTTTAAATGCTCCTAAGTTTATGCTTTTATAATTAACTTGTATCATCGCCGTCCATTTATTACTTCTTTTATCAAAATGTACACCAGTAAATCCAGAAGTATTATCTTTTCTTTTTGACATATTCATTTGATTTTGTACTCTAGTAACTATACGTAGATTTTGTTTTCTATTATCTAAAGTATTGTGGTTTATATGGTCTATTACTTTATTTGAAAAATCATTCATAATCAATTTGTGCATTTTTATATTAACAGATTTTCCTATTTTATTAATATTTCTACTAACCGCGTATCCGTAATTGTCTTCATACCAACAATTAATTTTAATTTTATCATAATCCTCTTTATCAAAATAAAATTGATTATTTGTATTGCTTGTGTAACCAATCCCATATACTCCTGTTAAATCATAAGTATTATATTTTCTAAATTGTTGATGATTTTCAAAGTTTTTCTTACTAAATTCTTTTGCATAACATCCACAAGATTTTGTATGACCACTTTCTAATTTATATTTTGGTAATTTTGTCATATTCCCACAATCGCATTTGCATAACCAAAGAGCTTCTTTCTTCCCATTTGGCTTTATTAAATCTTCTTCTGATTGACTTATAACTGTAAGTCTGCCGTATCTATTGCCAGATATATTTGTTCTTACTTTTACCATAATAATTCCTTTAACCATGTGTTCCTTTGTTCATCTTCGTCTACTAATAAAGCATTATTAAAAGCTGAGACGCTTCCAATATCAATAACTTTTTTCTTTGCTCTTGTGTCAGCAACATAAAGTAAATTCTTTGATAACATTTTTGTATGTTTTTCACTAACTATATTTATAACATAGTCACTCTCGCTTCCTTGAGATTTGTGGATCGTGATACAATAAGCTAATAATAAATTTTGCAATTTAGGTTTATCGAAAACAATAAGTTCATTATCAAATTCAATAATCATCATATTGTCATTTACTTCTCTAATGACACCGCATTGTCCATTAAATACTTGTGTTAATTCTATATCATCACTTGTCAGCATATTGTCCGAATTTTGTATTTTTTTATAACTCTCTAATGGCATTGCCTTATAGTCATTTTTTGTATTGATTACTACATCTCCAACCCTAAAAATTATATTAGTTTTGTTGATTTGCCTTGCCATAATTTTCTCATTCGGTTTGGGCGAATTTATAATTGCTTGTATTTCATTATTGATAATATAAGTTCCTTCTTCACCAACATTCATAGGAGACAAACATAATATATTCTTTGGCTTAATATTTTTATCAATAAGTTTAATATATTCTTCTTTTACAGTATCTAATATATCATTAGTCTCAATAAATTCATAATTGTCACAAATCTTATATCTGTTACCTATATGCTTCACCATTTCAGCGTCATCAAAAAACTGTTTTCCTTGACGTACATTTGTAGCAACAAATAAACTGCCATTGCTTTTATATCTAAAAATTTCGTCCAGTGTAATGCTTGGAACTTTGCCACTGTTAATTAAATCACTAAATACTCTTCCTACTCCTACACAACTTAATTGTTTAAAATCTCCAACAAATACAATTCTTGCATTTTCATTAGTGATATGTTTAAATAACATTACGATTGTTGGCAAATCATTCATTGTAGCCTCATCTAAAATAACACAATCAGAAAAAATTTCTCCATCTTTCAAACATTTTCTATGTACTGTACTTGTTGATCTATGCGTTGCTTCTGCCATTCTAAGGCTTGCTTTTCCAGTAGAAGATAACAAAGTGTATGATAAATTATTATCTTCCATAAGTTCGATAAGACCTTTTAATGAACTTGTTTTTCCGCTTCCAGAGAACCCAGCTAAAATCATAAAATTATATTTACAAAATAACTCTAATGCTTTTGATTGTTTTTCACTTAGTTGAAATCCATCAATATTGGTGTATTTTGTGTAATCAATGTCAAGTTGCTTACTATTCATAATTTTATCCTTTACAAAATCAGCAACATAACACTCACCTTGATAAGTAGACATAATACTTAAATCTTTTGACTTCTCATCGTAATAGAATAAATCGTTGTTCATTGCTGTAGGAACAATTAAAGGTTCAAGTTCGGGTACATTATATTCTTCCATGATATAATAATATAAATCATTTCCATTTAACCTTGTATCACCCTCTTGCTCATTTCTTTCCAACACACTTAAAATCAAATAAGCACATCTCATTTCACTTACTTTTAAATCTTCTCTTAATTCCATAATCATTCTATCAGCAAATTCAAAAGAACGACCAAGTGTTGAGATTAAGACTTTATAAGGATTAGACTGAATTTCTTTAGCAATATGCTCTTCATCAAGATATTCTTCAATTAAATTTTTACAATCACTTACATCAAATTTGTAATCCTTGAAATGTTGAATAATACCAAGATACTTATATTTTTCAAGTAAGTTTCTGGCATAAGCGCCAAGATAGACTTTCCCCATACCTTTGACTCTACTTACATCAATAACCTCTTTGCCTTGAGTTAAAATCAATTCAATGAAATCAGGATATGCTTCTAAGATATTATCAGCAATTCTTTCACTTGTAGTGCAATCCATAAGAATTTCTTTCTTTTGGTCTAAAGTAAGTGTTGACACATCAAAGTTGCTCATAGATGGAACTGATAAAATCTTATATGTCCCACCATATCTTTTGTCATAAGCAATTTCTTCAATTTCAATTTCATAGTCTTTATTTTCGTCTATATATGAATCGTTGCCTTTCGTTGAAAAGGTAAAGTAAGGACTTAATTTAACACTATCATTATGGTCAATAGGGCTCCATGAAAATATTCTATAATCGTCTTTCTTAAAACAACACTTTACACATCTTGCTTTTAATGTAATACTCATTTTCTACTCCAATTCTCTAAATAATTAGCTATTTCTGTTATATTATTTCTTGATTCAATATACTTGTCTATGCTTTCTTGAATAAATTGGACAACAGCTTGTGTATGAGAAATTTTTATTGATCTCATATAAGAATCATATGAATATATTGTAGTCCATATATAAAACAATAGAAATTTTTTCTTTACTTTTATTTCGCATTGTACTCCTAAATTATCTGCGTTGATATTTACTTTAAAAGTATAGCCATCTTTCTCTATAATCTTAGTCATAATATTTATATTTATTCTCCTTCTTTTTATTTACAACTTTAAATCCTTTTCTTGCTTTATATTTGTCACAGGTTTGACATAATTTCTTCTGTTCAGCATTTCTTCCTTTGTCACATTTACCTTTACAAATATAATAGATACAAGGTGCTAATCTTTCTTTAGACATAAAAAATATCTCCTTTCATTGATATAATAATTATACCATGAAAAGAGATATTTGTCAAGTAAAAATTTACCATCTTAATTCAAAATATTTATTATAAATCTTATCCCATTCTACTTGTTTAATTCCACCTCTATCATATTTTTCTTCTAAATTGTAAAGACATTGTGTAAGATAACGGTCTGTATGCCAATTACTAAATAAAGTCTCGTATTCATTATTGATAAGTACACTTAATTTTCCACCAAATGTGTTTGATATAGATATTCTACCTTTTAAGTATTGACATAACTTGGCTTTGGTCTTATCAGAAACATTATATCCACGTTTCTCCATTTCATCAATAACCAAATCACAATATAGTCTAAAATGACTCAAGTCATAATTCATAATAGGATTGATAAGAATGTGATTAGTTGTTCCTTTTTCATAAATATCTTTAGCAATGGCAACACATTCTCTTAACTGAGAACACAACTGTTGTTTAGGTAACACATCTAATAAATCATAATGCCATAATCTCATATTCTTTACTCCTTTACAATATATTTACTCAACATATCAATTTCTTTTTGTAATTCTTTAATACGAGGTACAATTTCTTCCCATTCATCTGTTTCAAAATTATAATAAAAACTTGCTGGGAAATTGCCATTATAATCAATATTATTTACTCTATTGTCACCAAACGTTTTATTTAGAAAATTTAAGGCTTCCTCAGATTTACAAACCACATAAGCACCATCTAGAGATAAACGACAATTATTATCAAGAGGAAGTAATTTATCTTCTGTATTATACACTAACAAATCTTTACCATACTTATTTTGTAGTTCTTTACTTTCATATATTTCACATTCATTATAATCCTCAAATTCCTTGCCATCAAATGCAATATAAATTGTCTTCTCTGTCATATTATTACCCCTTTCTAATATGCCGAATTATTTTATCTAATAAATTAAGCTGCGCGAATAGCTCTTGTCTATATGTCCCCTCTGCTTTGTCGTAACTACCAATTCCATATAAATGAGCATCAATATCATCTTTTTGCTCATAAAGCCAAATTAGTAAATCTTTATCCATATTATTTTTACTCCTTAAATAATTCCAATCGTTTCATCTTCATAATTACATTTCTTTGCTTTTTCAAACATATCTAAATATTTTTCATCAAAGTCAAATGTATCTTTTTTAATATTTGCAATTAATGTCAAGCATCTATTATACATTTCTGTTGTAAAATCTTCACAATTTATACCATTTTGATTCCTATTAAAAATATAATAAATTAAATTAGAGTCTCTCTTAATTGCTTCTGACACCAAAGGTTCTAAAAATAAATGTAAAATAAAATCTTTGGTCAATTCTACTTGTGACTCACCATAAGTATAATATCTATCATAATATGCTTGCATAGCTGAAAGTTTATTTTTATATAACTCTTTATTATACCAACCTTTACAAATTAGCATAATATCAATTAAAGTATTGTCTGTCATTCTTTTACCTCCACATCTAAGTTTTCACATCTCAATCTACTAGCAATTTGTTTACCAAGTATTTGATACTGATAAGGATGACGCAGAAATACACTCTTCTGCTAATCGCTCACATGCTTCTTTTAATAATTCTACATCATCTGTTAAAATTTTAATCATTAACTTCTCCTTTTATAAACGCTTCATAATAAACATCTTCAAGTAATTCATTTCTTAAAAACAACCTAAAAGGTGTTGGAACTCTTCCTTCAATTTTTCCGAAGATTTAATATCATCTATTACTTTTGAGTCATGTTTCATAATACGTTTGTATAAACTATAAATATTGCTCATAATTTAACCTTTCTATTCACAGTGTAATACGTTTTTATGGAAATTCATTGCACATTCTTTGCACAATAAAATTTTGGTTGAATGGTCAAGATATTCGCCATCCCATCTAACTGTATATTCTTTTGCCTCATTAAAATTTGTAATTTCTTTTCCACATTTGTCACAATAATATTTAGTTACTGTCATAACAAAAATCTCCTTTCCATTTGATACTTGTATTATATCATAGGAAAGGAGATTTGTCAAGGGTTAATTTTTAATTTCAGGTATAAAGCTTAAAATATGTGAAACTACATCTACACTATTCTTCAATTTCTTCTTGCAATCTTTCCAATCTTAAATTCAGTGTTTTATCTTCATTCACTTTTTCAATCAAAACCATACTATGTTGAAATATGCTATTTTTATAACTTTTAACAAAGAAAGCATCTTCTCTTCTGTAACCACACACCATAACAAGATTGCCACGTTTTATCCAGTTATCATCTTTAACTCCGTTAATTTCAATTACTTGTTTATAATAAGCAAATTGACCTTTAGGCATATTAACAGCTACAACTTCATTATCGGGTGTCAAGATATTAAACATATGGTCTTTATCTTTTCTGTCTAACACAGTTCCACAAATACGATAAATCTCATACTGCCTCCATGTTCTTTGCCCTCTTGATTTCAAAGTGAACGTGGGTTCTTCTGGCAAGTCGTTAAAATGGGATAAGTTGTAAGCATTATAGTCAATATCATTTAATTCATGTTCTCCGTTGGGATAGAACGATACAGAGTCAAATGACCATTTATTCTTATCCTCTACACCAACCATATTTTGATATTCAGATTGCCATGTTAAAGCGTTATATTGGTCGATTACAGCTTGTGTATTGATATATGCCTTGAGTTTATCCATAGACTCTTTTAAAGCTTTTTCTAGTGCCTTATCAACGACTACAAGACCATTCTCTGTATAATAATAGTCTTGTTCTTCTTTTAGTTTGTTTATACAATTTTCTTCAAAATAGTCTACTGCATTGTCCATTACTAAATAGTGCTTCTTTGATTTATACTTAGGGTCGTTACAATAAAAGAATTTCTTGTCTGTTACATACTTGTAAAAGTAATAAGCTGTAATTAGTTCTTGAGGAAAGTCCACACCTAAGTTAATAGCGTTAGGGATGTTAGCCGTTGTCAATGATTCTTTCTTAGGGTTCTCATAGACAGTTAGCCATTTCATAGCCGAAATCTTGTCATCTGTGTTATCAAAACAACCGCCTTTAATCAGTGTAACAAATTTAGACTTCGTAATAGGACTACCAGTATAATGAAATTTGTTATAGAAATCATCAAAATCCTTATATGGTCTGTTATCAATGATAGATTTAGCAATATCTAAGTTAATGCCACTAATACCACCCAATCCAAATAAAATAGTGTTATCTTCTTCATTCGGAGTAAATGATATACCTGACCTTTCAATATCTGGTTGTAACACATTGATACCAAATTTTCTCATTTTATAGATTGATTTAGCAACCTTACCATAGTCGGTCTGTCCATTTGCTCGTTCATTTGTTTCATCTGATTGTGACTCCACTGTTAAGCAAGCTGTATTCCAATAAACTCTTGGATAATAATAGTTAAGGTTCAATTCTTGTAAAGCAATAACAGAATAAGAGTATGAGTGCAACTGACTAAACGAATATCCAAAACTCATACCGAACTCTTCTTCCCAAATATACTTAGCAAAAATATCTCTTGTGCCTTGTTCTTTACACGACTCAAAGAACAATGTCTTAGTTTCTTCTAGTACATCAGCTTTCTTTTTAGCAATGGCTTTACGTAATTTATTAGCTTGCTTTAGACTAAATCCACTTACTCTTTTATCCATAGACAATAGCATAACTTTTTCTTGCGATTCAGCCATACCATAAGAATTTTCCAAATGCTCTTTCAAACATTGTTGCTCACTATTGCTTAATCCATATTCGGTCATATCGGCATACCATTCACTTATATCACGTTTATAACGTGCATATTTATCTAATGGCGATTCTTCTCCATCTCCTTGCAGTCTTAACAAAGAGTTGGTCGCTGATAAATCCATAACAGAATGTGGTTCAACTTGATTCAAGGCTTTAACAGCAACGGGAGTGTCAAATTGAAAGATTGAATAGATTTGCTTAATCATATCCCACATTTCTTTAGTTTGATAATCTAATACGTCTGGGTGTAAATATTTCCAATATGTAGCCTTTAATGAACCTTGCCACTCCATGTGACCATTTGCAATAAGCAAATCCATTGTCTTACGAATTTTGTCGCTTGCTTGAATTGTTAGTATATCGACTTTAGTCCAACCACAATATTCAGCATCGTGTAAATCATAACAAGAACATAACACTCCTTTAGGAGAACGCATAGCAGATATTTGATTTACATAAGGTTCGTTACCAATTAAAATACCACTTGCATGAATACCACGATTGATAATCAATCCTTCAAATACAAAGATGCATTCTTGTAAATGTTCATATTTGTTTATTTCATTGATTAACTCTTTAACTGGTTTTCTATCTTTATCTTTATTGCCATAAAAACAATCTTTCAAAGACCAAACTTGACCACGCTCCGTTGGAACTAAAGATTTCAAATATCCAACTGTTTCGTCTGTAATATCATAACCAAGTTTTTTCAATCCTTTACCAGCTTTTTCAATAGCAGTCTTAGCACTAAGCGTAGAAAATGTTGCTACATTTAATACTCTGTCTTCACCAAAATAGTTGCGGATTGCTTCAATGATGCTATCACGTTTAGCATTTTGTGAATCATTGTCAATATCTGCTATTTCTACGCCACGTTCCGCAGATAAGTGTCTCCAAAATGGAAAGTAATCACCTAATGGAACAGGGTCAATTTGTGTAATCTCAAGCAAATAACACACTAAAAATCCTGCTCCACTACCTCTTGCTGGCATTGATAAACTATCACTATCCCAAATCAATTCAATAATCTTTGACATAGTTGTATAATAACTTGCCATAGAATCATTAAACGCTTCTGAAACAAGCCTAAGTTCATGGAACTCACTATTTAATCTTGCTATATATGTTTCAATATCCTTACCTTTACATTCAACTAATTCATATAAAGCCCTTTCGATACGATAAAAGAAATAGCTGTCTTGTAAATTTTTAATAAAAGCATAATATTTGAAATCTTCGTATTTATCATAATATTGTTTATATCTATGCTCAATAGTAAAGCTAGGAATATTCTCAATGGGAATCTGAGGAATCATTGGAGCGTGTTCAAATGAATAGCCTTGAACTCTAGTACCTATTTGATTAGTGTTTCCAAACAATTCATCAATCTGCTCTTGCGTAAATAAATTAAATAAATACCCTCTTAATTCTTCTTCTCCCATGAGGTAAGCAGTAGCATAAAATTCATCTGTTTCTCTTGCATCACCACCATCTTTAGCATTAAGCAACACCTTATGAGCAAATGCTTGTTCTTTATTCATAAAATGGGAGTCTGTTGTGATAATACAAGGTATGTTAAATTTGTGACCAATATCCCATAGATACTTATTAACGGTCATTTGTTCTGTATTGCTTTGATAGCAAGGTTGCATTTCAAGATAAAAATTGCCATGACCAAATAAATCATCAAAATATTGAATGGCATTATTGGCTTTTTCATAATTTTGTGCCAAAATTGCATGAGGGATAACACCACCTAAGCAAGCCGAAGATGCAATAACATGACCTTGATTTGGTCTAATAATATCTTCTAAATCAGCATAATAAGTTGGTCTACGCATAAGACCTTTATAAGTGTATGCTCTATACCATGCTCTACTTGACAATTCACGAATTTGTTTATGACCTTCATTGTCTAACGCATTTAAGATAAAATGGTAATATGGTGTTTCCTCTTCAAAAGGCGTTGTTGCACCTCTCATTATGTTATCTTCATCTTCTGACAATAGATAAATTTCATTACCAAGAATTAACTGAAATGGTCTATCTTTAGTCATAGATTGATAATACTTTAATGCTTGCACATGACCACTAATACACTCATGGTCTGTTATGGCTATACCATTTAATCCTAAATCGTAAGCTGATTGAATTAACTTGTCACATTTATTGATACTATCTGGAAAGCCTAAAGAGGCATTACTGTATGGACTGTGGTTGTGCAATGCTGTATAACTCATTCATTTATCTCCTTTCTATATTTACTCAATTATACCACAAAAGACCACCTTTGTCAAGTGGTCTTTTTATTAAAATAAAATTATGTCACAACTAACATAATCTATCAATTTATGTTAATTATAACATAAAAAGGAGCTTTTGTCAAGCCCCTTTTACAATTAATTTACTTCCTATGCCACATAATATCCTTGTTCTTGAATTTTATCCCATTCTGACTTATGATACCATAAAATATTGTATTCTTCTATACCCATACAATTAATGAGTATTTTGATTTCCAACATAGGGTCAGTTTCAACAAAATTTGGGATATCTTTTCTCATAAAATCTTCCCATTCTTTAGTAACATCTTCAACTGAAACTACCTTTTCAATATAATGTTCTAATAAATTCATTTAATCACCAACCTTAATAATAGACTTAAATTGTTTCTCATATAAATCAAGATACAATTCCTTGGCATCACCATTATATGTTGCTTCAATAAATTGAGGGTAAATTATATTTGTATCTTTATTACGAACAATAAATAAACCTTTGTGGTTTTGTATGGTTTTACAATACCATACTTGAATTATTTCTAAATCTGCTTCATTATATGACTTGTCTAAAAAATAATTTTTAATCTCTTTATCGACTAAATCTAAATATTCTATTGTTTGCATGTTATATTTTACTCCTTTCGTTCTTCACTTATCCAGCATCAAATATAATTTCTAGTTGCGGTAATTCCCCTGTATAACCAATGGTTTTTTCATAGTTTTTATCAATTTCAAACTTAGGTCTAAAGTCCCCATCTCCATCAGAATAAAATCCAACGATAGAAGAATGTCCTATTTCTCCACAATGTTGCATATAATCAAGCATAGAGCAAAAATCATTTATCCATCTTTTGTTCATTGTACATTTAATATTAAATGTAATATTATTTTCCATATTACACCACCTTCCAATCTTCTGCTAATACATCACTAATGCTAGGAGTCCAAGGAACAACTTGACCTTGTACCGTTTTAAGTGCGATATAAGGCTTATATTCAACCAAACCTTGTTCATTAACTAATTGTTTAGCTATTTTAGTACATGGCTTATATGAGCCTTGTGGAACGTAATAAATAAATTGATTCTTTCCATTCCAACCTTGTCTTGTTAGTTTAGAACCTTTTAACAGTTTGTCTAAGGCTTCATCAAATTTCATTAAATAATCATCCATTTCTGCTATATAGTGTTTAAATAATGAATTTCCTTTCCAATATATTCTACGTGATTTAGGGCAAGCAACTCCTTTTCTAATGTCATCAATAGTATAACTTTTATATATTGTTCCATCAAATAAAACATCAACAATTTTATAACCATTTGATAAAATATGTACTTCACTATCTATTGATATAAAGTCTACACCATCTGCTCCAATTTCTTCCATTTCTTCTAAAATTGATTTCATATTACTCTCCTTTTAATCCGTAATCTCTACTTCATAATTATACATAGCTTCATATAATTTTATAGGGAAATTAGGATATTTCGATTTATATTCATCTGCTACCTGTTTAATATGATTTTCTTTAAAATTCTTATAAGCATAAAAAGCTTCATTTGGATTATTAAATACTCCAATATGCTTCATTCCATTCCCGTATGTGCTACATCTTGCAACGTAATTGTGATTATTCTTTTGCCAAATTACTCCTATTGGTAAAGAACCTCTAACTTTTTGTGATTTAACAAATAATAAATTTATGTTATTATCAACCAATATACAAGTTTGCGGAGAATAAAGTCTATTCCCTTTTACCAAAATATCTTTATCTAAAAATGTTGATATATCACTCCATTTGTTTTTATTGTACCATTCGGCAAATGTTTGAAAACATAGCCATTCTTCACATACTTCACAGTCTCTATATGTAGGCATTTTGCTTAACGCTTTTTCTGAGTAGCATCTTTTAATCATATGTTGCCAATGATTGTATTCTTCTGTTACAACACTCTTGCCATTTACTTTAATAGAACATTTATATTCTCCTTCTCCCATATATCCAATATTACAAACACTTTTAGTATACGGACTTTTAAAACTTCCTTCTTTTAAAACTTTTAGATCTTTGTGTTCGATGTAACCATTATCATATTGTATAATAACATCTGTCAATTTATTATAATCAATAATTGTTGCAATTTCTCCATGTTTATTTTTATATGTACTTCCTATATATAATTTACGACCATCTTCTTTTAATTTTTCTTTGTACCATTCTTGCATATATTAAATATTGGTGGGAGAAGTTTCTCCCACCTTACCTTTCTTTATTACCACTCAACACCTCTTTGTTGAGCAAATGCAACAAGATTGTTATATATACTTTCAAGTTCTACAAGTTGATTAGGTCTTGCATCTGTAACCTTTACACCTTCTCCTAATTGAGATTCTACAATTCCAATCGTTTCATCTGGGTAAACTTCAAATAAAGCTGTAAGAACTGGCTCAATACTTTTAATATAATCATCCTTAGTATAACCACTTGTATTTCTTGCAAATGTCACCAAATCTGCACCTTGTTCTTCTGCTGATTTCTTTTGTGCGTCTTCAATAGCTTTAATAATGTTCTCAGCAGTAAATGGATTTACAATAGGAACAATATCAAATCTTGACCCACTAAAGAATTTGTCTGTTCCAACACAATAAGCAACTGACATAACTACTTTATTTGTTTCTTTATCTGTACCTTGTCCTTTGATATAAAATCTAAAATCTGTTAAGTCTCTAATGAAGCGTGTAGAGTCTTTTACATTAGAAGTTCCTTTTGGCTGAATATATGTACTACCATTATCTCTTTCAATGACTTCGCCATGACTTATAAAAATAATTGTATAACCATAAGAGCATAATCTGTTAATATCATTCTTAAATGCAGTTCTATACAAAGTATAGCCATTCGGATTTCCTTTTTGTGCTTGTTGTACTTCTCCCACATCTCTACAACCATATTCTTGAGCCACTGCTTGCTTATAAACATCAGCAATATCTTCTACACAATCAAGAATAATTGTTTGGAATTTTTCTTTCATTTGGTCAAGGGTTTTTTCATCTGTTAATTGCTTAACAACATCCACAAAATCTTTTTTCCTTGTAATGGGAATCTTATATCCTTTAATTGCCGAACCACCAGCTTCTCCCATTAACAACAAAGGTTTTGGAAATCTCATAGCTTGCTTTGTTTTCCCTACTGCGTTTTCATCAGAATAAATTTGTATTTTGAGTCCGTCAAGATTATAAGCTACACCAGTTTCTTCCAGCCCTAATAAGTTTAAATTTGCCATCTTCTATTTACCTTTCTATATTTACTAATAATAATCAATTCTTTAAAAGGGCAGACATTACATCTGCCCTATATCTTATCTTAGAATGGAGACTTCTTTGTTGAAGAACCAAATGGATTAGCCTTTGCACCATTAGAACTTGCTCCCTTTGGAGAACTCTTAGGCTTATCTTTATTCTCTTTAGCGGTCTTTACCATGTTACTAATTTTAATGTCACGTTCATTCAGTGCTTGCTTCATATCTTCAGGATTGATATAGTATTCATTTTCCTCATCAAACGCCTCATCACCACGAAATACACTATATTCAGTAACACTAAATCCACTTACCATGTGTGATTCTCTACGACCAAATCCACCAGTTGTAGGTTTCTTAGCTCCTACTTGCTTAGTGATAATCTCATAATATAGCTTTACAGACTGACCAGCTTCATAGAATGAATTGAAATCATCTGCAAGATCGGCTTCTACAATAAATGTAAAAGGTGTAGTTTCAGCGTTGCGATTGAATGTATAAAGTTCAACTTTTAGTCTACCTGTTTCTTCTGCATCCTCACCCTTTGTTTCGGGAATAATACTACGGATAATACCACTGATTTCACAGTCTGCACTGTCCTCTTCGGGAACACCAGTAGATGTAATTCTAAATCCATTTACTTGTGTAATAGACTTAAATTCATATGTGTCCTTATTAACGTATTCATTCGCAGATAGGATTCCATCAATCTTAACTCTTGTAGGTACTTCCCCATCCTTTGCATTATTCTTAGGAATATAATTTTCAAGAACAGTCTTTAAGGACTTAAAATTTGAATTATCAATAATCTGTCCATTCTCGTCTAACTTCTTCTCACTTGCAGGGAAGAAATCTACACCAATCGCATTTCCCTTTACATCTACAAGAAACATAGGATTCTTAAAATCCTTCTTTGCCATCTGTTGACAAGTTACCTTCTTTTCAACTCCATTTGCTCCCTTTAAGGTAACTTCCTTTGTAATCTCTTCAAGATTCATTTCAAGTAATTCACCGATAACCTGCGCATTGTTAATACTAGCTTTAATTTCACTCATTTTAATTCTAATTCCTTTCTTCTCTTAAACTTTTTTATTATGTACTTATCTATAATATCACTCCGAAGAGATAATAAAATAAATGTATAATTTAATCTAAGTCATCTCACTCTTAGTCGTTCACTGTCTTACCATTTGAAACTTTTTCAATTACATCTTTGTTCTTTAAGTTGTTTTTAATAAACTCTTTTAATTCTTCCATTGTGCAACCACTATTAATCTTGTCAAGATATAATTGACTAGCAGTTTCAAAGCCAATAACCATATTCTTAATAAAGTTCTCTTTCAAACTACTTTCATAGTGATTAACAATGTTTGCCATTGCTTGTTTCTTTGTTGGTTTCTTTGATTGTTTACTTTGCATAGCCATTATTGAACTACCTCATCTCTGTCACATACTGGGCACAGCCAAGCTGTAAACCATTCTTTATTGTTATACTCCAATTCAGTATGAGTCTCGCAATAATCATAAGGTTGTAGTTTTGCACCACACTCAATACAATATTGTTCTTTATTAAACCAATCAAGAATTACTTGTTTCATTTTATCATCATTTGTCGTGTGGTATAAGTAAAATAACATATCCTTAATCAATTCTTTCCCATCTGTGCCATCACGATAATAATGTTCGTTGATCGTTTCTACAATTTCTAATGCAAAATTTTCCATATAATCCTCCTTTATATTTATTAGATTGAGAGATTTATCGGAGTCCCAATATCTAGGACTCCTACAAACGGAGGTAAAAATGAATAAAAACATTAGAATCCCGATAAATCTCTCAATCATGGATATTATATCATATTATTTAGTTAGTGTCAAGTGTTTCATCAATAAAAATTAACTCTTGTGCATGAGGTAGCGTTCTAGCCCATGAAATGAAATTAGGAACATTTGGATTGTCTTGACCACTCCATTCATTTAATTTATGGAATCTACGTTGCCCCTTACTACACATAGCAAGTAAATTTTCATATGTCATTGTTACTGTACGTTTCTGTAACCATGATTCAGGAAGCCATCTAATAAGTTCCTTCCAATATCTCTTATCTTTTGTTTCAAGATATTTCTTCCTTAATCCCTCTAATAATGGAATCCATTGACAAAAAATCATAGACTCACAGTCATCTGCACTTAAACCATCTTCACCAAGAAAATCTGAATGAAAATTGCAATATTCTTCATAATCATCCATTTCAAAACAATCTAATGTAATAGGTGTTGTTGCTAACTTGTGCATAGTAGAAGTTGAGTTAGCCGTAGTCCCAACTTTATAAGTGTCGAATTCCTTCCACCAATAAAGAGGTGCTGTAATATCGACTGATACAAAAATCTGTCTCATAAATTTTCTATGTTCTGAACCAGATTTGATAAGAGTCTGTGCAAGTTTCATATCATTTTCACCGATATGAATATTGTCTTCCCAATCTATATATGTATCATTCTTATCCCAACTGTTCTTCGGATTCCTCATACCACGCATTGCACCTTCAAAATTAAATACTTCTGTATTCTCAAACTTCATCAATCTTCCTCCACAATATCAACAACTCTACCATCATTAACAATCAATCTCTTACCATTTGCATAAAATCTCTCACAATCTTCTAATGTAATACTGTCTAAATCAATTACTTTGCTATAATCCATATAATCTCCTTAATCAATCAGTTCAATTTCATCCCAACGCCAGCACAACCGTCCATTTTCTTTATCAATAGCGTTCATATATTTCTTGTCAAATGTAACTGAAAAGCAAAACCCTCTTTCTTTCATAGTACAATCATAATTAACAATTCCTTCTTTGCCAACATATTCGTCTAAACAAATATATTTATTTTTTCTATGTGGCTCAACATTAATAATACGAACTCTTTGACCTTTCTTAATTGTTCTTCCAATTAGATTTCTGCCTTTTGTTGCAGTCTTATCAGTAAAATCCATTCTATCAATACAATTGTCAACAGCGGTCTTGAAATTAAAATCATCATATTCTTCATTACGTGATGTGTTTGATTTAGAAACTAATTTGTTATCAATATAATATTTTGCATTAGTATGTTTTCCGTCTTCACAAGTAATAATCAATTTGTGATTATGCGATGAATTTAATAATTCAATCATATTGCATGTATTTTTTTCAATATATTCACCGTGACCATCTTTAATGCCGTGACTACTACTACCCCAACCATTTACATCATTATCCCAGTTAATCATAACATTTCTTTCATTAAGGGCAACAACTGTACCTTTATCTCCTGCTTTAGTATCAAACCAAGTCTTTCCTGTTGCAACAATTCTTTCTCCTTCTTTTAAGTTCTTCAATTCTTCAAATGTCATTTCTCAATCCTCCTTTAATATAATTTCGTGCGGCAAGCTCCTTTTCTATTCCGCACATGTAGTCACACCCTCACTCTACTGGCTACTCACCTCATCAAATGTTTTTAAGATATAAACATTTCAAATTAAACTTCGCTTGTTAAAGTTTTGAGTCAATTAAAAGCTACGAAAAGTTTGACTTCATTCATGCAATAGGAATCGAACCTATACCTCTCCTAGGAATTGTATGCTCTGCCTTACTTACTTGGCATCTCCTAATATTACACCATACATGAACTTTAATTATTATCTCGGTTTAATCGACCTCACCTAAACGGGGTTGTTCATCAACTCACATGGAACAGTTCTACCAAAGTAAGCTATTGCTTGTTTAACGATACAAGCTACCTCCAACTGCCAAGTCATAACATATAGCCATGGTGTATTGTAGGACTCTAACCTACATTTCTCTTATACAGAGCGTCTTTATTAGACTAAATACCTATATATTTCGCATCTTCCTTGTACTTTGGTTGATACTAGTACGCCCACCCCGAGTCGGACGGGGAATCACTGCTTATAAGACAGGTGCAACGAACCGCATCACCTTGGGCGCATGTGAGGTTTGTAGTTTTCACTACCATGTTTTATTTTCGATGGGCTAGACCTCAAAGTAACCATCTAGTTAGGAGCGACCTAACAACTTCTTGCTTTATGTATGTATTATACCACACATATTAACATTTGTCAACTACTTTTTTACAGAAACATGATAACCTTGACTTTCATAATTCTTCTTGGCTGTGTCCTTGTCAGAACTCTTAATAGTAACTTCAAACATCTCTACAATTCCATTGTCAAGTTCTTTTCTACAAATTAGAACGCTTCTTCCTTGTTTTTTCATTATTCTTATCTCCTTTCTTAACTATATATGTATTATACCATATATTATATCAAAAGTCAACCATTATTTTTATTAAATGGAATAAATGTTTCATAATAATTCTTGCATACATAAACATTATATTCTTCATCTTCATCAAGTTTGAACACCAATACCATAGTGTTACCACTTTCAGTGAATCTACACCAATCGTTTTCATCATTAGGGTCAAATTTTTCAATACATTCTTTTACCCATTTATTAATTGTGTCATCATCAATATGTGCTCCATTATTAAATGAAGAATAATGTGTTGGAAATTCTACATTGTCTTTAGTCAGCGGAAAATAATCAGCTAATTCATCAGCATATGTTTCTTCTCCACAACAAGGACACACTACATACCACATTCCATATGCTCCAACTTGAATATCGTCATCTTCTACTACAAGCTCGGAATCACAATGTTCACAAGTAATCTTATAAGTTTTTGGTTTAGATTCGCCTTGTTTTTGTTTTACATGATTATACTTATCCTTTAATACTATCATTCTTCTACCTCCTTGATATAATAAATACTATTCATTGTTTCAATAATATATAATTTATCTTTTTCATCATAATCCCAATGACGAATAGTTGAACTTCGCAGTATTTGTCCACTATAATCATCATATACAAAACAGAATGGCATACCTACGAATAAATCTTTAGAATAAAACTCACCATACAATGAATGAGTAGTTTCAATATATTTTATTGTTTCTTCTTTAACAACACCATCTAAATCTGTAATGCCTACAATTTTTAACATTTTTACTCCTTTCTTTGCTCCTTATATTGATAAATGCACTCTCTTACAATCATAGGAATGTTAGGTTTTGCTTGCATATAACAATCCCATTTTTCTAATTTATTACAATCTTTTTCAAAAGCATCTCCTACAGAAATTTCATATTCACATCTGCTCCATTCTTGCCAAGCTATAATTCTTTCAATCTCTTTACATAGTCCTTCAAACCCGTATAAAGTATCTTCACCATATCTTTCATACTTATAATTCTTAGAAGAACGTAAATATTTCTTAATAGCCTTTTCAGTATACTCTTGAACATAACAATTCCTAAAAATATTGAATGGTTCAATTTTCTTTGCATTTGTATTATAATTCAATACATAATATTCAAATTGCATATTGTCACCTCAACTTTACCAAATGTTCATTTACAATAGTCAAACAATTAGGTTTAATCTTCATATCCTTAATCCATTGCTCTACACATTTATCAATCCGATTAGCAAGTTCTAACTCTTGCTCCCTTGTAATTTCAAAACTTTCCCTAACTTCTCCACATTCTTCATATAAATTACATTCTTCATATAAATTATCATACATAGATTCAATAATTTCTTCTTCATTACTGTCCCATGACAATGCTGGTTCTTTACAAATTCCTACATAAACTTCTTCGCAAGTATCTTCAACATGTTCTTTGGCATTTTCGATAGCTTCTTGTTCTGTATTATAATCACCATTATAATATTCACCATCAGAAGACCAACAGTATCTTGTCTTATTTACTTTATCAATCCAATATGGAAGTTCATCATCACAATCATTTTCATCAAGCCAACCACCAAATTCTTGAGCAATTCCTTTCATAATTTCAACTGAATTGCCATAATGATCTAATCTTAAAAATGTGAGTTCTGATTTTACCATATTTTCAAGATTATATTGACGATAATAATTCAAATTTTCATAAAAATTGATATTTTGATATTCATAAAACATAGCTCTGTTTTCATTACCATCATTAAATGTAATAAATCCACTTGTTATTTTCCATTCATTACTATCGTCATATTTTTCTTTAAATTCAATCCAATTATATTGTTCCAAAGAACCATAATTTGCTTCATGAGTTCCATTACTGATTAATTTATAATGTTCATCAATATAATCAACAATCTGTTCTACTGTAATGTGTCCTTTTAATCTTAAAAATGTAGCATAACTCATAATCTCGCTCCTATTCTACAACCAGTTTAACATTACCAATAACAGGTTCAATATTATATGAATCAACATCTTTGTAATATTGATCTTCTTCTAAATCATATAGAATTGGATTTTCTCCATCAATATCTGTTAAATAAATTCCATAATAACATGGTATTAATCCTTTATTATTGTATTTTACAAGTGTTCCACTTTCAATTTTTTCTGTTTTTGTATTAAATTCTACTTCCATATCTGCTCCTTTCTAAAACAAATCATCTTTACAAGGTCTATTATAACATGAAATTTCATATTTGTCAATAATTATTTGATAAGTTTTTTTACCATTCCATTCATTTATGTTTAATTCACCTACACAATCCATCTTTAGCTTAGTTTTGTTTGGTTCATTTACAAACACATCATTTTCATAATAACCTAATTGTAAATTTTCCTTGTCTTTTTTTAGACAGTTAAAAATAACAACATCAACACCTTCTTTATGTAACTTTAATGTGCGTTTATTCTTACCAATAATCTGCCATTCTGAAGGAGTAAATACAATATTAGTAATGTGCCACAAAGGTTTTTCTAAGCCTTTGCCCCACAACACACTGTAAGGCTCAAATAGACCAAATAATCTTGCAGGTATAGATTTTATTGAATAAGACTTTAGAACGTCTATATGGGGCGTATATGAAAGTTCAAAGGTATTGTAGTAGTCTACAAGTGCTTGAATGTTATCAACTTGAATTTGAACACCGCAAGAATCTTCGTGACCACTAGCCCAATCAACTAATTCATTACTATCCAACTCTTTCCTTAATGGAATAGGACTCCTTAATGAACCAATCATGGTATTACCTTTAATAGAACCAACTATTGTAGGCTTGTTATCACATAATGTCTTAATCTTTCCAGCCAACAATCCACTATAAGAACGTGGTACATCATCACTTGCAAATACAATCAAATTGTTCTGTCCACAAGACAATATTGTGTCCATATTATTCTGAATCACATCGTTTACAATCTTAATCTGATTTTGATGTGCTTGTTCTATCATATCTAATGTTTCATTTATATCACATTGACCGATAAAAGCAAGAATAAGCTGTTGTTTTAATTCTATATCGTTACAACGACACACACTATTTATTTTAGGAATAATCTTAAAACCAAGATCACGTTGAGTATAATCGCTACCGATAAACCTATCAATCATAGCACCAAGAAATTCATTATTCACGCAATCTCTTGTTTCAAGTCCAAAATGATAATATTCTCTATTTTCCATTTCTGACATAATCATACTATCAGATACAAGACTTAATGCCACTAAGTCTATGAAATATCCCGACCAATCTAAGCCAAGTTGATTATCTAGTCCTTGTAAGAATTTATGTGTGACTAAAGCACCACTGCCATTTCTTGACACATTATATCTAGGGTCTTGATTATTTACAAGATACCCCTTATCAATCGGTGTAACTATGTCATGGTGGTCTAAAACAATAAGTCCAATACCAAGTCCACACAATTCGTCTGCTTGTTCACAATTATTTGTTCCAGCATCAGGAATAATCACAATGTCAGGTCTTTCTTGCCTAATTCTGCTCATAATATCTTCATCGTCAAGTCCACGTTGTTTGCCACTATGAATAAGAATTTTTATAGTCCACTTATCACTTAATTTCATAAGATATTGATATAAAATTACAGTAGAGCATATGCCGTCTCCGTCACCATCTTGAATAATAAATACTGTACTATCTAACTTAGACCAATATTCAATTTCTTGACAAGCATATGGAATATCTTCATATTTCCACCATTCATCAATATATTTACCAGTAGGGTTAAGATATTCTTTCGTATCTTCAACCCCACATTTTTCTAAATATGATTCTATAGTTATAGACTCGTTGCTATATAATTCATTTACTTGCATGACAATTCACTTACTGATCTAATAATGTCACAAATTGTTTCATGATTAAAAATTCCACTTTCTTTTGTTTTATAAAGAATATTTAACACATCGTCTTTACTTATTAGTTCTTCATTATAATCATCTTTTGGCTCGGTAAGTTCTAATGAATTTTCCATATACCAAAACTCGCCGAGAGATTTGTCTCCTAAATCAACAAGATAACCGTTTACACCTTCGTCATTAGAACGGTCTATAATTATTCCAATTCTACCAATATCATCTGCCATGCCATCGCTAGACCATTCATCTATCTTTAAGATTTTAACCTTATCTCCAATGTTAAACTTATAATCACTCATTATCAATTACCTCCACTTCATATCCTAATGCTTCACTAATTTGTGCTAATGTCATCTTCTTAGGTTCTTTACGTTCCCAAATGCAATCAAGATAATTGTTAGCAAACAAACCTTCTAATTTTGGAGACTTAGATATATAAATTTTCATAATATCAAAAGTTTCGTAATGATAATAATTCTCACATAAATTTTCATTATACGTTGTTTTAATCCATCCGTCAAAATTAGAACCAATCAGCACATCACCAACCTTTCTTAATAAATATCTATTTCCGTTTCTACACTCAACAATCATGCCTTCTTTTAATTCCATTTTGTTGTCCTCCTTATATTCTACAACTGTTATTTCATTTGGATTACTAACCCCATTTCCATAATATAAGTGCCTCCCACTATAAACATAATAATTTCTTTCGTTTACTTCCTCCCAATGAGTAGTGTTCTCATCACTATAGCACCATTTAATCCCATGTTTGAAACACTCTTTTATAAATTCTTCTGCTTCTTCTTCTGTTTTGCAATGCACTGCAATTTTACCATTACTATTCTTAAAATCTTCCCAATTAAATTTCATTCCTATTCCTCCTTTTCTTCTAACAAATCAATAATTACACTTGTTTTAAATACATATGTTTCATTATTCTTATATTTAGATTTTTTTGACAAATCAGAAATTGAGTTTAAGGATTGTAACTCTTCTTTAACAATTCTCCTTTGATCACTGATTTCTTTTAATTTTTTCATTAGTTTTGCACTAATAATTGCGTCACATTTCTTCATTTCAATATAGTGCAAAATATCTTCTCTTTGCAAGTCATATTCAGATTGTAATTTTACAAGTTCTGACTTTCTTTTATTTACTTTATCAAGGAAATTATTATATTCTAAAATCCATTCAACACCTTTACAGGAATGTTCTTTTTCTTGTAAAATTTTATTGTTCATATTCTACCTCCAACTGATATATGTATTATATCATATCAATCAATATTTGTCAAGAATAATTGTTCAAGTTTTTCATTTTGATTCTGTAATTCAATGATTTTCTTAAAATTTTTTCTAATCATAGTGCATATTAGTATATTCTTATACTTTTTTACATATTCTTTTGGACACACGTATGCTTCTCCAAATTTCCCTTTTTCTGCAATATATAAATGTTGTGTCGCCGCATTATCATTAACTTCTTCAATTTCACAAGTTCCATCATAAAATACTTTTACTTTTACCATATTACTCATAATCTATATCTCCTTTTTTAGTTCTCTTTCTCTCCTTGAAACACCCTATCTTTATGATTAATACAAAATATATATAATTCTTTCTTTAATTGTTTATCTTTTACAAGTATAAACTTATTTTCCTCACAATTCAAATCTGAAATAAAGTATGTGTCTTTATAAAAATCTCTCATATTTAATTTTAATAAAGTGTTCGGATGAGCAAAACATATTGTTACTGTTCTTGAACAAACATCATATACAGTATTTAACAAATCATCTAACTCTTTCATTTACTTTACTTCCTTTCAACTGTTTCATAATATAGCTACTCATATAATAATTATACATTCCACCAACACTTAAACTAGGGTTAATAAGATTTTGTTTTACACATGATTCCCAAATCTTATTATCTTTGTCAAAGTTTCTTATAATACTTTCTACTTCATTCACATCCATTCCTCCTTTATTTGATAAACTAATTATAACATAAAAATCCAGTCTTGTCAACTGGATTTTTAATAAATTTAGAAATTAACATTTGCTAATACATCATTCAATTCTTTCTTTGTTGTTTCACCCAACTCTAAATCAAGAATAATTTGAGCAATTTTATCATTACACTCTCTTCTTAATTCTTTCGTTAAAGCATATCTTTTATTACTTCTTTCATCATTTCCTAGATTATAAGAACGATAATCAATAAGCTTATCATTCTTCTTTTGCAACATACCATATTTTTCTGCAATTTGTTTTGCTTTAATATTTGTTTCGTCAACTAATGCTTCAATTTCACTAATCATCTTATCATAATCTTCTTGATAATCGTTAGGAATTGAATCAAGTTTCTCTTGATACTTCTTTGTTACCTCTCTTGTGATATAGTCCTTAATTACTCCTGTTACTCTCATAGTTTAGTTTCCTTTCTTTAAATTCCATACTTTTCAAATAAATTTCTTTGTGGTGCAAATTCACCAAAATATTCTTTTTCTGCTCTTAATCTTGCTATAATGGCATCTTCTAAATTCTTATAAGAACCTAAGTTAATCTTTTTATGATTATAACCTATTCTTGCAACATAACTATTATGTTCTATACTTACACCCATAAAAGGACACTTGCTGTTTTTAGGTTTCGATTGATTGTTGCTATTTTGTTTGGGAGTGCATATCCTTAAATTTAATTTTCTATTGTCTAAACGATTATTGTTGATGTGGTCTATATTTCTCTCTTTGTCTTCAATACCCATAATTATGTTATGTAGCCTTACTAATTTTTTATTTTTACAATCTCTTGCTCTAACATATAAATTATCTATACTCCAACAATAATCCTTAATTTTATCATAGTCCTCTAAATCAAAATAAAATTTTTCACCTTTAGAAGTATAACCAATGCCGTATTCACCAGTTAAATCGTAAGTGTTATATCTTTTATTTCCATGCAAAGTTAAATTACCACCTTTAATCTTCGTATTCAATCTTTAATTTATCTACATTGATAGGATTATTTTGCTTATCAGTGCAAAACATGTCTAATGTTCTACTTGTTGATAAATCAATATATTGAAATACTTTAATATTCTTTGGATATTTACTACCACGACCTTTAATAATATGTATGACATTGTTTGGATAAATTGTACTACCAAATGATTGTTTATTATTCTTACAATTCCACTTGGCAATAGCAGATTCAAGTTGTGACAGTTCTTTCTTTGTTGGTGGCAACATAATCATTGTTCCATCTGTTTTACGCACTTGGGATTTACCACCAGCTAAACAAGATTCTGTTGGGTATTCCATATTATCTTCTTGCCCGTTTGTTTGAACGGCAGAAATTAAACTAACTCCACATTCACGTTGTACTTGTTTAAGCCTATCTGTTAATGCAAGCAATACCATATCTTCTCTTTGTGGCACTTTTGTTTCGCTTGATATTTCTTTGCTTACGAACCCATTATTACTAATGTAATCATAGCATATTGTTTTAACATTTTTATTTAAAGCATAGTCTTTAATCGTTTCAGTTAAACTTTTTGTCGTAAACTCTGGATCGTCACAAATATATAACTCACTGTCAAGGAGAATTTCATTTGCTTTATCAACTCTTTCTTCTTCACCTTCTTCATAACTACCATCAATAATATGATTTCTTGGAACACCACTTATCCATGCAATAATCATAGGGTCAAGTTCATCTCTTAAATCAAGTTCTGTATTTATAAATAATCCAGCACCCTTTCTTGATTTATTTTTAACATAGCATTGTTTGTTTAAATCATAATATTCTTTAATTGTAGCTTTACATAAATCACCCATAGAAAGAATAGATTTGCCACCACCACTTTTTGCTCCACGAATGATAAATCCATACATACCTCTATAAATTCCATTAAGATATTCTGATTGAAAACTATTTCCAATCAAAGGGGATTCTTTGAATCTTTCTTTAGACTCCATAAAATCAGTTCCAGCTACATATTCTTCCTTTACGCGTTTAACATTAAATTGTCGTTTAATTCCTATTTGTAATCCTTCATAATAGTTAATAATATCCTCAATACTATATTGGTTCAAATTTTCAAGTTGACTTTCTTCACTTTTATCTTCATCATAGAATTTCTTAATGTCAAACCCTTTTTCTTTATAAGCATTAAGGCAACTGAATTTCCTAAACTCTGTGTAATAGTATTCAAAGTTATCAACATCTGTCAATTCAATAACTGTTGCTATATAATCTTCAAAATTGTTATCCACTAACACGTTGTATTCACTTACAAAAGGCTTAACAAATTCGTCTATATCTATAATGCTAACACTTTTACAACCGTTTAGTGCCAAATTATATATCGTAGCATATAATATCTTTTGAAACAATATAGTCCATTCATCTTTGTTAAGTGGATATTTTGAATCAAGTGTCAATTCGGGTCGTTGTAAATAACAACCAAGTAAACGGTCGTTCACTGTATGATTACATATCATAATCTATCTCCTAACCTACATTCTAATGTTTATTATACTAAACCATAATATCATTTTGGTATATAATAGCAAACATTATATATTATTATCCGTTTCTTCTTTAAGCCATTCAATTTCTGCTTTTAAGGCATCTTTATAATAATAATATTTTTCACCATTGCTTGTTCTATACCAACAATCTAAAGGATAATCAGATTTTATCCTAGAACGAGCAATTTTCTCTATTGTGATTTCACTTATAATTTTTTCAAAATTTGTCATATTTCGTTCTCCCAAATAATACAAATCACACTATCTTCTCTAAATGTTTTTCTTACTTTCTTTTCTAACAACTTATTAGGAATACTACCTACGTTCTGATAATCAATTCCATATTCATACAATTTTGGTGTAATTGTCATATTCTTACAAATACTCGGACATAACCAAAATCCTTTACTATCATGTTTATGCTGATTACAAAACTCTTTTACTGTCATGTTAGTCTCCCTATATCAATATATTTCTTTTTCTTACCACCACAATTTTTCTTAATTACAATTTCATTATCAGTAAAATCAAATTCATCAATACTTTTTTCAATCTCTTTGGTCTGATTGAAATATTTTTCAGCTTCAATCCCATAAAACGGAAGCAATGATAAGATACTACCATTTGATTCTTCTGAAAATAGATTAAGTTCTAATACTTCATACATATAATATAAGATATATTGTAATGTTAAATAAGACCATACTTCATGTTCTTGCAATATGTTTTTCGTCTGGCTCATCAGCAATGTCCACGGAACTTCTGATTTATCATATCCATTGTCTAAATATATTTTCAATATGTAATCAGTATAAATTCTTCTGTCACTTGATTCACTTGGTTCATATTTAGCCTTTGCTTTATTTCTTTTAGCCATGACTTTATTATAACATTCTTCATTACAATAATAACTTGCTTTACCAATCTTATAAGCGGTATCTTTATCAAGTTGTTTGCCGCAACAACGACATTTTGGCATTATAATTCAATCCCTTCGATTTCAGCTCTATGCTCAAGAATTTTCATGTATCCATACATATTCCGCATCTGTTCATTATAAATTTTTCTATTGCAAGTAGGTTCAAAATCAAGTTCTCCATTGTCCCATTTCTTGCACATAATTTTTAATTTTTTATAGCGAATCTTTAATTGCCAATATTCTGCCTTAAATCTCTTTTTGTAATCATCGCTTTCCATAAGTTTTACTGTATCTAATAGTTCCATTACTTTAACCCCTCCTTAAACTGCTTCAAAACTTCTAACATTTTATCGTCCTCAATATAGAATAAATCTTCAACTCTTGCAAATCTCTTAAAGTTTTCAACTAACTGTCCAAATCTCCAATCTGGGACAAGTTTCCAAATTCTTAATAATTCATTCATAAATGGTTCAATTCTGTTAATATCTCTCATTGTTTACCTCCTTTTCATAAACATATTATATCACATAATTTACTCGTTGTCAAATTCAAGTTTATCAAACTCCCAATTATTCTTTATACTAATCTCACTAGCGTAATTCATCCATAAATTCATTTCTTCTTGTTTAGTGACATCAAATATCACATGACAGTCATATACATAATAATGTCCAGTAGGTTTAAATATTTTTATAATATATTCATGCCTGTTTCTTAGACCATTCCTTGACTTATTCTTGTACTTTGCTTGCATTGCCTACCTCTGTATGTTCACAAGTCCAAACGCTTATTTGAGTTTGAATAGGTTGTGTTTTCATAGGACAATCAATACAACCATCATGTTCTGCACACATTTGTAATATTTGACTTTGTTCTTGCATCATTTGACCCATATCAATATTAAGTTGCATAAGCTAAACCTCCTTGCAATGTATCTCTGTCAGCATATTTTAAAATAGGCATGAAAATCTTTTTACCACAACAGGTACAATATTTACCTATATAATCATTTTCACTGATTTCTTGATTACAGCAACCAGTTTTATAACACTTATTATTAATATCATAAAACCATATACAATAACCAATCATTCAATCACCTCAATTTCTTCGCATTGTAAATCTTCATCGTAGCACAAAACATGATTATAACCATAACCAAATTTTTTATCTACAAATTCTATAATATTTCCGTCATTGTCTTCGTGTTCTTCAATCCATTTGTTCATTGCGTTTGTATTATCAAAATATCCTAATGTAATATCATGGTCAACATAATTATCATAATAGTCATCAACATATCCATCTTCATCAACATAGTCGCTTGGAATATATTCTTGTTCTAAGTAATGTAATCTATAAATTTTCATACCACAATCTCTCTCCTTTCAAACAACTTTCCCCATACTTCTTTGCCTTGGTCAACTGGTGAATCTTTATACCCTAAGAATCTATCTTCATCATTATCCCATACAACTCCTATTTCTTGAGCATAAGGTCTAATCATATCAATAATTCTATCAACCTTTTCACGATACTTTAAGAACTCTTTAGTATATTCACCATTTATCATAACATTTTCATACTGTCTATCTAACGCTATGATAAACTTATTAACGCCATACTTTAATAGCAATTTCAATTTAGCCTTTTGTAAATTCATACCAAACATGGCAACTGATATATTATAGTCATAAAATCCGTCTATATGAATAACTGATTTAGGAGCTTCAAACAATATAACTGTTCTAGTTCGTTCAATATCGGCTTTATTCATATTCAGACCATATAACACAAGCCCCATTTGAAATTTATACTCTGTACCGTCTAATAAGCGCAAATGATCGTATTTATAACCGCTATCAACCAATTCGGGATTAGTGTTTCTATCATGTGTACCTACTAAATTTCCCTCATCATCATATACTGGTATCACCACTTGTTGTAATCTATTATACCACCTTATATCAAATTTGTCAAGTGATTCTTTTGTCATACCTTCTTTTAGCCACGGTTCATAATAACATGGTGTAAGATAATTCAAGATTGACTTGTCATAAATTTGATTTGTTGCATTAGAATGATTCTTAGTATATTTCAACAAGGTATTTTGCCATTTGTATATATTAGTATTGACTTGTTTAACTTCTTCCTTGAAATTGAATGGAATATTTACTTGGTCGCATATAAATTTCATAGCAGACAAAGTAGAACATTTGCCATCAACTAATTCTTTATGCTTTTTAACAAGACTTAATAAAGAATAACTACAAGAGCATTGACTAAAGCACATAAATGATTTAGAATTAGGATTAAAAGCAAGATTATAACCGCCATCATTTGGGTTTCTATGATGACAACATGATTGAAAACGATTACCTCTATGATTTACTCCTAATCTACACATGACAATATAATAATCATCTTCTGTCATTTGTTCATATAAAACTTTGTTTATAAATATTTTAAATGCTTCGTATTCTTGTTCAGTCATTTTCAATCACCAACGTCAGCAAGTTCAAAATAACTCCACATAACATAATTCAGAGACATTTCTTTTCCGTTATATGCGTTATATAGTCCTAACTTACCACAAGATTGCATAAATGTTCCAACATAATATCTGTTCCTATCATAATTATAGATTAAAACTGGATAATTCTCTTCTGGTAAATTAGCTCCGTTTGCATTATTTTGCTCATAAGTAAGATAATCATTCCATACTCCTAATAACGGGTATTCCCAAATCGTTTCCATTTATTCTCATTACCTCCATACATCATATCACATAATTCTTTACCTTCTTTAGTTGTATATAGAATATAATCATTTTCTATATAACACTAGCAAAATATATTATCAACACAATCAAGCCAATCACAATCAAAACATTTCATAATGTTCTCCTATATACTAAAACATTTATCCATGATATAATTAGTATTATCTTTATTATATAAATCTTTACAAGCCTTTATAAACTTATGGATTGATTCACCATAGTCAGATAAATCAACATTTAATACCTTTAATATCGTTTCGTCATCTAATTCTTCTGTTCTGTATTTGTTTGCTGGACTACCTTGACCATCTTTATTACAAAATCCTTTAACTTTATTACCTAATCGTAAAATAGTTAAGCTATGTAATCCATACATCTCATTTAAAATAATATCATAAGTTTTGCCATAATATTTTACACTAATATCGCCACATAATACAGTCCCATTTTCAGCAATTTTAACTTCTCCTATTAAAGTTCTATATAAATCATAAGTTCCATTTTGAGAATAGATATAGGCTTCTGCGGCACAAATATTAGCTATTGTTCCAGTCAATGTATGAAAATATTCATATTCCTTTTCATCATAATGGATTAAAGGTGCGTCACCATAATAAACTTCGCCAATATCATGCTTTTCATCATTCCAAAATGTGCAATATTTTTCTTTTAATTCAGCATTAGATAATCTCATAATTTATCTCCTTTGATTTGATAAGACTATTATATCACAAAAAGGAGTCTTTGTCAACTCCTTTTTACCACTGGTACATTACTAATCCATTCCAACCTTTTTGCCATTCGCGCTCTTTGCCATCACAATATTCCCTCATCTGTACTTTATAGTCAGCATTACAATCAATTAAATTTTGTGTACTATCATCAATAAATAAAGAATACTCATCAATATTATTCATATTGATAAAACCTTTACTTACATTCAACGGCAATGCAATCATCGGAATGTCTTTAAACCCTCTATCGTCAAACCACTTTCTTTTAAGCGCATAATTTTCAATATTTGCTTTAGTTACAAGAATAATCTTATCCCTATATCTATCCATAAATTCTAAAGCTCCGTCAATAGGTTTGACAATCTTAAAAAATAATCCATTGTTAAATATACTTTCAACTTCTTCACTTGTCATTCCACGATAGCAACACTGAAAATTCCAACTTGTTACATCTGAACCATCAAAATTGCCACCATAACGTTCATTCAGAATATCAATCATAGCTTGGCAAGAATGAAAAATTACTCCATCTATGTCAAGAAATATTTTATCAATTTCATTATCTGTAATAAAACTATCAATATCTTTAATTACTTTCATTATTATTCTCCTTTTCCTTAATTGTATAAATCAATCCATCTTGGTCAATTATTTCATATTTATTATTGAACTCAACAAAATTTACTTCGTCTGAAATTGTTACTTTATATGTATATTTCCCAGTAGGGTTTTCAATAAAACCCATACAAAATATTCCAACAACAAATAAAATGAAGAAACAAATAGAGTTCATTCCAAATATAATTTGAATTATTTCGTTGCTATAAATTATACATATAATAGAACTAATTACAAAAATAATCATTCCAATCATTGTTATAACCCAAGTCCATAAATACACCCTCCACAACTTCCATATCTCCAATCATTTAATTGAAAAGCATAATAAATATCTTCTTGTTCGTTTTTATCTGTTGTAATTCTATCTAACCATTCTTTATTTTCTTTAATCCAGTCTTCACATTTAAGTCCGTCTTGGTAATTATCACATTCTACTTTCCAATCAATTCCAAACCGCCAACTTGAATAAATATCCTTTGTGTTCATAGGCTCATTTTTCAAATCTTTTGGAATCTTATCAGATACATCTTTCCCATCAATAAACAATGTCCATTCTCCGCTACATAAACAAGGATAACTACCACTCCATTTTGCTTCTACTTTCATTATTTCTTTCCTTCCTTAATCTCTTCTACCATTGTTTCAAATTCTTCATTCGGTGCTTTTTTTAATGGAATTACACAATAAACATCCTCATACGGAATATGATATATTCCTTTTGGTGATACCATAATAATATTTCCCCAATTATAATTTAGCATATAACCAGTATATATAATATGACCTTTTGTTTCAATTTTATAATACTTATCACAAACATATTTATCTAAATAATACATTAACATTAACACACCTCCTTCATAAATCCTTCAATCTTTTCACTATCAGCCTTATAATAATGCTCTAATGTTACATCAGGTTTCTTATGACCCATACTACTTGCTACCGCTAAAATCGGCACTTCTAAATCGTTCAGACAATAGCTTGCATAACTCGCTCTAAGACAATGATTACTTAATTTTGCAATCTTCTCATCATCAAATCCAGTTCTTTTAGCCAAGCATTTCCATGTTCTTGAACAGCTCTGCTTATCCATTTTAGTTCCTTGGTTACTAACAAACAAATATTCACAACCATCTTTTCTCATATCAGCAATATACTTATCAATAACCTTGCAAGTATTTTCACTTAAATATACTGTCCTCGGTTTCATACCCTTTGTAATGACTAAATCAATAGCATTATTACTATCTCTGTTCAAATACATATCAAGCGTTACATTACTAATCTCACAAAATCTTACACCAGTATTGAACATAAACATTAGCATAGCTTTCTCACGAATGTTCTTTGCATTGTGAATTAAAGCCATTACTTCATCTTTAACTAATACCATATGATGCTCTTGTTCTTCCTTACGTTTAGGCAATTTAATACCAATCATAGGATTGACCATATCAATCAACTGTAACTCATCAAGAATGATATTATAAAAAGAACTTAAACTTCTAACCATAATCTCAAGTGTAGAATAAGCATGACCATCTTTATATTTCATAAGATACATATTAACATCAGCTTTCTTAATATCTTCTACATTTTTATTGACAGTATTGAAAAACTTAGTTACGTTTTCAATATATGTGTGAATAGAGTTTGCCGATAAATCAATATATTCTGCATATTCTGTATAAGATTTGATATAATCGTTTAAGCTCATAATTGTTACCTACCTTTCATTTGATAAGGTAATTATAACATAGATAGTTGAGTTTGTCAATAGTTATTTTGCTCTTAAATAATAAGAAAATGTAATTTCTTTATGCTTTTGATTATACTTATTTGCAAGTTCTTTAGATTTTTCGTTTACATAATCAAGATAAGGCATAATATGATCTTTTGCTTCTTCCCTTGAAATTTTACCAAGTCTATATAAATCACAATAAGTGTCTGCAACTGTTTTTAATTTATCTACGTTCATTATTTCACCTTCTTAAAACACATAACTGGCTCTTTATTTGCAATTACACCTTTTTCATTATTATAATTCATGCCATATTGTTTTTTAGAAAACTGCATATCAAATGTTTCAATGTATTCAAATCCTTGTATCAAATTAAAAATATTGATAAAATCATCATAACATGGTTCTTTTTTACTAATATTTTTAATATTAATCATTGCATAACCACCAACTTTCAAATATTTATATGTATTCTTAATTGTTGGTTTTGCAAATTTTTCAAGCCATAATTCATAATTATCATAATGCTTCGTAGATTCACTTTCATCATCCGAATACTTTTCAAGATTAAAATAAGGTGGGCTTGTAAATGATACATCAATTATTCCTTCTAGTTCATCAATAAATAATTCAGAACCTTGTGTATATAACGAACAAATTTGATTATTGTTAATAAATCCATTTTCATAATAAAATTTAGCGCACTCCATAAGCTTATCTTGTAATTCAATATTTGGGTCAATTCCAAAATAATTATGACCACTTAACAAAACGCTTGACATTCTACTACCAAAACCACAACTTGTGTCAAGACAATTTAATTTTTCTGTTGAATCAATTAAAGCGTTTGGGAAATATCTAAAATAAATATCTCTTGCTTCTTTTGGTGGAAAATTTGCCACTTTTCTAACCCAAGACATTGAATTTCTAAAGCATGATTTTACATTAGCAACTTCTGAATCACTTGTAAAAAATTTTGGTTTAGACTTAATATACTCCAAAATAATTTTCATCTTTTCATCATTTTGTAAACAATCATAAGGTGAAATTTTTGTTTTCTTCCCACAACTTTTAAAAATACATTCTTCAAAGAATTGATTTAAAGTTTTTGTTAGTCTACCTCTACCACTACGATATGAGTTAATATCTTTAATCAATTCTTCTTTAGAATACTTTTTGAAAATTTCATTGTAATGTTTATCTAAATAGCTCATTTTTATTTCCTTTTCACTTAATACACATATTATATCACGCAAAATATAATATGTCAACATTTTTACTTAAACTGATTTATTAAAATATCTTCAATATCAACTAATCTTACTGCATCTGTTTCAGTATATCCTAAGTCAGCCTTAAATGATTTCTTTTCTAATTCTTGATAGAATTTCTTTAATTGTTCTTTAGTGAACAATGGTTCTTATATACTCTTAATATAATTATTTACTGATTCTCGTTCTTACTTTGTGGCATCTCTCATAGTATATACAAACTCTCTTAATAATTCGTTGTCTATCATATTATTCTCCATCATATAATTTAACTGTTCCATCTGAATTGTAGATAGGTGTCATACTATCACCCTGAACCCAGTAATATAAAACATTAGTATTTTTATCTACTAAAATTGCTCCATAAAAATTTGTTTCAACAACCTCAAAATCACATAACTTTGAGTTCGGACTCTTAATTTTCTCATCAATATTGACAACATTGGTACATCCAGTCATTCCAAAACATAATGTTAATCCTAATACAACTGCTAAAATTTTCTTCTTCATATAGTTTATTCTCCTTTCGTTTGTATGTATTATATCATAACTATTATACTTTGTCAATCCACATAATCAGTAAATTTTGCACCACAGCACATACATTTTACAGTTTGACAATCAACAATACCACTTGGTAAAAACTCCCATACAAATTGTTCTCTTGCTGTTGCATGAGTAAAACATTTCTTTCTATGATTTTCTACCCATTTGTCTAATCTTTGACTTGTTTCAAATACCATTTTTAGTTTTCCCTCTTCAACATCCATTTAACTTGTTTCTTAACCCAATCCATATCTAAATTTGCATGACTATTATCAATTAACAAATCCCAAGGTCTGTTAGATTCAAATTTTGTAAATTGTTCATCCTCTGCTTTGTTTCTATCTTCCCATGCAATCTTAAAATCAGAACGTGTTGATGCTCTTGCTCTACGAATATATTCATCACAATAAATATAGATAATTTTAAGATTGATTTGGTCTTTGAAATGCTCTTGTAAATACTTGATTCCATCATAATCAATCACATATATACAATTATCTTCAATATCCTCTAATGTAGCACAATATTCATACTCTCCTATTTTAGTATAAGCTATTATAGTCTGATTGTCAAGTACATTTTGAAATTCTTCTTTTGAATCAAACCAATGCTCAACCCCATTAGTTTCATTTGAACGAATAGGGCGTGTTGTGTGTGATACTACTTCTTTATATCCTAAAATAGTAGACAATCGTTTTGCAATATACGTTTTACCCGAACTAGAACGACCTACTATGGCTATGATAGTTTTCTTATTCATTTTCATTCTCCTTATATCTCTTAATTACAATACTGTCTCCGTCAATAAAAAATTCAAATGGAGCATAATCTTCTTTTAATCCAATCATCTTTCTTACTTCTTTTGGAATTTGAATCCTACCTAAATCATCTATTCTTCTTATAAGACCAGTTGCTTTCATTTTTATCTCTCCTTTCTATTCCTTACACAACCCTAATGATATATTTTCCTCAGTTGTATTACATTTTGGACACGTTTCAATTCCATTTACATGATTTTCAGCCAACCATGCAGTACCATATTTCTTACATCGCATTTTGGTTGACCATCTGCCATTCTTTTCACTATCAATAGTTCTATAATCAACAAATCCAACTATCGCATCATAAATTTCCATTAGTCTCTCCATTTGAAATTGCTATTTTATTGTGTGTTGTTAAATATTAAAAACACCATTTTATGGCTCAATCATAATTGTGTTAAATCCTTTTTCATCCCATACACAATAAGTATCAATGTCGCAATGATATTTTTCCATTAACCATTCACCAATTTCAAAAATATTATAATTATCTGGTGCTTCTACTTCTGTCGGTAAGCTTTTATTTCCAATCCATTCAATATTTATTGCTTTCATATTATTTTCATCTCCTTAATTAAACAATATTGCATAAATAAAAAATACAATAATTGCGGCTATAGCATAAGTTACAAGGTCATTGTTATTATTCTGATTCTGTCTTTGCCTTTCCATTTTCTTTTGCTTAATATAATCTTGTGTTTCGATATTAACACTCATGTTTAATCCTCCTTATATAAATCTTTAGCGCAATATGGACAATACAAAATAGAAATGAGCTTATCATTTTCATTATCTAAATGTAAGTGATGATACCAATTAGTATAAGCATCATTTATACTATATTCTTCTATACTAATATTGCCAACATTCTTCATGGCTTCGCATGTGTGATCTTTAACAAACTTAATTTTTTTCATAGTTAATCCTCCATTTCACTTTCCAGTTTAAAACCTAATCTTCTTAAATTTTCTCCAATTTCAAGTGATAATTTATCTTTACATTTTTTACACAAATGTTTATGCAAGATATAATACCCACTATCAATAAAATATTGTGATTCAAATTTTCCTAGTTCTTCATACCACCCGTCATCATATTCTAATGATTGACCTAAATATTTACCACATCCATCGCAATAAAAATTATGCTCTCTTTTTTCATAATATCTAGGTTTTGTTTTAACTTGTTTCATCTTTAATTCTCCTTTCTAAATTTCTTCAAAATATTCATTTAGTATATCATTATCAATTTCTATCCACTGACCACATTTAACATTTATTCTATATAAATGAATTGCTCCACCAATAACTCTAAATGTGTTTTTGTCATCATATTCCCATTTACTATTTTTTACAATTTTCATTTGTTTGTTTAATGAAAATCCATCAGCATCATATTTATCAATATAAAATTCTTTATTACATTTATAAATTTTAATCATTATTCCTCCTTATATTCTTCAATTTTATCACTAAACATGTTGCTAAATCCATTCTCAATTTCAGTTTCGATTCTCATTTTTCGTTTTCGATTTTGAATTTCCTTTTTCTTTTGAGATTGAGAATATAAATAGTCATTTACAAACTTAGATTCGATTTTGAATTTCATTTTTGATTTTTAATCCTCATTTCTTTGTGCTTGTTTGATTAAAGGTAAGATTGTTCCTATCCATTCTTTCTGATAAATTAAATCATATTCATGAACAAAGGCTTTATCTGTGAATCCACCTTGAATTTCATTTGTCCAATTTTGCCAATCATATTCCTTGCAATATTCATCATAAACTAAATCATATGCTCTATTAATAATTAGCTGTAAATAAAGCCAACGATTAATTCTCATTCTATCCGTTGCATACATTAAATAAGAACGAAACTCATCATAACATTCTTGATATGTTTCTTGCCGTAAAGAATCAAGATTAGCCCACATTTTAACCATATCATTCATATCCTGATTCTTTAAATATTTTTTACTTGCACATTTCCATAAATATTTAATGTGATTGATTGTTTTAGCATCCTTAATGATTTCATTAGATAGATTAAATTCATCCTTACAAAAATAATCACAAATCGTGTTCCAATACATATATCCTGTTTTCATTGTATTCTCCTTTCTTTTGCTTGTATTATAACACATTGACACAATAATGTCAATATATTCCCCCACATTTTTTAATTCCTATATTACCCTTGGGCGAATTTTCATATTCCATATTACCCAAAAATTTTCCCATTATCTGACAATTCGTGGGGGATTTTTGAAATATTCTGGCAATTTAATCAAATTGTGGCATTTTTTCAAACAATTCAAAATGCATACAAAAATAGCACTATTGGTTAAAATTGTCTGACAACTAAAATTTTGCATCTTAGCTGTTTAACCGCCAGTGCCATTGATTTATCAACGCTTTAAAGCCGATTCCTTATTATATCTTATTATATCATACTTTTTTTCATTTGTCAATAAAAAAAGAGGATTATTCTCTTTCTTTTTTTCTATTTAATATATAGTATCTTACCATATCCATATCCTTTGCCAGCACTTTTATTTGCCATTTTAAGCTACTTTTAATCATTCAATGATAAAATATACCACAACACACTTTTGTACGCTTAAAACGGCTTATACACGCTTACAGACCTATTCCAGTATTCTAATGTGCCACTGTAACACACTACAATGCCCCTAAAATCAATTTAAAGTTATTCAAGGCACAATTTACCACTAGACAATAAAACAAGCCTTAAAACGGAAAATATACGGTACTACTTCATGTAGTTTTCAATACTAGATTAGTTACAACTAACTAATGCTCTCGCTCCCCTATCCGATAGCTTCTTTTTTGTGTTGCCTTCCCTTTATCACAATTTTAATATAGCATATACTGGATAATTTGTCAAGAATAAAATAAAAAAGACTGATAAAAATATCAGCCTCTTTCTAACACATTACAACAACGATTTGCAAGTTCCTCCATCTGTTCTTTTGTAATATGCCGAAACTTCCAACACCAGTCTATTCTATTACATACCCATTCAATGCTTTTATCATGCCATGGTTTATAGTCCTCATATGATTTTAAAGCAATGTCAATTTCTCTGTAAAAATCTCTCTGTTTAGATTTTCTCATAGTAATTACTTTTCCCCTTCATTTGATAATTTAATTATAAATTATTTCAATACATTTGTCAAGACTAAAAATAAAAAAGGTTGATATTTTTTATCAACCTTTTAACCATTCTTCTTTATTTACAATTTTATCAAGCCACCATTCAATAGGCATTTCTCCGTTCTCGTGTTCTTCAAATACTTTTAACACAATTTCACTGGACTCTTGAAAATTATATCCTTTTTTCTGAATGATTTTAATTCCTTTTAACACATTGTTATAAGTTTTTCTTTTCATTTGTTTCTATCTCCCTATAAATGATTCTACCCACTTTTTCTCTGCGCTTGTCAATTCCATTTCTTTCTCAAATTGTTCTTTTCTGCTCTGTTCAATTTCTTCGACTTTGTTCGGCAGATTATTATACATTTTTGCATACTCCATAGCCTCTGTACGTTTCTTTGAAAAGCCACCAGACACGGGAATATAGTCAAAACCTTTTTGATGTGCGTAATATAAACCAGTCTTTTTGTCTTGTGATATAATATACTTTTTCATGTGCATTTCCTCTTTTCTTTATTTGATAATATTACTATACACCTTATGGAAACACTTGTCAATACTTTTTCTAAAACTTTTTAAATTTTTCATCACTTTAATGTGTTAAAGCGTAAATTGTACCTTCCCTGTTTGCGTCCTAAAGTGTCCACTCCATATCCTAAGTATATATTAGCATAATTTTATTTCGTTGTCAATACATTTTTACAAAAAAAATAAGGGAATTTTCATTCCCTTATTTTACAAAATAACATGGTATAACCATAATGCCATAACTTGCTATATTCTGATACATTGTATCATATTTTTCTTTTTCTTCTTCCGTATAATACTTATAACTATTCATGTTTCTAATTAGATAAACTGTACCATCTAATATATAACAGTTATCCATATCAATCTTTTTATTCCCCCAAACACCACTATTTCTTAACAATTTAAAATAATCAATCCGTTTATTAGTTTGTAAGTCTAAAAACCTTGTTAAACCTCTTACAAGCCCTTTGGTTTTCCCATTTTCATCTTTTACAGTAATGCTTCCTTTGCTTAATCTTACATACTGGTTTTTAATATCCATAATTTCCATTATGTTGTCCTCCTATACATTTTGTTTCCAGATTAAAACACTATTATAATAAATTTCTGCATCTTTTGTTTCTACAGTAAAATTTAATACTCTTTCAAATTTATAACTATAATGCAAAATATTGCCGTTTTCAATTAAATAATATGTATTTGCTTTCATATTGTTCCTCCATTCATTTGATAATACTAATATACACCATAATCACATATTTGTCAACAAAAATATTACACAAAAAATTTATATAAATTTTGTATAAAATACTATTGACTTTTATTAAAAAAAGGTTTACAATGAATAGGGGGAGTATGGAGTATTAAAAATAAATAAAGTTAGTTAAGACTAACCTATATATAAAATAAAAGCTGATACAGAAATTATACCAGCTTTTTATAAATTATAATGAAATCATCGTGTTCAATATAATTTCCAAGCCTCATTATATTCACATAATGTTTTTAATTCACCCCAAATCTGACTTGAAATTTCCTTAATTTCAGTATGCTTAGAAATATTTTCCCATACAATCTTTGTTTCTTCTGATGTGAAATCCTCTCTATAAATATCGTTAAACCATTTAATCAATACTTCATTTGTTCCATCTGGAAAAATAAATTTAACTTCCTTTATAAATACCTCTCTTTCATTTACTATAACCATTATATCATATTTACACTTAATTACAATATGCAAATTGCACAAAGTTTCAATACAATATTATACAAATTGCATAATGGTTAGTATTAACTAACAATACTATATATTTCCCCATTATTATTATAGCATATTAAAAAAAGGAATGTCAATAGTTTTTTGACATTCCTTTTGAATTTATCTAAAATAATATTCGTGTACCACTTCTTCTAAAGCATATCTTAAATCAATGTTTTCTCTATCTCCATGTTTGTCACACAATGTATCAAGAATATTTTTTATTTCTTCCATTTTGTCGGTAACTTGATTATAATATGATTCTGCCGTTTTAAGCTGTTTATTTAATTCATCAATGCGCTTTTTGTGATACTCTTTTTTAAGCTCAATTTCTTCAAAAATTTCATCAACCGTCAAATCATATCTATCTTCTAAACATGATTCGTGAATAATTCTTGAATCATCAATTTTTCTTTTAGAATATTTTACAAGCTGAGTGCAGTTAATTTCTTCCTTGTAAAATTTTCCTTCGCAACAAACAAAAACTTTAACCACTTTAGCAGGATAGAGACTATAAGACTCATTTTGAATAATTGCTTTTTCAAAATTTTTAGATAATACAGAAAAACTTGAACCATCTTTCTTGTACAATCTATTAACATTATTCCATGCTTGTAAAAGTATTTCATGCTCTTTTAATGTGCTAGTCAATTCCTTTTTAATATCTTCTAAAGTTTTCATTTTAAATACCTCCAATGTTTTTTGTTGATAAGTATATATTATCATATATTTCCAGTTATGTCAAATACTTTTTTCAAAAAATCACTTCCAAAGAAAAGCTAAATTTACTTAGTTTTTATATCTGATATTTTCTCTTTCTTTTATACTTTTAAGTTTCATATCCAATAATACATTTATCGCCTCCGTTATAGATCCATCCTCATCACTATCGAGACCTGAACTCAAAATGGTACTCATGGTATCACAAGCAATACTGATTGCTTTTTCCTGTTTTCTACTTAACCTCAATGACAATCTCCTTTCTTGCCTTGAAACTTAGATTTCAATTCTATTTACCAAGTCTTTAATTTCCTTTTCATACATTACTTTACCAATGTCTGTTACTGAACAATAAGGATTATCAAAATGATTATCAATTGCATTTAAGATTTTTGATTTATATTCTTTCATTTCTTTATTAACAATTGCTATAATCATTACATCTAAACTAGGATTATCCATATATTTACCCATAATAATATTCTCCTTTCAATTCACGAGCGAACTTAGATTTTATGGGCTTTTACATAATCCCAAGTCACAATTTCTGGTAGCTTATTACATTTAAAAATCACAACATTTTTGCACAATCGCCGGTTTAACTGATTTGCCTTGATTTTACACATCTTTAAATCGTTCCCAAAGTCGCTTATAATCCATGGCTCTGTTTCGGAAAATCCGTTACCATATTTATCATTATAAGCGATTGAATATATTTCATTCTTCATAGATACTCCTTTTTTCAAATACCTTACTTTATTTGATATAATTATAATACCACATTATTTATTGCTTGTCAACACTTATCATATAAAACATTTTTCAAAATGCAATTCATTGTTTCAATATCCAACAACTCTTGTGTATACATATCATATGAAATTTCTTTGCATAAAGTTTGCATAATAAAAGTAGGGAATCCCTGTTTAATACTATAATCATAATCTAACTTATATTCATACGCATTACAAGCTATTTCTTGTTCTGTATAAACGTTATTGTTGATCTCATTTAAACACTTAGAAATTTTATAAAAATCCTCATATTCTAATTTCATTTTAAACCTTCCTTTAAAAATTTTTTAAACTCTGCCATATGAAATTTACTAGCTTGTGTTAGATTATCATTACAAATATGGATTCTGCCATCATAATAGGCAATAGACTTGTTATAACTGTAAAGCCATATATATCCGGTTTGTAGGTCTTTAATCAGCACATTGTTTTTATAAGACCATAGTATTTCAATATTCAATTTTTAGTCCTCTCTTTCAATTTATATACTCATTATTGACTACAATAATATGATAGCATATATTATAGTCAATGTCAATATATAAATTTATTGGAATCTTAGTTTCAACGCTTTCTATATTTTGTCTCTATATAGGTTTCATAACCTTCTTCTACATTATAACTATGACTAAGCTGTTCATATTCTGTTACTTTCTGTTCGATTTCTTCTTCTGTAGCGTCATCATCTACATAAAATTCGTAATCATAAGTTCCCAATGCTCTTATACTAATATATCCTGACACTTTTTTCATTTTCATTTCCTCCAATCTTACTTTGAAATGCGAATTTAGTTAGCTATATAGCCAATTTGCATAATCTGAGTGTGCTTTATCAGTAACATGATCTGCCTGTTCTTTATCTAAAAAGAATAAGCAGTTCCAAAACATTGTTACTCGTTTTTGATTTTCTTTGTTGACAATGATTTCTTTTGTCCATTCTGTAAAATCTCCTGCTTCATAACAAATTGTCCCAATAGGAATTAAATTAACCTTATTCAAAATGTCATATCTTTCTTTCAGTGACATATTCTCTGTTGTAAAATCCATTTTTTATCCTCCTGCCTTTCACATGGAACACGCATTTATTACGACATTTTCTCAATCTTTTTCCAATCAATCTGTGCAAACATTTGATGGTTAAACTCTTCAAGTTCATCTGCCTTTTCACACTGTTCACAGTAATCATCCACATCATCAAAGTAGTCATCTTCTGTTTCCATATACCAATCTTCCCAGTCCTGAAAATTTTCATTCCATCTCTGAACTCCACCGCAATTACAATAATCAGGCTTAATTCTATTCTGTCTTTGATATGCATCATATGCTGCTAACATATCCATTACTTTTTTGCCTTCTTCAACTGTTTCTACAGGAACATAAAATGCTTCCTCTGTTGCACCTACTTGTGGAATCCACCATACTCTTAATTTATCCATTCTTTTTTACCTACCTTTCATTATGAAATATCCATTTCTTATTTACAATATTATATTATCATATATAATATATAATGTCAATACATTTTTAAAAGAAAATAAGAAATAAAATAAATGCTAAAATCGAAAATATTGCATGATATTCTTTTTTCTTTTTAATACTACCATTACCATAACTCCATGTTATAGTAAAATTAAACATTGATAAAAAAATTAAAATTGCAATCAAAATCTTCATTAAAATAAATCCTCCATATCAATATATTCTTTCACGTCTGCCAATGTCCCGTACTGTACTAACATATCTACATCCTCTTTAGCACAACCGTTAGCATATAACATTGCTACAATTTTAGATTTTAAATTTTTATCTAGTTTGCTGATTCTGCATCTCATACTCATTTTTCGTTTCCTCCTTTAACTCTAACTCCACAATAAATCTAATAGTTTTTCAATTTCTATATCATCAAACCTTACAATACTATTATATGGCATTGATTCTAATTTGTCAAGTAGTAATTCCAGCTCTTCATCATTATCGTTCATAAAAAGATAATCTTCTGCAAGACCTGAAAACATTAACATGCCATCAATTCTAACTTCAATCCTCATTTCTGCTTCCTCCATGTTTCATACTGGCTAGGTGTCATAATTGTATAGCCTCCATCTACTTTTACTGTTACATCGCTTGTTGAATACCATTGTGAATTTTTCTTTTCTTTGTTCGCTCTGTAACGTGTTTTAAAAATCACCATGCTTATTTCCTCCTTATGTATATACTATAACATATTATGATTTATATGTCAACATCTTTTTTATAATTTTATCATATTCTATTTTTTATCTCCTTATATCATATTTACTAATTGTACCCCAATTTGCAATCATGAATACAATTAGAATCATCATACAAGCAACTGAAATAATATATGGCATATAACTGTCACTGTCAAGCATACAAGCGGACAGAAGAAATAAAAAGAAAGTGGAATATATGATTGATTTTAGGATTTTGTTTTTTAATTTCAATTTTCGTTTTTGATTTTCGTTTCCAAAAATTAAATCTGGATTTTGAAATTCATTTTTGATTTTCGTTTTCATTTTTAGATTCTCCTTTTATTGTTTAATATAAATGAATCTCAAGTGTTCCATCGTTTTCTTGATAAACCATATAAATTTTCCTATTATATGTTTCTTTATCTTCTCGATATGGTTTTAACTCAACTCTCTTTTTGTTAAACCTATCAATTACACGATATTTCACTTGAATATTTAACACTGATAAAAATTCTTTTAATGTCATTTCTTTTACCTCCGTTTTCTTTACTATAACATAATTTAATTGTATTGTCAAATGTTATTTTACATATTTTTCATATAAGAAATTACAAATATGCTCAAATCTTTCTTCATTTAACATTCCCATCATATCATTGTTTTCACAACAAGTTCTGACATAATGTCTTATAAGCATCATGGGAGCTACCATATCTTTACTTAATCTTGACAATTCTTTAGGGAAAACATTTTCAACTTTTCTAATAATAATGCTTTCAATAACTGATAACGCCATAAAAAATACCTCTCTTTCGTTTGATATAATCACTTTACCACAATAAAAAACCATTGTCAATACCTTTTTCGGGGAAAATTTTAAAATCTTTATTACCCTTTTGAAATCTTCCTATTTATATAGATATAGATAGAATGTATTCTGGGGAAAATTTGAAATTGTATATTACCCGCGTGAAATTTTATGTCTCTTATTACCCAAATTTTAATACTTC